CCAGTAGAACGTGAAAAGGCCAATGCTTCAAAAGACAATTTCTTAAAGTCATTGATATTATTGGTCAGCCTCTGTGCACCCAAAGCCTTATAAGCCTGTATGACTTCATCACCCATCAATCCAAAAGCGGCTGCTGTTCGATATGCCTCTGCGGTGATCTGAATTTGAGAACCAAACACGCGATAATTAGCAGTGTTGAAATTGTCGGATGCCTTATTGGCAGCGCGGATAGCTTCGTATACATTGAACATTGTCAACATATAATTGGTAGTAGCTGTATTGATGTCTCTGATATTCTTCTTAATGCCATCCCACAGCTTCATCATATCAACAAGATTCTTGTTCTCATCCTGAACATGCTTCAGTTCTTGTTGGTGCTTAGCATTCTTTTGTTCCAGAGACTTATTTATTTCCGTCCAGACTTTAGAGGTCTGAGTCTTTAATAAATCGACTTCCTGCTGATTCAATTTGGAGATTTTGTCCGCTGCCGATGCACTGACCTTATTAACATTACTTATAGCTAGATGTGACTTATGCATTTCCCGCAATTGAGCGACTTGATGCGTCTGCGTCTCAACAAGGGCCTGCATTTCAACAACAGTATTAGACGTAGCCTTGCCAATTGATTCGACATTTTGTTGTAATTCTATAGCAGATCTGGCTGCTCCATTTAATTGAGAGGCATATTGATCCGCCTTTTCCAGATTAAGCTGGACAGAGATAGTTCTGGTTAATCTGCTTCCTGATGGTGGCACAAAACACCCGCTAGTTATTCTATTTATATTTATTACTGTCCGACTATCTTGGCTGCACTGTTATAGCTAAGTCTAGAAAGATAGAGTGATGTTCGCCATTGGCCTCTATTATATGAGTGCCTGAAACCCATCACAATCCATTGACCATGAATATAGAAAGGTAGCCCGGCAGCATCAATAAATTCGATAGTAACCGTATCAGCACCTAAACCAGTACCATCAAAAAATCCGCCCTGTCCAACAGTATGAATAACAAGCTTATTGACATCATATTGAGCATCTAAATACATCTGCCTGCCCTTGCCTGAAATATAATCACGATATTTCAGACCCAGGTCGCCAGCCGAATAAATTGGAGTGACCGGCTCTACATAAGTCCTCCCTATTTCTGGAGGATCAGACTCATTAGGCTTTGAAAAAGCACGATCGATAGGCACCTTGACATTAATTTTAGTAGAAGTCATCTTATCATCGACTTTAGTGTATCTTCCTTCACCATCAGTGATCTGATCAAGAAGCTGACCAGTAGTAATTGATATGCCAGAAGTATAGACTTCCGAAATCAATCTAGACCATGAATTCTTCTTAACAGCATCATAAGAAAAAATAGCGGTATCGCCTACATTTCCGGACGGCCACGAGAAAAATCCCCTGTCCGTCGATTTAATCTTGGACTGATCAACCACATTTAAAACATTCGGCGAGCCAGAACTAACAACTACTCTGCCCTTAATAGAAGAAACAGAAGATCCGAAATCAATCAGACGCATAATCAAATTCTTAGGCGATTGCCTGTTCAAGTACCAAACATTTTGGCGATTATCAATAGTGTCATCAACATTGACCACAATACCCGGAGCAAACTCAGTAGCAACCTGCCTGACCACATCGGATATAGAACCCCGATAGGCCTTACCACTAGCCGGATTGGCACAGAGATACCATGATGGCAGATCGATAGCAGTAAAAACAAAAGAAGCACGTTCAGAGCTATTTGCCGTATCAAACAAAGATGTCACAAAGAAATCAGTCCACGGCGTTTCATTTTCTACCATTGGCCTGACTGCTCTTAGCCTGCATCTGGCCTTAAACTTGCAGGCCATAGCTGATCTGAAATAGCCAGAATCCACATTCAATGATTTTAATATTTTATAACCGGGATCATCAATAGACACCTTTAATTTATACCCGTGATTCAGAAAAGAAGACCATTCCAAAGAAGTACATAAAATCCCAATATTACCTGTGTCTTTAGCACACCCATCTTCACCAAGAACCAAATCAATAGCCGAGTATGCCGAAACCGGCTTACTATTTGGCATATCTATCCCTCTATCGCATCTGCATTTGCAATTTGATCGCCTCAATCATATTTAGCTCAAGGATGGATTTCCTAAAATAATCTCTTATTCTGCCAAAAGACCATGGTTCTTCTAAATCAGTATACAATTCATTCCAGTCAGTAATATCACCGCCCTTTTTCGAAGGCATTTTCGGTGGCAGGACATACTGGACTCGAAAACCTTCAGAATTCAATATTTTATAGAATTTCACCATCGCACTGATGCCGGGCTTATCATTATCAAAAGCCAGTATGACACACCGACATTTATTGACCATCTTCAATTTCTTGATCTGCTTGGGGCTAATATCAGCACTACCAGTAGCCAAAGCTTGCCTTTCAATAGTCAAAGTATTAGAAATAGACTCAAATAAAGCCACAGGCAAATTCGGATCTACATTATCGAAATTATAAAGAAAATCGGCCTTGCCAACCTTACACTTCTCAGTATCTGGGTATTCGAAGAACTTATTTGCCGTCGATCTCTGCTGCCAATAGACCAGTTCGCCACCTTCATAGTAAGGAAATAGGACATTCAATCCGTTTACCATAATATTGTACTTCTCAATAAACTCCAGCCCAAATCCTCTCCTCTTGAGCCATCGAATGGCAATAGCATGAGCAGAATTTGTGCTGCTGGGATTTATCGCTTGAGCACTAGCAGGCAATTGAATAAGACTGGTATTCGCTTCGTCATCTATTATTTCCTCAGGCTTCCTTAGACTGAAGCCACGTTTCTGATCGAATTTGCCATACTTACCCAATAATTCAATGGCTTCTTTATAAGAACAGCGTTTAAAAAGCTGAACAAAATAAATGAATGAGGTATTGCCAGTAGTCCATTTAGAATCGCCTCGAAAATCCTTGCATTTGCCGGATCTTATAATAATATTGAATTTGCGTTTATTGCTGTCCGGATCGTCATCAAAAGGCGAATTTATCTTTAATATAGGGCCTACTTTAGACGAATTGGCTTCCTTGAAATTAGGGAAGTGTTCAGCGACGAACTTTCTAATCTGCGTTTCTGATGGAACGTACATATTCAACTAATACTGCTAGAAACAGCCAGCCCGATCAGTCTGCTTTATCGCCTTAGCCTGTTTTGCTTGATCTTTTTCTGCCTGTTTGATATCAAAAGCTTCTAAAAATTCAATAGGAATGTTGTACTCATTCATGAAATCTATCAGTGCTGCTCTAGAGACTCTTCTGAACTTCGAATTCGGCACACGATATCCTTTTAATATGCCAGTATCAATGCTTCTTATTATAGTCTGCTGGCTCAAATGAGTAGCCGCAGCAGCATCACCTGTAGAAAACGACAATTTCATATAGAATTTCTCCTAACACACCATACCTATAGATCAAATGGCTTTATATAATTATACTTCGCGTGTAGGAATCAATTCCTTGTGAGAATTCAAAAATTCGAGATACCTATCAATATTGACAACTTCCGGCAAGATAGCCACAATACTGTCTCTTGGTTTCAAAACAGTATCAAACGTCACTTCCACTACAGTATTAGTGAGGAAGTCTCTTCTATATACAGTATAATCAGTGTAATCTCTCAGATTCGCAGCCAACATCACACGAACAGTTTTGTATTTGAAACCGTAGAATAATTCACGCTGGGATCGAAAAGATGGAACTTGAACGCATTCACCACACGATGTTCTTTCTGTGCTGATAGCCACTAGTATATCTCCGGGAACATACGTCACATACAATAGTTCCTGATATATAGTTGTTAGCGATACAAACGGATCTGGATTGATATCGTCAATCGAGACATACAGATTGTCGCCAGTGCCGGTAGACATATTAAAAGATCGTGAAATTGAAATAAGACGAATTCTGCACAGTTCCATCAGGAAACTGAACAGCTATTCTGTACTTGTACGTACCGATCAAAAACTGAGATCCGTTCAAAAGCCACTTAAACACAAATGGATTCGTCCGATAATGACCCTGCCTAAGGCCAGTTATCATATCATCGCAATCTACCAGCAATTCCTCATTTCGAGTATAAATGCTAATAGTGGCCTTTAAACTCGGCAAGAAAGGAGCAAAGAAATTATAATCAAAATCATATAAAGGCATTGGCATGAAACCGACTTCTAGATATCTCTTGTCAGTCGTACCAAATTTCTGATTTAATGGTTCAAAAGCAAGCTGAAATGATAATAGGTTGTCTGCACAATGTAAATTATCCGGATATGCCCAGAACCTATGGCAGCATGAAAGCAACAGGCCAGTAAACTCGGCACTATCCAAATCACATGGATTAGTTCCGCCAGTCCCGCCAGTCCCACCACACGGATTGGTAGGAAAATAAGTCCAGACATCCAGATAGACAGCAGGAACTACAGCATCCGCAGGGACCAGAAACGGCATGTAGTATTTGCCAGTATCGGTCTGCACTATCGGATCTGGATAGGCATCGTCATCCGGTTCTGGGTTTGCTATAGGAATAGAAGCAACTAGATTCTCTGCTTGTACCTGATCACGATAGATATTGATTTCGCGAATAGCGTATGGATCATAGACCTCGCCACCGCTGTAAAAGACGGTGTCGAGTTTGACTATTTGACCAGCGCGAGCAGATATTCGAGAGTCCATATAGTATTTTCATCTATCAGCTTGGTTGTTCTCGTTTTGCCCTCTCATTTTCTTTTTCTAATTCTTTTTGTTCTCTCTCCAGCTGCCACAATCTTTCTTCTGCAGTCAGCATATTTTGTTCGAAAATAGACAACTTACAGTACCTCTTCAGCAGGAATTGCTCCTCCTGAAGATCATACCATCGCTTTTCTATCTCCTGAAGCCGGAGAAAATATTCGTAATCGGTTTCGTTAGGTTTTCTTAGGCCGAAAAAAGTATTCCGTGAAAGGCAACTCCACTGCGAAATCCTTATCGCATTTATCGCATTGAATGGTGACAGTAGTGTCAATACTAGGCATATATTGATCAAGGAAAGCTCTAATCACTTCAACATCAGAACTGTGCATCTGATCGACAATAGCCTTGACCTTTTCAGGATTATGGACACCACAGATCGAATAGATCGACTTGAGAGTCACATCATCAGAGATCTTGTCAAGCATCATTGCTCGATCATTTGTTTCGGCCTTCGGCTTACCGGCCCTGACTCTACCGCCGCCCCTGACCATGGATTTCTGCACTTTATACTCATGCAAGGAGTTGTACAGGTCACGACCACGCAAGAATGAGATACCAGCAGTTATCTCCCGACCCAGCCGCTCACTGTAGACCGGCAAGACCACATCATGAGGCTCTTTAATCTTAGGATCTGCATAAATCACTGTCTTGTGCAGATCAACCAAATTGAATTCGTAAACACCGCCCTGACCGCAATTGCCACATTCAGTGCTGAACTTATACATATTACCATGGGTCAGCCCTCTGATGTAATACATCAGATACATTCTGTCACCGATCAGCAAATCCAGCGGATCTGTCGGCACTGGAAAACGACAGCAATAGGCCAGCATCTGATCAATGGCCGTTCCATCCTGAGCCATATCCTGTCTAGTCATCAACTTTTCAACATTGCGACTCATCGCACGGACTTCACAAGACTGGATGCCATTCCAATCATAATAAAGTCCAAGACTAGGCAGCTTGACTTGAGAGTATGGAGTGACAGTGTCTTGACCAAGACTCAAAATCTCATCTAAGACACTATCGTCACTTGATCGATGAGGAATTTCTAAATCTAATGGAATTTCATTCACGATACGTGTATTATCGTTTGGCATTATCCGGCAAACTCCGCTTGTAATTCCTTGGTAGCCCAATCGTAAGTTACGACCGTCTCTACCAGATTGATCTCATTATCTACGTACGACAACTGACCAGCAGCTATTCTTGAAGGCCAACTATTATGTAAGATCCATAGATCGAATTTGGAATCAGTATAATCGTAGTGCTTTATTTGAGTTATCTTCTTATATGTCGCGGCTGGTTGGATGCCAGTCTCTTCATTCCAGATCCTGTCAGTCCAACCCTTAATGATATCTCGCAAACCAATAGTGTCATACCATACTATTCTGACATCATCAAATCCAGCAGATTGAGCATACTTGTATTCAAGAGACGCACCCTTGATAGAGCCTAACTTGAAAAACATCGTTGGTAGAGTACAATCCTTAGCATACACGACAGGAGTAAGGACACGCTGGCCCCTTATGACGACATGATCGCCAAATACCTGATTCAAGTGCCATGAATACTTAGTCTTTGGGCTTTCAGCGATGGGTGGGCCAATTCCGATATTACGAACTGCAAATCCGGGCATTATCTTACTCCCGATGGAGTAACGGGATTGTCAGTCTTACACTCCGGATCGGTAGCCGGGAAGGTGGCATCCAGATCCTCTTCAATCAATTTCATATACCTTATGACCAAAACAAGCTCAGCTATATTATTGTCCTCATAGCTAGCTATAGATCCTGATCTTTCAACAATGAACGCACCAGCCATAGTATATCTATAAGTCGGCTCCCCAAACCCATTCGTTTCTTCTAATATGACATCAGCTCTATTAGCTGAATTATCAAGAGTCTGTGATCTACTAATATCATATACCTTATTATTAAACCACTCTTTGATTTCTCGCAGTGTCTGCCCGGCATGGCTATAGAACGTCAATGTCATCGGCTCATAGGATATCTTGCCCGGATATGATATCTCTTCAGAACGATGATGCATTTCAAATGGTCTAATCTTTATAGAAGGCCTAGTAACTGACTTGATATGCGATCTGGATATCTTTATATTGCCAAAGGAAACATTAAACCTATAATTTCTATCTGTCTCTACCACATTACTTGGTAGTTCAGCATCCTGTGGCCATGGTCCTACAACATTGAATCCCGGCACTTCAAATTCCTTTAAGCATACTTAAATGGCGACGAAATAAATTCGTCGCCATTTAAGTAATTTAGAAATTAATTGCTGGAATCGAACATCCGGAAGTAGTACCGAGAACCTGAGCGTTATTCTGGCAATCACGGACAGCACGATCAATAGACATCTTGGCCTTCAATAAAGCAATCTGATTCTGTTCATAATCAAGACCGCCCCAATCAACATCTTCAGGCCAGCAACCATACATGGTCCAAAGCTCGCTGATGGTATTCATACCAGTCAGCATGACTAGTTCGGCGTTCTTCTTGTACGTTGACGGATGGCCAACATTGGCTGTTCGCTGATCCGAAACAGTTTCAAACCAATAATAAATACCCTTGGAAATATCAGGGTTCTGCTCAATGTCATACCAAGTCATTTCAATCGGATCGACTTCAGTCTGACCAGCGAATCGAGCACGTTCCTGATTATGATGCATCTTAATTGGCTCATACTTCAGGTGTGGTCTGGAAGTAGAACGTAAGTGCAGAAGTTCCTGTCGAGAAAAAGTGCCAGCGCCACGGCCAAGGGTGCGAAAGACCCAGCGATATGTACGCCTTGATTCGACAGTATTAGATGGTTGGCCAGCCAAACCTAGTCCGCTCACATTGAATCCGGGCATGAACAATTCTCCACTAGTGTAATGAACAATTATTTATTAATTGTCCACCATGGCCTTACACCATTATCCAAACTATCTTTACTTGCGTGGCATATATACAAAACACAATTTTGGACCGCCCCATTGTTTCATGAATTTATGTTCTATAGCATATTCAGCCTCAGTCTTTTTCAACGATACAGCATGACGATAAAGAGTCCTTTTGTGCATTTCGTAACCATCCTCATCAATATACCAATAATCAGATTCTGCTTCATGGTGTAACTCAAAATTTGACGCTTTATAGATCGTCCCATCGTGTCCTAATGTCTTATCAGAAAAAGCGACCACAGGAACTTCAAAACTTTTGATGGTTCTAGAAATAAGCCAACTTGAGAAATTTTTCTTGTGATATGATGGGTGGATGCACATTCTGGCTAATTCTATCACTTTTTCCACTCCAATAGCAGAAGCAATATTCTGTCTAACAGGGTGAGCATAAGTTATAACGGCAATAAGTTTATTTTCAATATATGCTCCGAAATGTGTCCCACCTTTACCTCCCTTTAAATAGTGATAATTCCTAAGAAAAACATTGGCAATACCAAAATCAATTGGCCTCACCGTCACTGACTTAAAATCAAAATCGTGTACTTGTAATTCAATTCCTAGTTTGATTTTTAATCGATCTAATACTCTACCATTGGCGATAAACTCATGCTCCCATACATACATGATTTCATATTCTGGATGATATCGGTCGATATAAGTGAATTTCGATCTGTCATTTCTTGCATTTTTAGCTAGATTATGCCAATATTCTCCATGGCATTCAATCAATAAACTCTTTGACATTTTCCCACGCTTTGGAATCAAGCAATCAAAGACATAACATCCGACAACTGTACCCTCACCTTCTTTAATATATTCAACGTTAAGATCGTCAAGATAATCATATAATGCAGACTGTAAACTGCTAATCCTCGGCTGCTTTTCAATAACAGCCGCAATTTTCTTTCTATAGTCGTCATTTTGCCATCTACGTTTTAACCCATCTTTTACTTTCCTTTTCACATCTGGTCTAGCCATAGCTGCCTCTACACCAGCCGAAACAGCATTCCTAAATTCCTGACTCTCCCACTGCCTTTTAGCTCTATCGCTAGCTTCTTTTCTCATCTCTCGTGACTGTGGTGCGATTTTAGAAATTTCAACTACCTTAGACCTAAATTCAGGATTCTGCCATAATTCACGAGTTCTCTGTCTTGCCGCTTCTGTCTGTTCTGCCGTTCGAATGTATTTTCCATTTTCACGTGCCTCATTTATAGCACACTGATGGCACCAAAACGCGCCTTTCTTATTCATACTAGATGTATGATTGTCACGCCGTGTCGTACTTTCCTTCCTGCACTTATCACAATAGACAGCAACTTTCATTTTTGACTTTGTAGTCAATTCATCGGTATTGAATAGTAGATATGTCCTTGCCCAATCGATAGCCATCTTATCTCAATACGCACATTTGGTGTCCGGATAATCATTATCCGGACACCAAAACTCTTTATTTCAGAATCACATCCTCTGTAGCGACTCTCTTACCAGTAAACTGATCATTGAAGATAGTGGTCACTGGAGTGGTCTTTGTCTCTGTGACATACTTCAAGTAGTACTCCTTTATAAACGTCTTACCCCATGCAGGCAAGTTCCTAATCTTCTTATATGGCTCAAATGCTATTTCTATCTCTGCCGGAGTCCGCTCTCGCGTCACCTGAACAGGAACATCAATAGTCATTCGATAACCAGTTTCCGGCATCGGTGAAAGCTGGCCGGTCGGCGCAAATCTCTGCAACATAGCCAAAGCCGTAGCCTCGCTCGGTTCTTTTAGCACCATGTCGCTTAAGCCGGTGCGACCACTGAACAATGGTTCAAATGTCCGATAATTATGATTGATGACTACACAAGGCTGCGTTCCGGGATCAGGCTGCACTCTCGTACCACTGATCGCCCAAGTCGATTTTATATTATGAATCGTAGTCCCGGCAAATAATCCGAGCACAGGTCGAACGCCTCTCGTATTGAGCTTACCACCATTCATTTTCAATGCTACAGGAACGCCGTTCGATTCGATGAATCGAACGAATCCAGCATCATTCCATATGTCATTTATATCCAGATCGGCACCATATCCAGAACAACGGAAAATAACTCCGCGTTGGCCAGTGAGAAGCATCTGTGATCTAATGTATGAATCAACAAATAGACCATTGAACCAACGAATCGGATTAGGGTTGTTGATGTAAAACACACTGCCCCTAGGATCAGGTGCATTACTGTTTGCATACATTTCTTCGGCTCGAAGGTTTGCCGACTGATTCCCTCCGAACATAACCCCTATGCCACCACTGGCACTACAGAACTGATAGAATTGCTCCGAAGGATGATGGCTAGGAGCACAATCATGATCAATGCGGATGCCACATGTCACACGGCTCCCTAACATAGGAGCCTCAAAACTGCATTTATAGAACCGATTGCCAAAACATTGCCCACCTGAATAATCAGAATAGGCTAAGGCATCGCCACCTTTGGCAGTGATTTTGGCCACTGACCATTGGCTTTTATGATTATGAATCAACAAAACAGGCCAAGAGACTTGACCTTCTAAGCTTGGTGCTTGTTCAATATACCATGCGTCACCATTACCTGCTCTAATATTGCGTTCGAATTTCTGGTCGCCAACACCACCAGTAGTGCCAGAATCTCCATTGCCCCATTCGTCTATGACGGGACAATGAACTACAAACTTTTCGCCAGCCTTCAGAACCACATCGCCGTATAGAGTGCGTATGATCTGCGGTTGGCCATTTGCATCTATTTTGACGTGTGTAGGATTATAGTTCTTGACAACAACCAGTTCCACAATCGGAGGCTGCGCTACACCGTCCTTAGGAGGGACAGGAGTCGTCTTCAGCTCATAGGTATCAGGCAATCGGAAGTAATCAAGTAAAACGTCCCTGTCTTTTACAGGATCTCCACGAAGCAACCTGTGCAATTTAGTCAATCTGCTTTGTGGATTCGCTACTGGCGTGTGGACAGGAGCGTTATCAACATATCTCAACATAAGACATTGGCGTTTCCAGATAGGCCACAGCCAATCGTCGGGCTTATCAGGTGTACCATAGCACTCGGCATCCGGCAAACGTCTCCATTCACCCCATATTGGCGGATCGGTGCCAGAAGCCGGTTTCAACATTTCACGACGATAAAAATGCAAACCAAGCGTACCCTGAGGATGATACTCATGAATAACACATCGAATCCATGAAGCCTCAGCAGGAAATGTCCCATCGGGCAAGGGCGATGGAGTGTAAGTATATGGTGGCGAAAGGTCGGTCTCGCCCGTCTCGGCCTTCCGGCAGTAGGCCAACTGGTAGGTCTTGTTAGGAATAGATGCTGCTACGACTATGGGTGGTTTCGAAACAGTCGCATATCGTCCCTTCTTACCAAACCGCTCAACAGTATAAGAACTCCACGCATCTTCTGTCAACTGTTCAAGGTAAGGCGAATGAGATGAAGTAGGAGCCAAAGTGTTTTTGTAATAGCTACCACCCCAACCTGTGTACAAATAAGCTATGCGTCCCGGTTTATATGGGTTATATTCCCAATCGTCTTTAGCCTCTATGCTAACGATTTCCAATTGCCACGCGATTCCGCTGGCATCTTCAACAACAGGCTGGTTCCATGAACCACCCCATAACCTCCAGCCACTTTTTACTGTTAATTCTGCAAACTCACTCCATTCACCTATCCCTCCATCACTGTCAACAATGGCATTACGCACCCTAATCACACCGGCTGGTGTTGGACGCTGATATGGGTATTTCCATGTGTAATCCGAATTTTGAGCAAATCCAGTCTGATAGACGGCTGGTGCTGTTTTTGGTGCAGGAACTGTAGACCAGTATTCCGTCTGTGCGAATACAGGAAGCATACTTAATAGCATAGCTACTACAGACAAGGCGTATCGCATGATCTCTCCTATCAACAACAATCGAACATATATATTTTTATTAAACAATCTTACATAGCATTTGAGCCATTTGACAACAACATTAAAGCTGTTATCAAATGGCTCAAATATCAAACAGACCGATATTATCTTAATTCATTCTTCACTCTCGGCGAACTAGCGATAACTGGATCAATAGAAGCACGATTATCACTGACACTCGTGCTATTGCGCCTGAGTCTAATGGGAGTCCAGCTTATAATATTGTCATCACCATTCCTGAAACCATACCATTCACCACGAGCAACCGCAGATGCTCCCAAAGCATCATCCTTATGGCATCTGATACAGGAAGCCATAGTGGTAGGAATAGCAGACCTGTCGTATCCAGCAGGATAGATCTGCTCAGGATCATCAGTCACCGGAGCAAAAGAATGTGTCCCATCATCAAAAGTCAACCAAGCCGAATTTTTGATTGATTTGAATGGGGTGTTTCTGATCATGGTCGCCACCGTCTTGGCTGGCAACTTATCTAGCTTAACGACTCGGCCAGTAGATTTGAAGACTTGCCACGGATATCGAGGAAAATCGAATACTAGCTTGCTGCGCTGATACTCTGATCGATTGGACAGTCGAGCCAGCAATCCGGGCTGTGGCTGATGGTACCTCGACACGGCAGCGACATAATCCTCTGGAGTAGGAAAAGGAGCATAGGCATTCATAGACCAGTGCTTATGACCGATACCGTCAGAGATTTTAGACCACACTCTGATCTCGCATGCTATGATCTCGCCATCAATCTTGTTGCAGATTGCTTCCAGAAACTGCATGCCTACAGGAAACTTATGTCGAACAAAATAAGGCACATACTCACTTAGAACTGATTCTTCAATATAGGTCGATGGAATACTAGTGGCGTAAACTTGAATATCACCTGTGTCCGGCCAGACCATATAATGGCAGACTATATGGTCCTCTTTGGTGCCAGCGGTATGCCGCCACTGTCGATCAAGAGTCATAGAGCCAACTTGGGCAACCCTGTTATTAGGATCGTCCTTACCAGCAGACATATTGTAGTCGCCATCCATCACATCACCAAGAGTCTGTTGGGATACTCTTGGAAGAACAGTGTGATTATAAGGAATCATAGGCCGATTCAAAATCTCTCTCAGTTCTAAATCAGTAGTCAGGACTGGTAAGACGGCCAACCATTTATCCTCTTCCTCGACACTCATATATCTAATATTGGGATCGACATATCCTGCTGGTGCAGCAGGTCGTCTATATTTCAAAGTACGAACTAATTTATCTGGCGTTTCGCCATCGATCACTCTGACTGGCTCTGGTTTTATGAGATCGGCTGGGCTAACATCGTCTGGCATACATAGGAGCAACAACAAAGCAAGCATTGTACGTTCCTCTTGAACAAAGAATCGATCCATCCTGATGGGCCGTTCAGGATCTTCGTAATACTATATATTATATTAACCAAAATAAAGTCACCGGACCAACTCGCTAGATTGCAATTAATAGTATTGTCTACGGTAGTACGTTCATACACATCGAACCACTGGAATAGGCAATGATCAGAAAGTGCAGAGTCGTAACTGGTTTCAAACGCTCATCGTCATCATACGTCGCAGGCGATATTGTTTATTTAGTCCTTGAAAGCTACGATGATGAACTCGGCATAGAAGACTCGCGCTGGGGCATGTTGAACGTTGATTACGAAAACTACTATTACAAAGATGGCAAATTCGACCATCCCATTGAAACTATCGCTGACTTTGACACCGTAGATGAAGCCATCAATCATGTGCAAACCAATGCACCCAAAGACCCTGAAATCAGCTTAAAACAAGCCTCAATCCAGAACCTTCTCGCTTCTGCCTCAGCAGAAACCAAACAAGCAAGCTCAACAGATATCGTCAATGCAGCCAAAGACTTTAAGCTCGAAGCCGCCAAAATGACGGCCAATGCCTTATCCTATAGCATACAGGCAAAACGATACGTTGAGAACATTAAAAAATTATACTCACTCAAGGCAAAAGAACTGGCTAGAGAACTGGCTCTCAAAGCCAAAAACATGAGTGAAGAAATTGAACAGAAAATGAAAGACACGGGTACTATGCTCGCCAAAGCAGAGGAAGCTCTATGGACAGTCAACCTCTATCTTGGTGTCAACCAGCAGACTACTGTCATTCGTGATGGCGTTCATGCACCAGCTGATGTAAAGCTTCATCTACGTCAAAGAGTTCTGGCGATGGATGAAGAAGCAGCAGAAGAGTTCTATTCCATGCCAGACAGTATAGATTGTGAAAACCTGCACAAATTTGACAAATGGCTACTAGACAATCCAGCGGCTGTCCAAAAACTCATTCCTGAACAGAAAGGCATAGTGGGCCTGTGCATTCGCAAATCATTTAAAGAATATAAAGATTCAGATTCATATACAGCCGCCCAAAAGAATGAAAAGAATCTCAGAACCAGTTTCCTATTAATCAAGAATGGTGACGCTCTTTATCGCATCTATGCCGACATTCATTTTGGCGGCAAAATGTTTCCTACTCCAGACGATTTCGAAAAAAACCTCAGTAAACGAATCTATGACAAAGAAAGGAATCGCTGGACTTCCGAACCATTAGACCCAAAATCAAAAGAATTCGCCGATGCTATGGAAAAAGCCAATGGTAATACTAAACACTATATGCGTATTCTGCTCGTCTTGCAGGGACTCTTTGATCGCACAGAAGTATTCCGTCCATTCAAGGGCGACCACATCAACATCTGCAGCTATGTCGACTTCGACGAACATATAACATTAATTGATGACGCTAATGCCAACAAGCTACTTGAAGAAGATAAGCTTCCTTATAACACTTGGCTGGCCAAGGTCAACTCAGCATTAGATGTCGGCCATCGTATCTGTGGTTATTTCAATGGAGTCAGCCGATATAGTAGAAATCGCGAAGACAACCAGATATATCCACCAAGTGCAGAAGCTCCATCCAATGATAATATCTATCTGCTCACCAAAACAGACTACGCCAAAGAACCGAAATTTTTCTTTACTTATGACAGAATAGAAGAAAACTATTACGAAGCTTCATGGGGAAGCCAGAGACGAAGAGAAGGCTATAAATATGAAAAACGCAGACCAAAAGCAAAAGCTCGCTGTACAGTAGAACGCTCTGACTGGTTCATCATTGATGTTGATAACTGCGAAATTGCAGATATTCAGTATTACCTGAGAAGCCGAAAGGAAAGAAATAATAACAGGTATAACCAGATGATACCAGTCATGCAGAAGGTGCTCAAGATACGCCTAGAAGAGCAGCAGGACGAAAAGCCATTCAGAACACTACTGGTAGCAGAAATCGCCAAGAAATACAAAGTCAATCCAGAAAAAGTCGAAAAAGAAATCGACCAATTGATCAAATGGTGGAAACTGAAAAATAAGACCCATCGTGCCCTGTTATCAGATGATTCTAAGGCCTATAGAATGATCATAAGCGAATACAAACAATTACTAAAACGCCAAGACACTTCTATAAATCATGATGCAATTGAAACAATCAAGAAGGAATTGAAGAAGGAAGCCCTGCTTATTGCTAAAAAAGGCCAGCACGACATTTACGTGACCTATGAAATCTGTCACCCATGGAGTTCTGTCCTAGTAGACGAAAAGGAATGGACAGTCGATGCCGGTATCGCCTCTCTGGCCAAAGACAAAAAAGAAACCGTGGTAGACAATCGCCATATCAGATGGCTCATTTCTTATGAAAGCCCAAAATGGGCTGACTGGCCGCGAAACGCCAACTATTATAAACTTGTCACTCAAGACCACATCGACGAAATAGATCGACAATTAAGAGAGCGAAGTAAATACCCTGACTCTATCGTTGTCTATGAAGATGGTATGCATGCCTCTGCTTGGTATGTCGAGATAAGCGGCAAAATCAAATTCGATAGAAACAAAAATCCGCTCTGCCAATCACTGTCCGAACCACAAATCAAAAAAGCAGACGCACACAACATAGGCCGAAATAATAACGGCATCACCTGCACACTAAGCAAATATCCAAGCACATACGTCTCCAGACGGAACGAGGGAGTCTGTGCGATCAAATATGACACCAAAATATTCGATAAAATGATGAAGATCTACAAAAAGAATCAGGCAGAATTAGTTGCTGCCCAAAAAGCAATTACCAACAGATATAGCTATATCATCGACCATATAATCCATATAGCCAAAGAGCAGGCCATGATCGCTAGAAGAACCAGATTCGACACTGAATACGGCGGCATCTGGAACGAAGACCTGTGGAATGAATGGATCAAAAATCGACCCGTACACTCCATGAACAGAAGAGATGATGAATTCACTACTCTTCGAAACTTCCTAAACATGGCATCACTTAGAAATATCGACATTGTCGGAATGAAATTAAACCATTTCATCAAAAAGATGATCAAACTATTCAGAATAAAGAACAACAATCCCACAGAAGAAATGCATCGCAACTCGGAATGCAAACACTGCATCAGGCTCGACAAGATTCTAAAAATGGTAGATGGAGATTCACGGTTTGCTTCATGCAGCAGATTCGAAAAGGACTGCGCTAAATTGTTAAAGAAAGTCCAAGACTTGGATATTACTATCCCACCAGCCCCAGAAACGCCAGAAGAGGACGATTAAGTCCTCTTCTGGGTCAGGAAATACCTTTCTGACTAGGCTGCTAGGCCAGTGATAAAGTTTCCGGCGATCAGAGCTTCTGCGATGCTGAAGCTTGCATCACTTCTGACGATACCGACTGTGACTGCGATGAATTCCGCTGGGCTGGATGGGGCAACCAGAATTGCCACATTCAGAATATTCTGTGCAATGGAATCCGGCGTATTATTGGTATTATCGCAGATAATCTTATATCCACGAACACCACGCTTGGCCAGAACATTGCCTACCAGAGGATCAAGCACAGAAATCACCTGAGCGAACAACACCTCATCAATCGGCTCAAACAGGAACTGCCGAAGCGACTGAGTGGAATTCTTCTTCAAGTAAGATACCAGCATTCTCGTGCTGATTCGATTCAGCAGCGTATCTGCTCGCTGAAGAGTCTTATTGCCGTAGACCACAGTGCCGATGTTAGGGAACTTGACAATAGCATTAACTGCATTCTCATTCCCGTACATCAAGTCTCGTTCGCCAGCGGTCGGATTGAATTCGACATCCAATGCCGTGAGCAGGCGACCACGGTTCAGACCGGCTGGAGCAAACCATAGTTCCGTGGTACGAGCGGTTCTGGCAAAGACCGAAGACACCGGGCCTGATGGTGGAATCCAGATCTCGATGCGGTTGAACTGATCGAAGACCTTGACCCAAGTACCATACAGAGCACCGTATGACGAATTGATGGCCGAGGACAGCGAGCTAGTAAGAATGCCATTGTGCCAATCGACCACTTCGGAAGGTCGAAGACCAAATGGTGGATCGACCAGATAAATGGTATCTCCACGTGTCTCGCACAGCTGCAAGGCCTGACCAATCACCGATCCAGAACTGAAACCGGGAGTGGCCAACAAATTGATGTCGTATGTTTCGCTATTCTGGAAAGCGAAAATGCCGGTTCCATTGGCGGAATTCCCAATGACAGCGGCATCAAGCAAGCTTGAGTATGCCGAATCGGTTGGGATGCCATTAGCAGTACCAGCAAAGACACGTCCATTGAATGTCGAAGGCTGTCTGACTTCGTAATCAGCAGCATTCACATCGAACTCAAGGTAATCAGGACGTGGTTCCCAATTGACAAATGGATTGCCAGCAGCACCAGCCAAAGCCTGACCCGGATTGAGCACATTGCCGATATATCGGTCGCTGGTCTTGTCAAAGGTCACATCCCTAATGGAACTGATCGTAACACCAGACTGATCCCTGATGGTAATCTGGTAACGCCCAGATGGACTGCCCAGACCACCAGTGTAGAGATCAAGCGATACTGTATACTGATCAACCCAAGTACCAGCCGATGGAGCAACCAACCAGCCCACAATACTGTTGTAGTAGTCAGAATCGGCATTACAGGCAGCACTCAGCGGATCATCGCTGCAAGATTCTGGGATAGCAGGATCGGCAATGCTACCAGCTGGCAAGCTGACTCTCGAATCAAAGAATCCGCGATAGCTCAGTTGGTATGGTGCGTTGATTCCAAGAGTCTGGGCCAATTTCATAGTCTTAAGATTGGTGAAATCAGCCATCATCTTGAGAGTGTACAGCATGTAATCGGTGGTGACGATGAAGACCACATGCTCATTGCCATCTGTTCCGGTGATAGTTATAACATCGTAAACGTTGTTACCGCTGATCACACCAGATGGGTCAAAGAGGGCAGCGACTTGACTAGCAGTGAAGTTTGTTCCTGTCGCCACAGAGAATGAGACGGACAAGGTTTCAGTGGAACCCACTACCTTCATGACTAGCTTGTTGTTGCCAGAATTGATGTTGAATGGCTCTTCATCAGTACCAATCAGATAGCTTCTGGGAATATCAAACTTGTACTGATCAACGCCCACTGAGGTGGCAAATGCTTCAGAACCGAGTAGCTGAATCCATCGACCAACTAAATTGGTCGTAATCTGTGGAATGGTGTCACCATCCACAGTGTATTCAATGGCTGCATAGTCTTCAGAAGCCACTAGGGCATTGATAGCTGCCACGAATGTTGCATTTGTAGTATAGGTTGCCGATGGCATCTGATAGGACGCTCCAGCAACACCTTCTACAGAGAATTGGAATGTGCGGTTGTCCGGGGTTGCGTTCCAAGTGAACGTGTCATTAATATCAAGTCGGCCAGAATTGACAGTAATCTGAATGCTAACGCCTTCCTCAACCGCAATAACCTGACTGACATCAGTATGAAGAGGGTCGGCTAAGATACCGGATGTGACTATTTCACCATCACTCGACCTAACTATCTCGTAAGTCGCACCGGCCATGGCTTCAGCACTGGACAGATTCGGTTCGCCAGTGATGATGAGGGTATAGCTCTCAAAGATAGAGCCAGTATAAGTACCTGTTAGAACGGCAGCTGCATTCGTCGCCCCGTCAGTGGAACTCAAATCAGCATCAGAGTATTCTGGTGTAGAGAGCGCTGCCGCCTGAAAGGTGATCGGGTTTTCAGCAGTGATGTTGCGTAATGCGATTCGACCTTTATCGATACCAGTGAAGACTGGAATTCTTCCCCAGCCTTCGACCTTTGCACCGGACTGGTCAACACAAATCGCATCCAGTTCCGCATCTTGGCCGTCTTCGCATTCAACGCCAACACGGACTGCATAACATTGATTGCCTTCTTGGAAATATTCCAAAATGGCATACATCATATATGCTTCAGGAATCGGTTCGCCAAAAGTGTCGATTGCTTGTTTAGCTGAAGTGAGTAAAACCGGAGTATTGAACGGACCTTTTTGAGCAGTGCCGACAAATGCGATGCGCAATGCACCGGCCACTGATGGCAGTGGGCTAAGGTCTTGCTCAAAAAGGTAAACACCCGGCGACAGGAAAATTGAAGACATTTGATCACCCTGCTGTCATGAAACTACTACAAATTTGCCTAAAGCAGGGTGATAGACATAAAAGCTATTTGGATGCCACAAGCAACAAAAACCCTTTCATCAACAAGTTATTAATCTGATTGATATTAAGATACTTAGTGGGAATGGTCATTGTCTTATTGGCCATCAAATGAGCTTGTTGTTGCTGGTAGAAATCAGCTCCAACATCGGACAATTGCAGCGAAATAAGTTGTCCAGATTTATTGTAGACGGTAACTTCTTCCTGTTCATCGATTTTCCGAATCATCTTAGCCCCATGCGTTCTGCTGCAATAATGTAGTGCCGTCTGCAGCCTCTATTTGTCTGTTGATGGCCAAAGTAGTAGGCACTGACCTCTCTGGCAGAGGAAGCCAAGCTTCCACAGACATCTTATATACAGTTACAACAAATGATTTAGCTCCATCATCAACTCTCTGCTCAGTTTGAGTGTCAGAGCCAGAATAATTGGCACGAGCAACCCATTGAGAGTAAGCACTATTGACAACAAATTCGGCAATACCAGACTGAAATCGACGCATGATCGAAGTCATACAATGGCCTTCATCGGTCTTCGATTCAGTCATCACAGACAAGCTATAAGTCACATTGATCGGAGTGGGCTTATACACCATGGATACAGAAGATCCTGATCGATTATTATATCGATAGGCCATAGGATGGTATGGAGGAGCATACCTAGTCCGGTCATAGTCGAACCCGCCACGAATAATAGCTCCGACCGGAATAGTAGCACGACCATCCAGCAACTCATCACGCCAAATCGCTAGAGCACGCTGAGGATTAGCAATCCTGATCCTCAGCATCCGATATCCGTCCTTATAAGGGACTCTAATGCCAGAAAAGAACATCTTCATCGATTCTTCCAGCGGTCTTAGAGCAGGCTCCGTAAAATCATGAATATCAGAAGGAGCAGTCCACATTTGATTGCCGGTCAATATATCAGTCTGACCGGGCTTAGGCATCGAAATACTGCCAATAACTGGCGTATTAAGATCAGACAACTGAGTCAGACCTATTGGGTGATTCGGCGTTGGCATAGTAGATATGCCGTTATTAAATTGTGTAACAGAGTTATTGAAATCATGAATCATTTTCCGCCTCCAATAAATTCAAAACATCATTGGAAACCATTTCAGCTAAGGCTAGAGAATCTTCATTGTCAGCAGAAATCTCTAGATCAATCCCATATCGCCCTTCCTGCTGACAATTAATTCCGCATTTTACACGTACAGAATTCCTATGATCGCCGAGTCTCAACATAATGAGTTCTTCAATTCGGCATACGACATCATCAGTCAAATCACCGTAAACAGTGTTGACATCGCTACCGATAGCAGCTATTAACTCATTCGCGTTCATGATCACCAATACTAATAGTCTCTCGTTTCTCCGGTCGAATGGCTGGATCGCCAGTTATATTAATTACTGTGCATTTCCACCATACATAGTGATTCATATAAACAAGATGCGGAGAAGAAGAGGTGACCTCAAAGTTCCTGATCTTTACGGGTTTGACGAAATTCAATGGAAGCTTAAATACGTCGCCCATTCTGATCATTCTCTCACCAAACACCTCAAGAAGTTCCTGATATGAGAAGAACACATCAAAAGACACCTTCGCATCCGGACCCCATGTCTCACTAGAAACAGCTATAGTCGGTACATTGTAGACCGCCTTGATCGGGATAGGTGCATAAAAAGTCGGGTTCTGATCTTCTTGATAAACATGGTCAATGTCGTTATTGTCAGTGCGACTGAAAACCTGAATCTCAGCACCGCTGATTCTCACTACTTCCTTACTGACACAGCCGACCATATCAATATCGGGCGAATTTTCATTCTGCTGTGATATTATCGAGTACTTCTGTTGTATATCAGTCCTATAATCAACCAATGATCTTGGTAAAATAGCAGCGACATCAGGGTTTGTAGTTTGACCGGCGAATTCATGGAGCATATATTATATTAATTGACAGAAAATATGGAACTAGGGTCAGTGATATATGGACTGCTTGGACGTTTCGCACCGGTTGCACAATAATTATCATAAGCGGGATCGTAATTGACAACCCGACAGCTATCATAATCGGGCGCAAGATCATCAGGAATCGCCGCCAAATCACGTAATATCTTGTACCAGTCAGTTGGGTTTAGACAACACAAACCAGCATACGATTCAGGAAGCTGTAAAAACCTGTTGGTCGGAATTCCGGTACCATTGGACAACCTGACTACTTTGCTACCGGGAATGGCAGCAAGAACCTTCTTTACACTCAAGGTTGGAACAGTACAACCTTGCATGTCGTTAGCATTATAAGTAGTAGAAGTGACAGAAGTAGCAAATTCACAGCCGGGAATGATAATAGTATCATTGGCTAGAATGGAAATCTTCAAAGAATAAGTCGCATCATTGGGCATTATGACTACTCTTCGTTAGTAGATGATAAACTGCATTGGCTCGCCTTGATTTATAGCCCTTGTTACGAGATCGGCCTTCATCGCTATGGCTTCCTGCATCAGCTGGTCACCATCCAATGAAATATTGCCACCATTCGGACCGGGCATGTTTGCTATCTTCCTACGACTGGCAGCAAGCATTTCTTTACATTCTGCTAGCATATAGTCATAAGCTATCGCTCTGGCCTGCGGACTTCTGAAGTAAGTGACTACAGGATAGTACAGCACAAGGACAGGAAACGCCCCTCTTGGAGTCGGATAGAGTCTAATCAGCTGCTTACCGGGTCCGTCCGGACCTCCTTCATTTATTACTTCCCATTTTCCTTCTACAGACAAGACTCGCCTCGAAAACTTCTGATAGGCCTGCAATAAGTGGTAATCAAGAAGCATACCGTTCACACCGGCCAGATAGCCCGAATTGAACAGGAACGTTTCAGCATTAAAAATGTCAAATAGATTGGTTAGAGCAGGGTCCCAAGAGACAGTCTCTATCCAATATGCATCATCTGGCATAGGATAGGTATTCTGCATCGGCTTAGTATAAAAGACCGCCAGTTTCTGTTCGCGAGGAAAATATCCAGCTATGAAATCAAGCGCTGATTTCTCGGCAATTTCAAACTGGTCTTCTGTTAATTCTGGTAAGGTAACAGGGAATCCGAGCTTGGCACAAACCCATCTCTTCATCTGGTTGTTTTCCCTGCCGGGCAATTTGACTACGACCGGCAGGTCTGGTGGTCCAATGATGGCCATGATTAATCTCTTGGGAAATGATAGCCTCTTACCAGACCACCAAAATTGATTCCGGCATACTCAAGCCTGAAGACAGATGCACCAGCGTCATGGTCACTATTCAATGAATTGACAGCAGTGACCAGTATATCGTAGACCTCTTTAACACAAGCCATGAAACTGGCCTGCAGATTGCCTACAGCTGCTTTTTGTACAGTAGCCAGATAGCCCTCATAGTATTCACCATGAGCCAAAACCAACGTGTCTTCATAAGGGTTCGGCAATTCACGATCAAGATCATGAATAGCTACCATAGTCAATTTAGCCGGTGAATCGCCAAACTGTGGAACATATTTCATTCCCGATATTAATCGCGATAATGACCAGCCGTTAGCCTTGACATCATGCCCACTAGCTGGCCTAGGCATGTTGATACTGCTCTCAGCTGACAGCAGATTGTATAAATTCATGGAAAGCTTTTTCATTCTAGCGTATCTTGCAGTTCTACTGTCTCCAGTTTCAGCGAAGCTTATCTCAGCAGTGAATTGAACAAACGACATATCATGTACCTCTATGATTCTTTGTAATTTTGTATACGAAAATAGCCCAGATTACTCTGGGCTATTTCAAGATCGAATTAATTATACCGCGGCGTAGGTGGCATCCACAGTCTTAGCACTGCCGTACATATCATCTTCCAAAGCACTATCAGCTTGTGGGATGAACTTATCAGTGCCAATCTTGAAGGCGAACCCAGCACCAGCGATATTGTCCACCATATCCTTGAAGGAAGTCTCGCCATGAAGGCCGTAGACAATTGGGAAGCCAGCGGAAGCATATGGCGAGAAATCGGCCTTGGAGGTATCGCGGGTCTGAACTTCAGCCTTGATACCATCAATACCGGGCACTGCCACATTCAATGGTCGCAGACGGTAGATGCCAGCGGCAACAGTATCGGACCTCTTAACGGAGCGATACGATCTGATGTTGTAACGAACAGAAATGTCCGCATTGAGTGGTTGAGCAGCCATGGTTTTTATTCCTTACGAGAACTATTCACATTATTTTTGATTACAACATACACCATTCAATTTCAAATCACTTTGTACCATCCATTCCACCAGCTGTGCAAACGACATCTCAGGTTTCCATCCTAGAACAGCCCTAATCTTGGTAGGATCGGCCAATAAGATGTCAACTTCAGCAGGACGAATCAGAGAAGCATCTTCAACGACATAATCTCTATAATCCAAATCAACATAATTGAAAGCCGCCTCAGCGAACTGCCTGACTGACCACGTCTCGCCTGTACCAATGACGAAATCATCCGGCTTATCATGCTGTAGAATCATCCACATGGCCCGCGCAGCACATTTGGCAGACATCCAGTCACGCTTTGCTTCTAAGTTGCCAAGCCTGACCTCTGACTGTTTCTTAGCGACAATGTCGGCCACAGCCTTTGTAATCTTTCTGGTAACGAACTCAGTGCCTCTTCGTGGCGATTCATGATTATAGGCAATGCCACAAGAAGCGAAAAGACCGTGCGATTCACGATAATTCACCGTGATGTAGTGAGCATACGCCTTTGCAGCACCGTAGGGGCTTCGCGGGTAGAAAGGAGTATCCTCGTCCTGTGGTGTCTCCTTGACCTCACCAAACAACTCGCTAGTTGAAGCCTGATAAAATCGAGCATCCTTCGCATATTTCCTCATTGCCTCCAGAACATTAAGAGTACCAAGGCCAGTCGTCATAGCTGTCAGACCCGGTTGCGTCCAGCTTGTGCCAACGAAACTCTGAGCAGCCAAATTGTAAATCTCGTCGGGGTTAGCTGCCTTTATTGCTTTTTCTAAAGAGCCTTGGTCGAGCAGATCGCCATCATGAATGACCAAATCATGAAGAATCGTAGTCAGCCTATGAAACTTATCGTTCGCTGTGGTTCTCCTTACGATTCCATGAACTTCATAACCCTTAGACAAGAGAAGCTCAGCGAGATACGAACCAGTCTGGCCAGATATGCCAGTAATCAATGCACACTTACTCATGTTTCTTCCTAAACAGCTTGTTATCAAGGATTCCCAATGCTAGAGAGATATGCGTCGCATTTCTCCTTAGCAATATTTACGTATTCAAAACCAAGAAATCGCAGCAGATTAGCTAATCTATGGTGGTAAGTATGACCATTCTCCACCAGACTCTTAACCAATTTGAATGACAATTTCTTACGCACCGTTTCCTGAGCTTCAATCCAGACACGACACAAATGAACGAAATCATCAGGTGACTTTGCCGATGGTATCCCATCAACAATCTTGTTTATGTTTAAAGCAGGATCGTGCACAGGAATAGCACCAGAAAGAATAACTTTAAACACACGCTCCGGCAAATCAAATCCCAACGAATGCGTATGCGGCTCGGAAATACAAGGACCGACTTTTGCCTTATTCAACAAAACAGGTATTTGACTGTCCTCAATTTGACCAGCAGCGACTGGCCAGTTACCCCACCCATAGACCTGAGAGTTAAATTGCTTAATCGCAGGAATCAAGAATTTATCGATTGATTTGGCCTTATAAGGCCAGTAGCCGCCAACATAAGCCAGATCGATCGAATCAGGAATCGCATAATCTGGCTTATAAAGCGTGATGTCCCCGGCAGTCGCCATGGGGACAAAAGGAATATTGTATCTACCAGTCCATCTGTCCCACCAATGAGCATCACAAGGTAAAGCATATCCGAAAACAACATCTGGCTTATGTCTTACGACCCACTCGGCTGCTTCTGAGGAATCATCAAATCCACACTTCTTGTCAATAGGATTGACATGGATAGCGATCTTAGCGCCATGATTGACAGGAATAGGTTGTCTGTGACCACTGCAGCCAATATAGACATCCGGTTTGAAAGAGAACCAAGAATGAATATCGCCATTCCATCTGGCTACTGTTATTCCCATGTCCTTGGCAGCGTTCGCCCACGACTCGGAAATAATTCCATAAGCGCCACCGGGCTTATGTGTCAATAATAATCTCATGAAATGAATCCGTTGTCCATCAAAGACCGTCTCAGAGCAGCTATGCGCTGATCGAGCGATAGCTTCTTCAATCCATTATATATCTCTGTGTTCTTGATGTGACAACTGTTCCATTCTGCCGATCTGGGATGCCATAAGTGGATTAGGTTCTCTGTTCGATCGCCGTGCCATTTCGTGCTCGATGACAATCGCTCATAGAATTCACAATCCTCCACTCCATAACCGACAAATGACTCGTTAAATCCGCCAACCTTGGAATAAGCAGACTTGGTACATGCCAGAGAGCCGCCCTCAAAATACCCAATAACTCTACCCGTAGACATTCCATGTACGACTAGCTTATTCTTATGAACAAATTCCGACGACTCCTGCTCCAAATATGCAACAGTTTTACCAATATGACATGATTCGTAAGAATCGAGTAGATTATAGACCTTAGCTGTATAATTCACAGGCACCAGCATGTCTGCATCATGCAAAACGATCTTATTATTCAATGCAGAATAAACGCCCTTATTAAACGCAATAGACTTATTAAATGGCAAATGGCCATTACGTGTCTCTAAAATATGCCTAGCCGCCACATCAGGACATTTTCTAACTGTATCATGTTCAGACACAACGATATCGATAACAGGAAACCGTTGCGCTCTTATATTATCAACAACATCCACAATCGAACCAACTCTACCAATATCACGATAGGGAATAACATAAGAGATGCTGTCCAGAGGAGCAGAGGGACATTCTAGATATCGGCTGGACAGTTTCTTGCTGGACCATATCGCCTTGGCCTTGGCATAATTCTCATGCCTATTTTCTACAGCAGAGACTTCTGGATGAATCTTGAAAAAATTGTTAGATCCAGAAACATCGAAAAAGCCGGGTATGGAATTGGATGCCTGAAGTCTAGATGACCAATCAACATGCTCAAAGCCGTAAACGCCAAAGGACTCATCAAAATAGCCAACTTGCTTAAAAGCATAATTAGTAAAAGCTAGAACTGCCCCATGCGGCTTATCTAATACGACTCGCAACTCCAGCCCGTTCATTTTTATTGAATTGCCAGAAACGGCTCCATATACACCCGGCTCTCGGTAACAGAAATGATGCATGCCAGTCTTGAGGCACGAATCCCTGTACCAAACATCCCAACCATTTGCCTTTACCTCTACATCATCATTCAACAACAGACAATGATCGAATCTCTGTAGGCATTGCAACAGACGATTGGAATTTCCGGCAATTCCAAGCCTAGTACTGTTGGTTATGATTATAAAATCACTCTGGCGTTTTAGCTCTCGTAAGTACTCAAGCAATTCCGGATTAGTAGAAGCATCATCAGAAATGAAAATGGTCGTATTATTCAATCTAGTGAATCGTCGAATTGATTCTACAAGCCTCTTAAGTGCTAATGGCCGATTATACGACAAAATACCGACACCTATTCCATTGCTAATCGGATATTGATCAATAGTCAGTATTTCATTAAGATGCTTTATAGCATTGACATCAAGCGTCCTACCCACCACCGGTCGTCTGGAACGATTAGAAGGCCTACGCACAGCGGTCACAGGAGTAGCAGATTTTGGCCTACTAACTATTGTCGATCTGACTCTGTTCTGACGATCCTGTGGAACAATTGTTTGTCTGGGTGCCTCTTCCACTAACCGATTAGCAGAAATGCGATTCGGCTTTACGGTCACAATGTGTCTTGGCTGTACCGGCTGGACTCTTCTCTTACTCATGGGCTGAATCGCTTGCTTTTGTTGAACTGGCTGATTTAGTTTGGCTATCTTATGTCGTCTAACGTATATTTCGAAAAATTCAGGCAAAGTCTCTGGCTTGCCGGGAACCATAGCGACACGTTCACCAGCAGGGCCAATTAGGTATATAGTTCTAGATCCATTATTAATGTATTGATGCACTTAGTCTTTCCTAGTATATGTTATCTTAGTTACACCGAATGCCCTAGACATCAATGCCGGTTTAAATATTACATTCTGAAATTTGTCCAGATCGGTCGGCTCCTTAATTACTACTAGCTCAAGCGGCTTTAACACATTAACTGCTTTACTGAATAAATCGCTCATAAATCCGGGTGATATCAGACGCTGCTTATCGTCTGCTACTTCGACTAATTGGGCCGTAACTCGACTATAAAAGAGATAACACGATGGCAATCTGATCTGAGAAATTATTTCCACAATCTTGGCAAAATCATTCATTATGATACTGCTTACTATTTTATCATTAGGGATGATAATAGGCTTATTGTCATGATCGCACGCTGTACATTTAAAAGTCTTACCAGCCTTATCAGCATCAACAAAGATCTCCAGAGAAAACAGGTCAGATTCCGCATACGATGGAAAGACATAAACTGTCGAATCCTTAGCATACATTCCGCTGACGTACTTCGGAAATCTGGGATACTGCATGTTACACCTAAACGTAAGTGACTTGGATTCCAGTCTCCGGATCAACGCTAAGCACAGTATACTCACCGACTCTTGATCTTACCATGTCTCCAACATGCATCTGGATCGTGTTTTTAGGCATGTCAGACTGTAACATGTTGCATAAGGAGAAGAAGGTACCAGAATAAATAATCGAAATAGTATGGCCAGAGATACCAGATATGACACCGAATTTCGTTCTGAACCATCCTACATGGATCACTAAATCGCCTATGACTGGTATATACTCAGTGATATTCTTATATCTAATAAGATCAAGTGTTGCATCGCGATTCGGTTGTATCTCAGGCATCATTCATCTCCAAACAATTTCATCTCAAAGATGTCAAAATAATACTTACGGGAACCTATTTCCCACATAATTAAAAAACCACTTCTTTTACCCCCGGTCCATCTTTCAATGACAGAATCAATCCATGAGTGTGTAGGATTACCCATAATAGCAGGCTGCTTCATCTTTTTCTTATTAATGACCAATTCAGAATCAGCCTTGTTAACATCAAATCTATTCTTGAAAATCGCCAGACCGTCTCTGATCATTGCATATCTGGTCTTGTTGGGTGATGTACTGGCCACTTTGACCTTAGCCGATTTGCCATCATCATCAACAATATCCACAACAGCACTGATGTTAGAACCGGGCATTCCAGTTCCCAAATCATGCAAGATTCGCTTTATATCATTGATATCTCTAACAACTGGCGGTTTAAATCTTGACTTTCTGTCCAGATTGAATTTCCGCTTGTTCTCCTCTGCTTTCTGCCTACGAGCAGCCTCGTCATCAAGCATAGAGCTGTTCTTATGATTCTCCGGTCTGGATGGATTTTGTGCCAGCATTGTCCTGTTCGCCATCAAAAACTATATGGGTCGTCAAATCTACGTACTTCACTCGTCCACGCAGCACAACTTGCAATAAATCATGGAGCCAATTGGATAGCCTTCCTAGTATAACAGTCTGAAAAGCCAAATTCAATAACGTAGAATTAACAATCTCAAGTTTCAAATCGACAATAGATACAACACATAATGAAACAATATAGCTACAACAGTAACCGCATTTAACCCACCAATAAGGAAAATAGAGAATCGTCTTTATAGCAGAAAGAATGAAAGACTCATCGCCTCTAACTCCCATAGGCAACGCCGCTACTGTATAACTGATATTCCTATAACTGGACTTTATAAGCCTGCGTGCGCCTTTCATCAATCTTGAATCGGTTATCAACTCAACAAGCGATTCAACGGCAATGATGCACAGCAGAATCTTTACTGCAATCCACATTTCGAGCATTGTAGACGTTCCATATTAGAAGTGTATACAATATATACTCGCAAATCGCACCATTTGCATTTCTGACTGGTAATGCTCAAACTCGATGATTTAGACACAGTGGCCTTCTTGGGAGCCTTTTTGACCGCCCTCGATCTCACAGGTCTAGCTGGCTTTCCGCAGCACATTATGATCTATGCCTGTCTATAAGGTGTTTATTAGCTCTGGATTTGTTCGTAGTCCTACGAACGGCGACAGATTGCGGTACTGCCTTACTGACCCTGTTAACGGGCTTAACAACTATTGTCCTTGGGGCATTGTTGCAACACATGCATCACCATCAGATTGAACACACAAAGCATCTACATCACATTTACTTAAAAACTCATTCAAGGTCACTATTATTATTGGTTTACCATAGCTAGAAAAAACACCAGACCCAATAATTAGATGCGGCACAGGCTGAAGAAAAAGACGCGAAAAACCCTCATAGGACATAGCTACCATATTCGTAGTGCGACTAGTAAAGAAGACCATAGGTTCTAAATCTGGATTCTTGGCTATGCCGACATCACGCAGACATTGAGTCCACCAAGAAAAGAATTTGGATTTGTCTCCAAGATTTAAAATGGCTTCCAGACTAAATCCTGCCTGATTTTTCATTTCAAGTACAAAACGTAATTTGCCATTTATAGAAATAATATCACCAACCGATTCGACATCAACAATAGACGCAGAATGCCCTGTGACTATTCGCCGCCTATACTTGAAATGCTGCGAAATACCATTCAATGCGTTGACTATTTTACGCTCATAAGCCTTACCACGACGAACATTACTAGCACTCATTTTCTATCTCTTAAGGATGGATGCGATTTATTATTTAACCAGTAAACAAATCCAGTGCGTTCACGACCAAGACTAGGCGTAACTGAATGGAAAGTCGGATTAGCATCAAGATCGCAAAGAAACAATCTATTATAAGCAGGAACTATCTGATCAACTAAAATCATGTCCCTAGACTGGTATGTCCATTCCTTGGGCCATCCGCCGCCCGGCGTGTCAGTTCTGATCCTCCTTGGTCCCACCAGACAATCAAGCCGCTGATCTGGCTTGACACCATTAATCTCAACTGCCAGAGGCGAAGAAGATTCATCAGGTCGCCAAAGCTGCAACAGACCACCGTGTGATGCAGACCAATGTTTGTTGAAGTAAACAATAGCTACAACCGAACGCCAGACCGAATCGCTATGAATCCAAAATCCATTAGCATATGGTTTATGCCATCGCAATTTCAACTCTATACCGACATTCTGTGGCCTGAATTTATTCAGAAGATGGCAGAAATAGACCTGTGTCTCCTCGGAAAAATAGAACTGATGCCCGACATCAGTCTGATCCGCCCACTTGACAGCGCCATCATATGGAAGAATTTCAATACCGCTAGTTCTATCAGCAGCTTCACTAAAAGTCAAGGTAGCATGATGCTTTACCATCTCCTCGATTTTATGCGGTAGGAAGAAATCATCTAAAACACAATACTTAATGTCAGGTTTAGCCTTGATGGACTCGCGTATGTCGAAAATCCCATCCTGCGATAGATATTTAGGGTTTATCCACTCAGCTAATAGAGACATCTCGTTATTTCCTTTTTGGCCAATATTGGACATGCGTTGGTTCTGGCGTACCGTCTGGATGCAATCCTTTGAAATAATCGAAAAGCTTCTTATATTCGGTGTTCTTCCGTTTTTCTTCCCATTGTGTGTATTCTGGAGGCATATCCTTCATAACAATATCATGCAATGCAGCTTCCTGCCTGTAAACACATAACTGAGCAACAGGATCGCCACGATTAATCAAAAACTTGCCCGGCCTAGTCATTAGACACACAAGACCGAACCTAGCCTTACTCCACCACCCCTCTATCAGTGCTTCCATGCACGTAAAGAACTGAAACCGCTCATTCGGAAGGTTCTTTATCATAATGAAATCGCCCGGCACATCCGTAGTGGCTATGAAACCGGGTTGAATAGTAAAACCACCATGAGTCGCATGAGCGTCAGCCGTTATGAATCCGTTGGTGTCGGTCAGTGTCTTTACTACAGCATCAGCCTGAATATCACCATTCCATTCGACTGAAAACGTAACCGGTGACAGAATATAATATCCAAGGCTATTGGCCATGGCAAGAGGCAAGCAGTGCTGAGCGTGATTTCTAGTTTTTACATTGTCCTGCCACCAGCCCTTGTGTGGCGGTGGTACAATCGGCATCAGATCAGAAGTGAAACCGGGAAGCGGATGAATATTGATCATGTAGATGTGATTATCATCGTGTTAGTAAGCGTAACAGGCAAACGTCCTGCAGTTGCTTCCGCTTGTATATAACTATCGATGGTCGGATTGCTTAATGAGTTAGAATTATTAGGATCGGCTACAATACGCATTTCGGTGGCTACATTAGCCATCACATCATTATAAGTCGTCGTTTTGTTAGTTCGATCAATGACCGATCCATCACTGGCAATCATCATTGGTGAAATATAAGCTACTCTAGTCGCCATTGTCTAACCCTCCTCATAGCCTGCGATAAATCTCTGGTCCAATTAATATATGAACCTGCACGTTTGGCTATAGCTATTTTTACGGCACTGGCAATATCAAATTTCAATTCTCTGCTCAACTCATTCTGAACTATATCAATATTGCCATTTATATAAGGCGAATTCATCAAATCGATCAGCTGCACATTTAAATCGTATTTCTCGCGACCAACTGACTCCAGAAAGCTATCGAGCGTATTCTCTCTGATAATTTTAGCGGCATTGACAGGGCCGATGCCCATATAGCCAATAATATTATCAGAGCTATCACCTTCTAACGCTCTCAATTTGACATGATTCTCCAGAGCGAAACGCCCAACATACTCTTGGTCTATGATCCGTCTGTTCAGAGGATCATAAATCACAACGCCATCAATGGTCAACAGTTGTCTCAAATCGCCATCATTGCTGGCTATCACGACATTGTTAGTGGAGCAATTGCAGATAGCGGCTATCAGATCATCAGCCTCTTGAGTAGACACCCAAAGAGAATGAATTCCAAAATGCTCTGCCGTATGAATCAGGATGTCTTGTATCTTATGAATAATGGCCTTATGGACTTCATCAGACTTGCGTCTTTCCTTATAGGCTGAATAGATCGCCGTACGCCACAGATTCTCTGTTGTATCGTCCCATGCTATGACCACCCTAGCTGGATTGAAAGTGTTAATCATAAAGCATAATGATTGAACTGCTCTATTAAATGCAATAGAGGCATCGTCCTTGACAGCGTGAGCAGACCTATGGGCTAGATTCTTGCCATCAATAACTAAGGTCGCCCCGGCATAGCCAGAGGCGACCTGTTTCAGTTCATCAACTGACAATTTAGCCTTACTCATCTAATCCCTGTAAGATGCTAGTGAGTTGTTGTTCATCGTCATCTGTAACAGGAGCCTGAACAGCTGGCTTTGACACAGGCTTGACAGCTTGCGCTGGCTTAGCGACCTGTGCTGGCTTGGCAGGCTGTGTCGGCTTCTGGGCTACAGCAGTTTTCGCTGCCGGAGCAGGGGCAGGTGCTTTTGAAGCGGCAGGTGCAGCAGTAGGAGCCTTAGCAGAAGGCAGACCAGCTGGCTGTTTGACCGGTACTGGTGCCGGTGCTGGCTCTGGTTCTGATTCTTCCACGACTGTTTCCGCAGCCTCCACAACCTGTGTCTGCTCACTGATCAGAGAAGTCTCGCTGCTGGCTCCGGTATCGGAAGCGGAATCGGTCGTACTAGCCAGCAATGCATCCCTGATTCTCAAGATCTCGCTAGGCTTTACTGGCTCGATCTTTTCATACAGGTAATGACGACGCGACAGGATCTCATCGATTTCTTCATCAGTTGCAGCCAGTGGCATGGGGCTGCTAAGGAATGAAGAGCTTTCATAGTTGTTGTAGCCGTTCACCAGCTTCACAACCATTTCGAAAGGATAAGAACAAGTCGGATCAAAGAAGATACCAGCTGCCTTACCCTTCAGTTCCGGATCGCTGTCAAGAACCTCCTCGCAACGTGTCAAAGCTGCCTGTGGAAGCTCGGCAAACATCACCCGGCCAGTTAGTTCTGGCGGATTGTATTTGGCGAATTCAATCGGAAAATAGATGTTCGCGAAGAACTGCTCTTTTCCGAGATAATTCTTGCCAATGGCACTTCTGATCTTCTTGTTTTCTTCAGTGCCATCTTTGGGATATTGCTTAAGCAATTCAAATCCCTCATCGCACAGCTTGCAATCTTCATTCAGCTGAATGCGTGGACAGCCATATGGTCGAGACGAATACCAGTGGACTCCACTCTTGATGGTGAAATTGCCATCCATACCAATAGTGGCGATCTTGCCGCCAGCAGTCTTGGTCTTGGAATCATAGCAAGCATCGCCTTCTTCGAGCGGTGCGAGAATGAGAAAGACATATTTGTATGTCTTTGTGGCTGTTGCCTTGCCCGGAACAAACCGGTCAGGATCGACATTGGTAGCTGATTTCAGCTTCTTCAGACGGGCGAGAGCCTCATCCTTATTGTAGACACGTCTACTAGTAGTCATACTACACCTCTCATGGATATTTCGGGCACAGGAAACGCCGTTAAGCCAAAAGGCACGAGTGGCAAAAAACGCCCAATATCCATCTTATAATACATTTCCAATCAATATCGCAATATATTCTATACAATTTCCTGAGCCTTCTTCTTGAATCCGGCGATAGACCTACAGACTTCAATCTTATGCTCCAAAGCTTTAGTAGTGTGATATAATTTTATAACTGCTCTATTCGCCAGATTACGCTTATGAATCAGCTTAGTCAATTGTTCATCGGCATTAATCATATGCGTCAATATTTTATCAGTCAATTTGACCTTTTTCTCACCCTCGCTGAATGAATCAAGCAACTCATTCAAGATAACTCCACGTCTGGCTTCCACAGCCGAATCAACAGAATCAAATACAAACTTAGCCTCAGCATACAAATTCGCCCACTCAGAATATACTGTCACACAGGACATCAATTCACCTAAGACATTTTCATAATCAATAGCCAGTTGTGCTCTGGCATCTACTTCAATCTTATCACCCGTAGACAGAGTGCATTTGATTTTAAAAATCAAATTGGCTAGTCTCTCATCAAGAACGGAAGGATTGGCTGGTGTCATGGTATCTTCTTCAATTTGATTTTGCCATCATCGAAAGTGCCGCTGGCTGTTTTTGAACCATATCTATCACCACACATAAATGATACCGGCATAATAACATCCATCCCATTAATAGTCATAAGATCACCGAATGGCGTATACATGATTTTGCATATATTCTTTAACACCTGCGCAGCCATATCGGGCGAAGCTGCCACAGTTATAGCATCATGTGTCTCAAAGAGCATAGATGAACCACTAACCATCTGAACCTTAGGCACACTATTCATCATAGCCAAAGCTATGCAGCCCTGTATCTGTGCGTTAAAAATAGACAACTCGGATCGACCGGCATGCTTATGAAACACACGCCCAAAACAGGACTCAATTTTAGCGTTTTCTTTCACCAAGGTCATCTGGCGTTGCACCCATTCCGCCAGCTTAAAAGACAACGCAGCTAAAGCATCGCTATCAGCCTTATATAACGCTGACAGAATGGCCGTTTTAACACCCTGCCTTGTCTCGGCTATACCTGCGAATTCAGGTTCTGTATAAATATCAGTCTCAGATATTCTCTTAACTAACTCGGAGTCGCCAGACAAATAAGCGGCGATGATTAAATCAGCCGCCTTCCAGTCAACAGTTATGATTTTCGTTCTAGTGATATTATTGGGATCAGCCAGAAACACGCCGTCTTCCAGATTCTGTAGCGGTCGATTGTGCGACTTCGAACGTCCTGAATATGAATCGTAATCCCACACAGACGAATATCTGAAACCATCAACTAATATAGGCGATTGTTCTAACCGCTCATAGGCAATGGCTGCATTGGCGTAAACGTTCATCCATGGCTTGGGATCTATAGAAGAAACATGCTGAATTAAAGCTTCAACATCCGATTCATCAAACCGTTCGACGGTATCAAAGACGCTATGGTTATGCCAGAAACTGGAATTAGCATACTTCCGAGTGGCCCTAAGCCACCCTCGCCAGTTATAGAATACTAGCTGGCATCCACCGGCCACAGCTGATTCAATGACAGATATAACTTTCTTAATGGCCTTTTCTGCATCATAAATTGTAGTCTTGTAACCACGAGCAAAGACATTAAAATCTATTCGCCTGTCCCTAGTCAGAATGTGTATCTTTTGGACTATATTATCCGCAATTATCGGAATGACTCTGATGCACTGCACATTTTCATCCTATTTATCACTCTTCTTCTTGCTAGTGTAATACCTCGTTTTAGGATTTCTTTTACCACTATTCTTGATTTTCTTTTTCAAATGCTCTACTTCACCGGGCACACGATATTGCGCATATGGGTCCTCATTATTAGCCAATCTATGCATGTCAATATCACGTTTAACACCGGACTTGTCTTTCCAACCTCTCCATTTCGTATAGCAGACGATGTTAGAACCATAAAATGTCCTAACTGCCTTGCCACTCTGGCATCGCGGACAAACCAGCGCCTCTTTGAGGTCTTCTGGCGTTGGATTCATAGGATGTTTAGTCCCATAAACAACCAAAGCCATTTCGTCCTCATTATCCTGATCAGGCTCACGCTTATGTGCCTTCTTAAAGGCACTCTCACAGGACAGGCAGATATAATTATAAATCGGCATTTTACACCACTAGTTTAGCAAGCTCATCACTAAGAACCCAAATTATCGAATCTGCCGGAACAGCAAACGCAATCTGATTCTGGAAGCGACTAGCCAAATCGGTTTCAAGAGGAATTTTTCTCTTGGAAGTCTCAACGATCTTGACAATATCGCCAACATGAACATCGATCGACGGATTAGACCCGACTACTAGATAGCTGTCGCCTTTTTCTACAGTCTGATCTGGTAAGGCTATCGTAGATGGCTTCTGTGATCTAAAAGGCACCACTATCAGCCAATTTAAACGAGTCGCGACATGAGGAATCTTGCTATAGTCAACTTCACCAGCGGCTTGTCCAAGAGCAGAGTAGTTGGTGAAGGCATTTCCGGGTTCACCGGCACCAACCGACTTTGCCATAGGAATTTTCGCACTCATCAGATCACCGTCTCGGATTTGGAATTAATGGACTGCACTATGTACTACGTCATGATTTCCTTCATTTTCATCATAGTATAATCCATAGTACATGAAATAGTGATGTTCTTCGGACCTTCACGATTCTTGGCCACAAACAATCTGATATGTGGTGGTGTTTGTGCGTATTCCACATCAGTCTGATTCAAGGTCACGATATAAGTCAATGGCATATTCTTACCAAAGCTTTCTGCCATGTCTTCCATGGTGCGAGTCTCTAGTTTAGTAGACCCACGATTGCCTTGTGAAGCCGTATAGATCAGAACCCGTAATTCTTTGGCTAGATCTAGAAGTTCCTTTGCAACCCGCTTCTGCCTCTGATATTCGTCACGATTAGCATAAGGATCGGTGCTAATCATTAGCTCAAGGTAATCTATGACTATAACTTTCGGCACGAAGTTCTTTGTTCGTTTTAAATAATTCACTAGATGCCTGATATGTGACGTGCTTATCTCACCAGTTTCAAAGATGCCCAGCTTCGACTTTAAACCGGCCTTGATCAAGTTGATCTGGCTCAATACTTCCTCTTGCCTATAACCTAATTCACGAGTCGGTATTTCAGTCATCGCTCCCAGAGTTCGAATGGCGGTCTTGATATCAGTCATTTCCAAAGCAAACATCAGCGTGTTATATCCGAGCATGGTCGAATTCACAGCAGAATTGACCAGAACAGCCGATTTACCGACATTAGGTGGTGCCATATAACAAAGGACTTCACCGGGAGAAGGCCCACCGTCATTAAGAACCAAATCCAGTCTTGGATTGCCAGTCTGTAATTTCTCTATAGCTTGAGGTTTTATGATATCTTCTGCTCTATCCAACACCCATAGTGGCTCTGAAGTGACATTAGTTATCTTGTTAGCATCGTCTACGATTTTCGCTATTTTATCCAATTCACCAGCCTGATAAGCCTGAATCGTCTCTGGAGCATAAAGCTGACCATAGGCCTTGTTCTTAGACCACGAAAAAATTCTGTCTCTCAGAGAGGCAACGTCACGTTCATTGACTGGCGTATCGATGATATCAAGGACTTGTTGGTGAACATCATCGGCAGTCAATGTTCTGATAATTCTGTCTCTTAGTAAAGCCCTAGTTGGAATCTGACCGTGTTTTATCTGTTCTTCATTCAGAATAGCAAGAATATAAGAGACTTCCGGTTTCGACATCGTCTCTGGCTTGATATATTCGTATACGCCCTGATACACTTCTGGATAGTCTATGAATAACGAAACCAAAGCCACTTCTTCATAGTCGCCAAATTCTTTAACCTGCTGTTGACTCATTGTCACATCCCGCCGACGCTTTGAATCTCTCCAAAGTCGCCAATTGCGTCTGGTGGTATTCTATCGCTATCGTCAGAGCATCGCAATACGACAACAATTCTGATTCAGCAAAGACTCTAACACTCTGCATGGTGAAACCTCTACGTTCACCATAATGAGCTGGGTCTACAGTCGGCTTCATCGTCCCTATGCTATAGACCCATTCAGTCGCATACGACGCACTATAAAGGTGCACCGGAGTAATCTGCCCACGCATAGCAGATTGTTTAACATACGCCTGACCGGGCACATCAAATTTCATCGCCGGAAGACTCATCACTGACTCCCTTTTTTGTACTGCTCTATTTTATTTTGCTCAGCAGTTTTTCGTTCCAAAATTGTTTTATATGGAACAGTTTGACAAGTTAATTTTTCATAGAACGTTATATATCTCAATTCTTCTTGGCTTAATCCAAGATCTTCATGATGTCGTTCTGTAATAACCATTAACGTTATCAAGATCAATGGCGACATAAGAATTAACAATATGATTAGATATAGCAGGATGACTGTTACTTTCTTTCTAAACTTAACAAAAAGAAAAACCACTATCAAAGCAATAATTCCGATTGCAAGATGCCAAAGCTTAATCGTGATTTCCATGCTATACCCTCCGTTTTTCTACGAGTTCTTTGGTGTTTCTGATCTTACTATTACTCTTCCGCAATGGTACTATCTGTTTTTACATCGGTCGTGTCATCCTCTTCGGGTTTATTATCGATTTCGACCAGATCACTAATATCAGTGACGCTTGAATCGACCTCGTCTTCATCATCAAGAGGCGAATCTATGACACTTTGCATTGTGTCATCTTGGCTAAGCCGCATAGCATCAATGCAAGATGCGATCTGCCCAGATATTTTCTCAACTATTTCAGGATTGCTATTTAGGAACTGGTACAATTTCAGTTTGCCTGCGGAGATCTTTTGATCACCCATATAGAATGTGCTACCTCTCATTGTAATAATACCAAAATCCAGCGCCGATTCGATGAGCGGTGTCATCTTATCAACACCGAAGACTTTGGGTCCGCCATCATAAACAGGAGAGCCAGCATGAATGTGAATTTCACAATTCTTGAATGGAGGAGCGATCTTATTCTTGATAATGTTGATAGATGAAAAAATGGCTCCTTCCCGTCGATTAGCATTGGGCTTACTAGGATCGCCTGTGCTCTTCTTTTTAATGTTCATGCGAATAGCAGTATAGAACTTGAGAGCAAACCCACCGGGCGTAGTCTCATTGTTGCCAAACATGATGCCTATCTTCTGCCTGATCTGATTGACAAAGACGATGCATGCATTAGTCTTAGTAGTGGCCAGCTTATTATTCAATGATCGCAGACCCTTGGACATCAGACGAGCCTGAGCACCCATCGTATTGTCCTCACCGGCTTTCTCAATCTTGTCGATAGCTTCCTGTGGCTGAAGAGAAGGCACCGAATCAACAACGACTATTTTGACACCTTCATGCTTGATAAGCTCTTCCGCTATCTGGAAGGCCTCATCGCCACTATTGGGCTGCGAAACAGCCAGTCTGGACTGGTCAACGCCATTCCTGACGGCCCAATTTATGTCCAGAGCATGTTCAACATCAATAAACGCAGCCAGATTGTCCTTATGAGCAGCTTGAATCGCCGCTATGCAGGCGATCATCAGGGTAGTCTTGCCGCTAGATTCCGGCCCGAATATTTCAACTATCTTACCCTTAGGCAGACCACCACCCAATTGTTTATCAAGCGTCTTAATGCCAGTAGAATAGCACTGGATAGGATCATAACTAGCACCGGTTACAATACCGCCTTTTATTTTGCTATTAACGCTTTTCTGAATTGCCAGAAGGTCTTTGTGGATTTTGATCTTTGATTTCGAAGACATCTTGTAGTACCTGTTGGGGATCGAATGACGCTAACACGTCCAAATTAGATACTGGTGTTTTTATACATCCTTTTGGATTCACCAGAAGAGCGATTTTATTCTGAACACCAATAACGTACCATTCACTATCGTTCTCAACTGTCCCATTAAGAACACCAACCATAGAATAGTTCTTCAACTTAACAATGTCGAAAAATTTACCTACAGGAGAAGGTGTATTAATCATGAATGAAGCCGCCATAACAAGTGCATTGTCTCAATTCATCCAGAATCATGGGATGCCACAGAAGCATGCTGCCAAAAAAGCAAAAGACACGCTCAATTCCAGATTGAGCAGCAATGAATTAAGACGCACATTATTTATCCAAGAGGTGAAGGACAGCCTTATCAATAGTGATATTGGCCAACAATATATAGATCTAATAACTGGCTCTCTGGATCGAATGATCGATTCGTTCATTCCGGATTACAAAAACGATTACTGCTGCACCGGCTCGTCACTAATACACAGAGTCATGCAGGATCTGGCTAGATACAAACCGCCAAAAGAATTATGGCCAAAGGTTTCGAAAATCATCACAGAGAAATACAAAGAAATCTATGATGATGGCACCGGCATTCCCGACTAGTCTTCATTACCCCTAGAAAAATTCGGATCGCGGCGTATTCTCGCCTGCAACTTGCTATCATCGAATTTCTGGATAGTAATATCGGTCTGACCGAATTCATCGACTATTCTACGTGGTATTTGAACCGACGTAACACCTTGCATGGATTCAGTTTCTTGCAGGAGTGCCTTTGGCTTCATCTGCCTTCTAATATCATCGACGCTGACATTTTTATTGCTGTCTATTTTCGAAGCTTTCTGATTTCGTCTAGGTGGCGGAGGAGGTAGAGGCAGATCTTCCTGATCTGCAAGATCGTTATCGTCATTGACATCTTTATACGCCGACCCAGATTGGTCACCGACATCAGACCAAGATTCATCTTGAGCAATATTTCCTTCAGCAATGACTGTGCCATCTTGTTTTTGTGCGCCATCCTTACTGACGACAATGTTTCTAACTGCGTTTGGTCGAAAAGACTTGCCTTTAGAGGCTTCTCCTTGTAAGTTTTGTGGTTGCCGACTAATGAACTGCTTGATCGGCGTGGTATTTTGAACGTCTTCCACTGGTGGTATGTCATCTTCGGTAGCCATCACTACTCGACTGGAGGCAACAACAGGTGCTGGTTTGGCCTTGGCGAACCTCTTCAGTTTCTGAGCCGCATCGTGAATTTCCTTCACGACATTAAACAGCTCCTCAATAGGCTTTTCCAGATCACCCTTATGAACGACACCAGTAATCTCAGTATCAGTGTTTGGAATGCTGAGAGTTAGTATCATAAGTGGTTCGGACTCATCAACACCACCTAATAATCGCTCTAAATCAGCCATGGCTAAATTCACCGTGATCGAAGTCGAATTAAACGAGAACATCCAACAATATCTACATGAACAAATTCATGCCGATAAGAATATTATTATACAACGAGCACAGGAAGCCAAAGCAGTAGCCATGGCTGAACAGATGGTAGTAGAGAAAAAATTAGAACTACTACAAAAGGAAAGAACTAAAATAGAAGAAGCATACGATCTCATGAAGAGCGAAGACGGTGCCAGCGACGATGAAATAATGTCAACTACCGGCCTAAAAATAGCATCAGCCATTCCAAGGATAAGAGCCGTTATGCTGTCAATAAACAAAAATGACAAAATAGAGAAAAAGATCATCGACGGAATCGTATTTTATAAAATTATTTCTTCACAGACTTAATCGCCTTGGCTACAATTCCAATATGCTTCTGAAATAAAATCATGGACTCATCTGTGTCGGGCCAGCATATTGGAAATAGATTATAAGATTGGCCAAATAGCTCACGAGACATTCGTAACCTACCTAACGATTCATCGTAGTTAGATTCCAAACACATAAAGTCAAAAACAAATCGCCCAAGTGTAATAATCAACTTTGGTTTTATAGCCGCCAACTCCAAAGCCAATACTGGCGAACACGCTGCAATTGAATTCTGATCAGGAACATTGTCATTACGTATATGGCACTTGACCAAACTCGTTATATAGAAATCGAGTCTGCTCAAGCCATGAGATTCTATTTCCCTGTCGAATATCAGACCCGCCTCGCCAACAAAAGGCTGTGATTCTGCTACTTCAGCGTCACCGGGACTCTGATAGATAATCATATATTGCGCACAATCTACACTGCTGAACACATGCGGATCGAACTCGATCCTTGACCCGGATGGTTTGACATTTTCCATGCCATACGAACATAATCTGCACTTTCTTATGGCCAATGCCAGGCTAGACAAATAAATCTCTGTTTTATTCTGGCTAATCATGCTCAATAATACCTTCTATTTTATCGACAATCTGCGAATAATATTCATATTCAGGCCTTGTGTCGACTCCATGGTAAATCCCACGGTCATACACTCGACAATTTATAGTTATACCACAGCTCAAATATTTTAACTGCTCCAGATCCTCTAATTTGGCAAACTGATCCAATTTGACGACATCCAATGTTTTAATGTCTTCAACATTGTGCATCAAATAGATTCCAGAATGAATTAATAACTCACTAGAATTGTATGGCACAGGCGATCTGCTAAAATAAATCGCTCGACCACTATCAGACACAACCACTTTAACAAGGTTCTTATTATTAGCTATAGGAGTCGTGTTCCTGACCCTGATGGCCATAGTCCAAATATTAGCGATATCACCATGCGAATTCACGATCATATCGACCAGATCACTTCTATTGATCAAAGGCCAATCAGCCTGCCAGACCAGCAGGAAATTGGATGTACAGGCCTGCATAGCACGCTCTGTGCCACTGTTAGCATCTGGACAAATCACTACATTGACATCGCTATCATGTTTCAGAATGGCTTCCTTGGTTTTGTCTGATTCTACAGCAACGATAATATTCGCTTCAATTTGATGCTCCTTCAACTCGCTCTTAACCTGACAGGCAGATTGATACGTTCTCAAAATCAACGGCATATTGCCCAGAGGCATTATTATCTTATTAGGCAGTCTTGTCGAACTCATTCTGGCAGGAATGACAATATCAAGTTGTCTGCGTGTCTTCATCATCCCCCTCCTTGTCCTCAATGCTCAAATCAACACCGGTTCTTGAATAATACTGTTTTAAACTAGCCATAAATATTCGTTTAGGATGATGATTAGTACTATTCAATCTATGCAATGCTGGCAACCACTGATCAACTTGCTTGGTATGATCGTCTATGACTAGAGGCAAACCAGAAAAATTATTTGATGGTACAACATAATAACTGTTAGCATTGATAGTCAATTCATCTTCGTCTATAACCCAAGAAGTCATAAATGAAGAACCATTGATATATGACACTAAGTCTCTAGCGTCTTTTAATCTATCTCTGACGACCTCTACTGCAGTGCTAACGATAGTGACCAGACTCGACTCTTCAAACATTCCTAAAGCCATATTCCATGACGCATTCTCTGTGCGTCTAGGAATCATAATGACAGTAGATTTCTCGTCTGATTTTAATGTAGCCCCGTCCATCAGGCTATCACCGAGAAACCTAGTCAAAAGATCAATTAATTTTTCTGATTTCTCACCACCCATCGTAAGCCCAGATTAGAGATAGGCGATGCGTCCAAATCAGCTAGTAGAATCACTATTGCCATTAAATAATTTTTGTGTGGTCACAACTGGTTTCAATTTATCAGCATTGTCATCAATCAAATTAGAAACTATATCAGAACAGTGAATTCTAATAACTTGCGACATGTACTCTGCAGGGGTGGGCATTCGATTATCACCCAGCTTGGTGAATCTCGATTTAAGCTTTTGCTGGTTGCGTCTTGATGTCTGCGTTCTGTTTTGGCTGTGCATTTTTGTTCCCACCGTATGCGTTGTTCATATAATTAATTACTTGACCGACCGAAAGTCCAGAACTCTTAATTATGCCCTTTATGAACGCATGGAGAGCAACACCCATTGTATATGGTGATATGCCGGTCTTGGTCAATAGTCCCACAAAATCGGAAATACTAGTTCTAGGCTCCACAGCTTCCTTTAGACGCATCTTCCACCTCTTACCGGGTGGAGAAGCTATGGTTAAAATCGAACGAATAACATTGGCTGCGTTCTGTAGTTTATTCTGGCCTGAGCTAGAAATGGATGAGGCTATGTCTTTGGCACGACTCACCAACTCAGACCATAACTTGACATCCTTCTTGGCCAAGAACTCATCATCAATAGTCTGCTGATCTCGCGATTCAGTGCTGGTCCTAGGGGCATTATCGTGCAATTCCTTAGCAGTCACGGTCTTATGCGGACGCTGTTGACGACCGTTGTCCTTTTGAGTCGGACCGACATGTTTATAAGTTTCAGCGTTCGGATCGGGAAGACTGCGATGCTGATGATAGGTCGTCGTACCGATAGACTGTTCAATCATCAGCATCAAACGGTCAGGAGTATGAATAGTCGATAAACGCATAGCTCACCATGTTAAAACTTACTATATTTTATCACGGAATACTAGACCAGTATTAAGTTGCTAATCAACTGGAGATGCTATGGATATCAACAACAGCATACTTATCAAATACACAGACGATGAGTATGGTAGATCGGCTAAAAAACTGGGCCTGATAAAACGCGCCTACGACGGCGACGCTGGTATCGACTTACCAATAGTCTTATCAAAATCAGAGGAACTCGAAGGTGGTTTGTCTATTTTCCCAGATAACCGCGTTATATTGCATACAGGTATTTGCGCAGCGTTCCCCGCTGGCTATTGGGGTAGAATAGTACATAGAAGCAGCACTGAGAAAAAATACAGATTGCGAGTAATTGAAGGGATAATAGATGAGTACCGCGCAGAATTATTAATTCAAGTCCATAATTCAAATTCATTTCCCGTTATCATAAAACACGGACAAAGATTAGCACAACTAATAATTTCTAAAACATATAATTTTCCATGTGTCGAAGTCGATGAACTACCTCCTAGTACAAGAGGGTTAAATGGATTTGGGAGTTCAGGCTCGTGAATCTCTATCAGCCAATCAAGTGGCAGTGCCTATAGACTCAGAGTCCCATCAGGATCAATTATTGCCAGCGGGATTCGAACATAAGTGTTTGATCGATTCCCCAATTTTATCGTTTCAGCCTCAGGATAATCAGCCAAGACCTGACTAAGTGTCAACCTGTTTCTATCCTTTATAAGAACAGGCGGAACCTGAACATATCCTGCGATTACAGGATATTGGCGATATACCTGAATCCCTTCACCATCAACTGTTGAAATATTGTACATAATCGTTCCATCTCCATCAAACGGTTACTTTAGCTTCATCAGCATATATAGTAATGACGTAAACATACTGAGAAACACCAGAGTGCCAGATATGAGCAATGTAACACTACCAGAAATTCATAACACCAAAGAGATGAAAGGCAGCGTATCCTTCATCATCAAAGACAAGCTAGGCAATGTAATAGATGTTCTGGAAGACCACAACATAATCAAAATCGGTATGAAAGAAGTCATACCACACAGAATCACACCTCCCAGAGTATGGGACCCAATCGGCGGCACAGGTGCAGGAGACTGGGTTGACATCGGCATTGATATCGACGAATTCGTCCCCAGATACATATGGTTCGGTGCTTCATTCGATGACAATAACCAGCCGATAGGAACCAGCGATACTCGCTTCTATTACTACGACAGCACAACCAACTCCTTCAAACCAAATCAACTTAGCCCCGGTGCTGCTTTCAACGGCGGTCTTATCAACCCTATTCCCATTGCCGACCCAGACAGACCACTAAAAAGAATCGAACGAGTATTCTTCGAACCAAGTTATCAACCAGCCGGTAATCCACTGAACAATGATGATGTTCGAGCCATCAATAACATCATGTTCATAGAGACAACACTCAGATTAGATGAGTATAATGGATTTGGCAATTCGACCAACGACTACTTTGATATATCGGAAGTAGCACTAGTAGCAGCACGAGAAATAGATCTGCCCGGAGCCTGCGAATGCGACCCTAGAGTCATATTCAGACAAGGCCAAACCAATCAAATACCGCTGATAGCAACTGCCAACGGCACCGACACTATCTCATTAACATCAGAGATGAGTAGCTACGCCACCATTATAAAAGAAGGCGATCAAATTCAAATAGTAGCGTCCGGTGGTACAAATGATGCCGATGGGATTGGCACACAACCAAATGACTTCTACATGGTAATTAGCAAATCGACCGGAGGTCACGATCTGACACTGGATAGAATCCCCACAAGTCTAGGTAACGTCCCAATCAGTGGAACTATTGGAGTCTATAGAGAAGGCCATAAAATAGTAGCCCACAGAATCACATCACCAATCATCCGCAAAAACAGTGCTTTTACCGTCACTTGCAGATGGAAGATCATAATAGGCTAAGCGAGCATCGTCAATACATCACCAATATTTCGCACTCAACAATGGACCAGAAGAAACAATGGACCACAACCATAATGCGTTAAAGTTAAAGACCCACCATACAAGTCTATGCGCTTCCCCCAGACCCAATGAGCAGGTTTCACAAAAAAGTGCAAATTGTAAGAGCCACGAGGAGAACAATGCTCTCCCCAGCAAAAACAAATAAGACCAGCACGATTGAAATAAGTTCTCATTAGACATGTTTCCTGACTAGCCTAAGAAAGCCCTTTAAGTCGTTTTCATAATAGAATTCGTTGACTCCGGTCGCACCCTTTCTCACCAGAGTCCGACTAGATACTGTCGGGCTATTAACAGCCTCAAGCCATATACCATCAGATTTAGTAGCCGCAGTTGACCGACATGCATTGCAGAATCCACTACTAATACTAATAAACATATCAGAGTGATTAAAGATCTCAATGCACTCACGAAGTGGTAGAGTCACCAAGATCGCCCCTGCTTTGACTAAGGCACTGATAGCCTTAGTGGAGCTTTTATTGCTCAAGATAACCTGATGACCCTGATCTAATAATAGTCTGGCGACCTGATCCATCCACTGCTCATTCCAATATGTCTGACCGCTTTCGGCATAGCATTCCATTAACACTCTCTTTTTACCAGCCTTTGGCTTCTGCATCTGACTAAGAAAGTATTTAGCTGAGGCCTGCTCCATAACAGTCAGCGTGATCTCGGCCAACAACGGAATCTCATATGGCACATCATCTTCCTCCAAGGCTCTCCAGAATGAGCACCATAGATTCTCTCCTACTTCTGGATGTCTAAGGCTATTACGACGACCTCCCATCAAAATCGGAGCCGGGCAATAGATCTTGTCAAATATGCCCATTTTACGAACTTGATCAGGTAGAGTATCGTATAAGCTAAATGCTTCATGCTTACCAGCAGCAGGCGAAGCATGAATAGCCGTAATAAGCGGATTATTGAGAAAAGCCGACTGATATGGAATAGATGTGAAAACATGCAGCTGAGCACCAACGTATTTGTTCAGCAACGGGCGGAACATCATCGTCGAATTACAGCAGTCACCCCACGAAGCCACCTGAATAAATGCCAGTTTCACATTCTGTCTCCGTAGAAAATGAGACAATACTATCGCTGATAATGTGAATTAGTATCTGCCGAATTATACAGCTTATATTGCTTGAACTTGATATATGTCAAGTTGCCATGTAGCATATCATAGATCATATTATCGCATTGAGTGGCAAGCATCATATTTTGATTTATAATCGCACCGATTTTCCCTATTAACTTGTCTCTCATATCACCTTGTTTTTCGTGTGTTAAGAGTGTCGTATGATACAACTTTAATGAATTTATGCTCATACGATCTAAGAGCGATCCAAGGCCTTCAGATGCCAGACGGGCATTTCGATCTATCGGAAGCCCATAAGTGGCAATTGACGCACAAAATACATCATCACATTTTTCGACCAGATCATTTCGTCTCTGATTAGCTATATCAATTCCCTGTTTGCATTTAGGAATATGACTCAGATCACCGGTGCCAGTATACTGGCGACACGGATCTTCATTGTCCCATACATTAGCATTGGCAATATGAATCTTCACAAAAAATTCAATCAGGCTCTCATTGATCTCAAAGTATTCATAGTAACTCAACGATTCGCCATCCAAAAAATCAACAAGTAAAGTCTTGGATACATCTAGTGCATACCGGACTATTTTATCATAATTGATCTGGTCGGCATTCTGATTAAAATACGCCGGAGATAATTGCTTCGAGGAATCATAGATAACAGATGTCAAATCACGACACCCGACAGGAAGACTCATAGGAGAAAGCATTCGAATAGCAAACACAGACCAGAATGATCTATTCTTGAATGCTAGCGATCGAAAAAGCGGTGTGTGCATCTATCACCTTTGAATGTTAATCGTAATTTTAAATTAACATTCGAATTAACATTAAAGCAAAGGGGCTATATTGTGCTTAAACCAGTTGATAGTCTGATTTAATCCAGCTTTAAATTCCGTCCGGGCCTGAAAATTCAATAGCTCCTTAGCCCGACTCGTATCGATGGCTCTTCTTGGCTGGCCATTAGGCTTTGACTTATCCCATTGCACAACCATATCATCATAGCCAAATTCATCAATAATCATTTTTACCAGATCGTTCATACGCACTTCATATCCACTTCCAATATTGATAAACTCGCCAGAATTAGCCACAGCATCATCAGTCTCAATTGCCGCCAGAATCGCATGGCAAAAATCATCGACAAAAAGGAATTCCCTAGTCGGCGAACCATCACCCCATAAGACAAGCTCGGTCTTGTCCCGATTGGCCAGATAGATTTTCTTTATCATTGCTGGAATAACATGGCTTGCGTTATCACTGAAGTCATCATGCTCACCATACATATTAGTTGGAATCAAATTGACTACATTTAATCCGTGTTCCATGTTAGCACATTTGGCAAGATACCCGACGAACTTCTTCGCCAGTCCATAAGGAGCATTGGTGATCTCCGGAATTCCATTCCAGATTTCTTCTTCCTTGAAGGGAATAGTCGTCGGCACACAAGGATACATGCACACAGTACCGACTTGAATCAGCTTTGGACTACCATGACTCTGTTGCATAATAGCATTCAAAACATTCAAACAAATACTGGCGTTGGTCATACCCATAGTGAACGGGTAAGCTTTATTTAAACCAATCCCGCCGACAAAAGCAGCTAAATTGACGACATAACCGGGCTGGATCGTTGAAATATATTCGACACACTCATCCAAGGAAAAACAGTCGCACTCAATTCTAGATGGAGCGAAAACCCGATATCTTCCGGATAAATAAAATCTTCCGGATAGGTAATTAAGAAGGTTCTTTCCAACGAAACCATGCCCACCAAACACAACCACTTTATTATTCTTGATTGTGCTAACCCGTCCAGATTCGCAGAGTGTTGCTTTCATCAGATTGAAACGATCTGTAGCACCACCGGCCTGAATGGCCTTGTACTTTGCATAATCCATCTACTAACTCCAATAGACGGATTATTTACTGTCACTCTCGATTTCTCGCACTTGGCACTCTATATCAAATGCAGTCTTAGTCGATTCTAATGACAAATCCGCCATAAGATCATCGGCTCGTTGTATAATTTCTATATATTGTGAGAAGTTAGCCAATGCCATATCTAATATCTTAACGAACTCAGACTGAAGTGATTTCCTTAATTCCTTATTGGAAATCACATTCAGTCTAGTCATGAAATCCAGAGAAGCCTTTATAATCGGCTCAGGATTTTGACTTTTCACCATGTCTGACATATTGCCCCTCAACGAGCTTGTTCTCTAACTTGGCAAGATCCTTAATTGACGAGGTCAATTTAATCCATTCGCCGTTGGTAAGTCTGGTATGTTCATCGGCACTAAGCTTACCATAGATAATGCCGTTGTACGAATTGAAATTGGCCTTGGTATTATCGTCGAGAATGGCCACATGCGACAAAACACTGAAGCCTTCGTGATCGAATTTCTCAGCAACTCGGCTATACAACCGAGCCTTAGGAAAAGCCAAAACGAAATCATCGATGCTAAACTGGCAAACCACCTTGACAGGGGCATGCTTGGCCTTCGGCTCTTGTGCCTCCTTGACCACCTTTGGCTTTACATATATGGCAGAGGCATCGAAGACGATTCGCGAAGAGTGCACTTCCTGCAATTCGCTTCCTTCCTCAAAGAGAACAGAAAAGCATCCATTCTTACCAAGCCCATGTACAGTGCATGGCACCTTGACAAGATCATTATTCAAAAAGAAAACGACCTTGTCAGGTGTCAGGCCAAGTGCAGTCAACTTCTCATCATACTGATTAACGATCTCGGCAGACATCGGCTATCTCCTAAGTGTAGTGCAATCCTACACTAGTATAATACTATCGACCAGCCGATTAATGCGGACCACATCGATCAAATAGATACTCATATTTTAATTTAGGCCATTCAGGAATTTTGTGGAGGCTATTAATTTTAACAAACTCTGACTCAGTCATATCCAATTTAACAGCACGATTATAAATAGTCTTCTTATGAATCAATTCATCAGTATCACAATTATAATACCGATAATTCCATCCGGTTCTTGAAATCAATTTAAAATTACACGCTCTATATATAGTCCCCCAATGCTGTTGTTTGTACAATGGACTCTGGTCGGCAAATGACACAATACCAGCAGCATCATTAATCCGCGCCTCGTTACGAAGCACTCTTGCCAAAAAGTAACTCAGACCATTTTGCCCAATATCTGAAGATGCCAATCGCGTTATTTCAAGACATTCCTGGCCGGTACTCAATTTTATCTCTGCTCTAGTCGGGGAAGCAACAACGGCAATAGCCGCCGTGCTACCACCGACCATTAATCTATAATATCTTCTACCTTTAGTAGGACCTAAATAGTGATTGTCAATCAAAAATTGAGCAGTATCGGCATACGAGCATTGGTCTATATTAAAATTCTGCCTATCAATACTGGCATATTCAGATTTCGCAGTTCCAGCAAGCCTCGAAACGAATGCATCTGTTACGTTATTGTCTGTAACGTATATAAATCTGTGATCTGGATAGTCTCGTGTAACGCATAAATATTTAATCAAATCAGACCATAATTTGTTTCTAACTCTTTGATATTTCCAGTGTCTTCTAGAAATACCATGCCAATGATCGCCATTAACTTCTATGAAAACTTTCAGATCAGGCAGGTATTCATCGATTTCAAATACCCTATTCTTCCCATTATAACGCCCAGAATATACGAAACACGTCTGATGCTTAACAGAATAATTATTTAACAAGTTTATGAATGATTGATGTAATTCACCGATCTTACGCCTAGCCCAATAGTCAGAATGGTGTCTGATCTTAAATTTATGCCTGCGCAACCATCGTTGCACCAACACACCATTACAGCCAAGCCGATCAGCAATATCAGTCGAAGACAACTCTTGCTCAACATACAGTCTATGCATGACAGATCGATCAGACAATTGAGCTAATAATTGTTTTGGATTGTCATGTTTTATTTGGTGCTCACCATTCTTTCTAATAATTATACCATTCTTCCTCATAAAATCACGGATAACACTGTCACCAGAAAAACCGAAATATCTAGCTATATCAATAGTTGACTTTTTACTATCATATAATTCCTTGACACTGCTATATGATAATGTCCTGCCTGATATCTTACTGGCTCTCATCTGAAACACTTTATAAATATCAATTTGATGAGATTTGATAGCCTTTCTAACATGTTCCCTATGAACTTTTAATGACTCGGCTATCTGATTTAAAGTCCACCCATCTGACAACTTACCAGTCAACCATTCTTTATCATGTAACTGTACTACATCAGCAACATCATTAACTCTTCTTCTTCTAATATAAGACTCTATGGCACGGTGTGATTTCTTATACTTATCGCCTAATGCACGACGTGTCATACCACTGACAAAATCAATAATTATCGGATCATTTTCAAATCCAACATACAAAGCAATATCACGCTTAGCTTCTGCCACTACACGCACCTTCTTTGTAACTGTTGTTATACTATATTTACACCAGCCACACAAAATCGTCATGGTCGGCACCAGTACCGATCATGACCACCGGCAGATTGGTAATAGTCTGTAATTTATCAACATATTCATGAATTTTATGATGCATTTTCTTAAAGTCAGAAATACCTCCTCTGACACTCAGTGCCGAGAAATGGATATATTGAGGGAAATTCAAAATCAATTTAGTCGCGCCCGAAAGTTTTGCACTATTCGCCACTAGCTTCCACGATTGAGTGGCTACGCGCCTAATCTTTTTCGTCACAGTCGTCCTCTCATTTTCGGCCAACTTCGCTATATAATCTGGTGGCATTTCCGCACCATGGCCGACTTCCTCCCACGTCATTTCCTTCTGATCATGGAGAAAATCACCAGAATATCCAACTATATTCTGGCCATCATAGTTATTTCCCACTCGAATAGGAAACGACCTGATATTCATGTAGACATCGCCAATCATATCTGGCGTAATGCACATGTCAGCATATGCCTGTTGTGGTGTACAGTCTCTGAATGTGCATGTCGGATAGTGAGTTCCGCAATTCAGAGACAACGCCCAGCCCTGCGATACTTCATGAAGCCATATTTTCTGGTTTTCTATAATCATACTTCTAATATAAGAATAAAAGTCAATAGGCTCCAAGATCGTTGTCTTTGCGCCGTCTCTCAGACTGGCAACAATGACAGCGGATTTCTTTCGCATCATCTTCTCAGCAGCAGCGGCACCGCTACCACTCATAGTCGATGAAATATGAAGCGTGGACATGTCGCCATTAGGCGACTCCATTTCCGTATGTCGGTCAGAAACGATAGACGCTCTACTGTGAACAATCAGGCTGACATCATTACCAGTACCATCTTTTGATACCTGCTTGATTTCTTTAAATAATTGATCAAGGAAGAAACCAGAAGTTGGTCCGATCACCAATTTGATTTCTTTCCTAGCCGATTTCAATAGGGCGGCTGGCGATGGAAGAACTTTAAACACATACTTCTCGCCGTCTTTTACGACAGTATGCCCGGCATTTGGGAAATTGTTGGAAGACGCTGCGTCAATCCCAAAAATAGATCCTAGCCTAGCGGCAGCGGCACCTTTACCACTACTACCCCAAGCTGAATCAAACAGAACATTGAACTTACCTTGCTTCATGGAAACATTCTCCGGGCTATGTGGTAGTGGCCTATTTCGCAGATTTCTTAGATGGCCTTCTGCTCTTATTGAGAATAGACCGGATAAGCGACCTAGCTTTCAAATCCTCGGATGCCATGTGAAGACGATTAATATTCTTTATGAGGCATCTGATTCTTGGTGTAGTTGTCTTATTCGACATGGTGTCACCTCTTGTCTTTGAGATACGTTGTGAACTGTCTCGCGCTCAAAATACACTTAATATTACCTTCTATGGAGTTTACAGTTGATACGGCGATTTTAGAATCAATATTTCCACAAATCTTAATACAATACTCTGGCCCGATAATATTCTTCAATTTCTCAATAACAGAACCATAAGTCCGATAGCTAAACGATACTGTAGGAGGCTTATGCTCAATGCCGAATCTGTATTCTTCCGGCCTAGGCAGTTTACGCAGCAAGTCACTATTAATCAGATTATTATCATGTCGAAACGCCAGACAAAGCGAAGCCTCCGGATTGATTTGTTCTACAATAAAATCATAAGCCGCATTGATACTATCGATGTTCTTTTGAATCGTGTCATTGGAAATCTTGGTGTGAATTTCAAAACCATCGGCATTCAGATCATCAGCAGAAAATCCTATAAACTTGTCTATCCCGTTGGAGGTACCATTATCCCAATCGGTGTGAACTATAATCTTGAATTTAGCTGCAAGCTTGCGTTTCAAAGCCATCAAACTACCAGACAGGCCCGGAGAACATGCGACCGTATCAATTCTGTCATCATTTAAAAACCGAGTGATGATACTGATGTCAGTATCATTCATGATGTCAATTTGCATTGTCGGTCCTTATACGCTAACAGAAAGTCTATACTTTCTGTGATACCATCAAACATTGTAATACTATCCAAATAATAAAACGAAGGAGTTGGTTGAGTCTTATCGAAACCAATCATAATAATAGGAATATTCATCGCTAAAGCAACACCTATCTCAATATGGGTTCCGAAACCACCGGGGTGAAGCACAACCAGATAATCGGCTTTCGCCACTCCCTCCATTTCATTCTGGGCGACTTTCCTCTTCAGTTCAGAATCAGAATTGTCGATATAACCATGAGTAGCCCATTCATAAGTGACTTCAAAACCGGCCTGCTTCAAAAGACCGTTAAAGGCATTGACTGCTTCGGCATTAGCTAACTTGCTAGCTGTGTAGATTTTCACTGCATCTTCTCCACTATCTGCCTGGCTTCATGTAACGATCGTATCTTAATCGAATCATGCGTAATGAATTCGATGGCGAACTTATGATCGATCTTTTGATACTTATTCACAAATTGATATTTCAGATAGGACGAGCAGAAAATGATATTGTTTCTCTCTGATTCAGACAATGATTTAACAGCATCAGAATAAAATTTCGCCTCCCCATCAAATCGACGTTTACGCTCTTCTGGATTTACATCAGGATTGACACCATAATAATGCACTTTCCCGGCGACATCAGACATGTCACACCCAAGGATGTATATTCTTTGATAACCAAGCCAGATACCTATTTGAATGCTGGCATATACTGAAGATCGCCCTATATGAATGCCTTTCGACAGATCACGCTGAAAACCACCGGTAGGAACATTTTTCAATTTAATTGATTTCGGTTTTTCCGCTTTTATAGCATTGCTCGTAAAGATAGTGCCATTATAGGATTCCCATTTGTCCTTGTTGCGCTGATATTGAGAAGCATCAAAAAAGACCCAATAGTTCGTCGGCCAGCATCTCTCATCTGGCTTATTGACTATAAGTGTGTCAACATACTCAAGTCCGACCAGCTTTGACGTATCTACTTCGGCCAGCGAAGGACCATTACCCATTATCACCAGAATTCTATTTCTGCAGGTATCTTTTAATCTTACAATCGCCTGAACGTCTTTTTCTGATACTTCACTAGTGATGCGTTTGATCACAGGGCCGCGCTTGTTGACTGGCACTGATGGCCGTGATGGCCTGATGGATCGTGGCGACCGATCGATCATAATCCCATTGTTTTTTATATCCTGCTGCTTTGGCTGTGGCTTGATTATAATTGTCGGTTTGACGAAATCGCGTAAACGATCTGCCGCCGACGCTACTTGGGTCGGCGGCATTCGTTTCCTAGTGATCGTCGGCGATTTCACATTGACAATTCGCCTAGCTTGCTGGCTGTGTTGTCTGTTGATCGCCGGTTTTATGATGATTTGACCCATATTAAACTAGATAATCTTGACAAGGTGCCTTGTATGTGATAAAATAATCACATCATCGGGACTAACGCCCTTCTCGCTGATCTATTTCGTGACAATGACCGAACGATAGTCTGATTGGTCTTGATCTTGGCGGTCGCAATCAGTCGGTCTTGTCTTTTGTCACTATTGAATATTGTGAAAGTTTCACGATGGATAGCCATAGTCATCAAACTGAAGACCGGGGCAAGTCCGGGAGTGAACTTGAGTTTCTTATTCTTAAGTTTGGTAATGATCGCCAGATTAGTAGTGGACACTATATCATCATACTTCGGATCATTAATGTTTGCAAACTTTTTAGCTATACCAGAACAGATAGAATAGACCTGATTGGCCAATTCTGTCCAAGAATGATTAAGTGGTACTTCACGACGAAAGCCAGCATACTTAGTATTATTCGGCAACTCCGATATTGCTATACTTTTGCCAGAATTGCAGAAATTAATCAGTTTGTCGATCGTAATACACGAAAAAGAGCGAAACGTTTTTCCATCATACACGATATAGTCAATGCCATCATTGACATACGGATCATGGATTATCGTTCCATTCTTCTGCACCGACCGGACATCTGTCTTCGGTCTGGACCATATCAACCCTGATTTGCGATAGGATTCTAGCTGAGGATATTGTAAAGCAATGGCGTAATCATACCACGTTGCTTCCAGCTTCTCCGAATCGCAATAATTGCCCTTGGACTTAGCCATACTAACTTCCCTCACCATGCACAACGGAGTAGACAATGACCGTAACCACGAAGGTTGATCAACTACCAAAATTATACCTACGAGGGGCCTTATTCAATATAACTCTCGTAAACCTTACATCAGAACAGCGTAGGAAGCTAGAAGACGCAATAATCGAATGGAGTTCAGCCCCTGAACTCGAAAGCATCAGAGAAGGATTTAAACACCAACTCAGATCGACCATTGGCGGCGAATACGCAGACCCTGATAAGGCGTTTGGAGAATTTCAAATCGCACTGACAAAAAGCCTGTGCTATTTGATGTACCATACAACGTACTCCATTAAATGTGGCCACTGCAACAGTAAAGCATCAGATGGCAAGAAATACCAGAGACTACTGCTGGTCTGTCCACAATGCCAGCATACCAAATACAAGAACAAATACGTCCCAATATCAAAGATCAAAGCCGATCCAAAGCTATGCTCATCACCGTTCATAGCCACACCATCAAACAACAAAGCCGTCAAAAAATCACAGACTATCATGAGTGATCGCCTGCGGATGGCCAAATTCATAACGAAAGTCATCAAGAACTACATCCGACAGACGCTGAAAGAAAGCAAGATAACTCGTACAGAAATCGAATACCCAATCGACACAGCCACAGCCGATGTCGCCTTAGCCAGCCATATCGAATACGCCATGGCCAAGCAAAACCACAATGTCTCCGTCATCAAAGACGAAAAGACAATCAGAATAATCCACAATATAAAGAACACCACGCCATACAAAATTGTCGAGGAATTAAAATCGTTGCGACTAGGCTATGAAGCACACGGAGTCATCACCAACATCGACGACAAATACCTGACTATTACCGTCGATCCTGACCTGCCCATAGTAAACGCAGTAGTCAAGAAATCGGAGGTAGTCAAAATAACGACAATCTCCAATGATCCAGACTCTGCCAACTCAGATTCTATCCTCTTCAACTCCAATGGCAGTGTGCTCGATCCACACTCCATCGAACTGAACGAAGCAATAGACTTCATCAAGGGACAGCTGACACCACAGGCACTAGCTATCTTCGAAATCTTCCATAACGAAGGAAGTGCATGGGAGAAATTCCAAGCAAGATATGGAGAGAACGAAAAGCCACACCTTAACAAAATCAGCGACTTCCTCGGATGCAATGCGAACACCGTAAAATCATCGCTGCACCTCATCAGGAAATTATGCTACTCATCAGGATTGAGTAGAACCGAAATATAAACAAAATACCGCTATAACCCGACCCCACGAATACCGCAAGAGTTCGTGGGGTTTCTTTTATACTATTGCTCAACAGTCGCATAACTAAAACCATCTCTCTTATCCACAATAATCCTAGAAGGAAAAGAATCACGCATCCTGTACATATGCGAAACTACCATGATCGAATCAAACCGCTGTGACAAATCATCATTAACAGCCGTCACCAGAGCCTGAACACCAGCAGTATCCATCTTAGAATCAACCTCATCCAATACCATAATATTGCTGTACTTACCATACAATGACACATTAGTCAAAAATATGCTCAAATCAATCGCCAGATCAACCCTCTGATGCTCACCACCAGAGCAAAAATCGAAACTATGACCACAAGACGTGATAATATTCAACGCCCGGTCAATAGCAATGCCTATGTCAGAATCAAATAACTCAGTAAAATGCAGCAGATAACTATTAAAGGACTTGACTAGATCACCAACTAAGTCAGACTTGATCTTGTCCTTGTCGTTATAACTCTTGTAAATCAAATTGGCATGCCTTATGTCATCCACCCTCACAGTCAATTCAGATTCCTTTAGCTTAATAGATTCTTCCAATTCAGAAGCTTTGGTTTCTGCCTCCTGAATCAAAGAATGATAAGCATTAGTCGATTTCGCCTTATTCTCAGCAGCTAGACGGTCACGCTGCGCGAACTTCCTATATTGAACAATGGAGTTGGCTATATTGACAGCCTCCTGCTGTGTATACTGTGGCTTCTTGTCGATCAGCATCTGATCAACTTCAGCTATCTTAACAGAGTGCTTTTGAATCTGATCTATCAGACCATCGCGGACGGCAATAGACTCATCCTTAGAGGCGGTCAGAGCAGCGATCTCATTCGCAATATGATCACCAGAAATCTCCTGATTACATAGAGAGCATGTGGTGCCTGACATAGTGTTGGCAGACTTGATCTTATTCTCTATAGAAGCTATCTGCAGTTTCGCCGCCCTCAGTTCAGCATCTAATCCGGCCTTCTTCTGCTTCAACTGATCAACTACTTTCACTGCAGCCTGATAATTCTCCCATTTCTTCTTTATCTTATCCACATCGATAACCGGCTGCGAATCAGCCAGCGCATCATACTCATCAGCCTTGTCATTCAGAGCTTTGACCTCTGCATCAACATTAGCACTGAAATTTTCAGCAGAAGCTCGTAAAGACACCAGCCTGCTGGCATTGGCAGTCAATTCACTCTTCAGCTTAGAGATTTCATCCTTGACCGTAGTCACACTCGTATTCATAGTGACTATGCGACGCTTAGCTGTCTGTGCCAGATCGTTAATAATATCAAGCTTAAAAAGGCGTTCAAATTCCTTACGACGAGTAGGAGCAGGTAAAGATAACCATGCCTTGTGCGATTGGGTAATAACAGCCGAGCTAGTAAACTGCTTCCAGTCAGACCCGATCATTTTAACCATATACTTATTCTGAATGCTGGTAGTGCCATACACTTCGCCATTAATCGATAACTCAGTCTCCCCGCCTTTGGCACGTGTTCTAGTGACCACAGTCCCATTCTTCATGACAATAGTCACTGAAACCTGATTGCAGAATTTATTGATAATCCTGTCGCCGGGCTGGTCAGCATGCATAGTCCGACCAAACAGGCACCACAGCATAGCATTGATAATAGAACTCTTTCCAGAGCCATTACTGCGCTCAAAATCACCGTTAGTGCTACCTATGATCAGACACGGACCTAATGCCCCAATGTCTATCGAAGTGTCGTAATCACCAAATGACTGAAACCCTCTAATAATAAGAGTCTGTGCATCAACTGCATTAAGATTTGGTACTTGATCTGGCATCAACATCATCCTCATTAGAAACTATCGGCTGTTTAGCAATATCTGCACCATTGTCCAGCATACGCTTAATACGCTCATCATGAGACGATTTCTCAAATCCATAACCAAAAGCGGCGAAATCCAAAGCCCTTGAAGTGTCGCCAATCATACTAACCATCATTCCGCCTTCCACGGCATCCTGACCATTCTCATCCTTGCATTTGTAGCCGACCTTGATGACGGAATACATATGCGCAATATGGTACTGCTCACACAACTCACGCAAATGCATATAGAAATCTTCCAGCATCTCGGCCATCTCATCACGGGATTCGAAAGGCACATCGCGCCTTCGAAGAGCTTCCACATCGTCCCCGCCTATAATAGTCGCCGCCATGATCTCTATCTCCTGTTGTTAGTTGATCTTCTTGATAGCACTGGAAATCCAGTTAGGAACGAAGACCTTGCCCTTGCCAGTAAGGAAGTCACAGGCAACCTGATCAAGAACATACGTCTTAGCCCAATCCTGATTATGCCGCACTCCACGACCAATACCCTGAATGAGCTTCAGAGCAGTGATGTAATCCCACATGCCATCAAATGCATCGATTAACCTCTTTAACTGCTCATCATCATATGGGTTCGGATAAGGACACTTGGCGATAATCTGAAAACGAGCCAGATCATCCTTCAAATCAAGGCCTTCATGCATAGCAGGCGCGACAATCACCGAAGCATGTTTATTAGCATGAGCCTCTAGCATTTCTTCCTTAGACGGGAAGTTATGCTGATAGGTAATCCGATTTCTGAACTTAGACTTGTCCAAGATGGCCTTAGAAATCGAAAAATTATGAGTATGAACGATCCCACGGTCATCAGCATGACGCTCCAAAATCGCATCGACAGCCTTGATGAGCTTAGGCTCCCACCCACCCTGATTGGCCTTGCCACCAGAAGCCCTGTAAGCTGGCATCAGGAAAATAGGGCGATTCTCCACAGGAAAATCGCAACCCATCTTGATATAATGATAGTCGGTTATACCAAGATTCTTAGCGAACAGCTTAGGGCTTAAAATCGTCGCACTCATGTGCAGAAAATGATTGGCCCGATTAAAAAAGAGCCTATCTGAAAAATCGCAAGCCATCACAGGCTTCAATCTAACAGTGTCGATCTGTCCTCTGACAGTAGGATTATCCTCTATCACCATAACCCATTCATTGCCACCGGTGGCACTCTCTATAAATATCTGAAGTCTGCCGATTACCTCTGTAAGACGCTCAGACTCTTCCAACTTCCGCTGCTCGTAAGCAGCAGCGGCTAAAATAGTCAACTTACCGGCAATATCATTCTCGATAGCCCACTCTGCATATTCTATGTAAGACCCGAATCGCGGAATGACAATCTTGCCAAACACAGCTTGGGACATATTTACTTGGGTAAAATCTAAAATCGATTTGAAAGCCCCATGAGCCTCATCTAGAATCATGAGGTCCCTAGGCATTACGAAATTGTCCGTATAGGCCGTCTGATATAGGAAACTATGATAATTCATAGAGGCATGCTTGTTAGACGAGGCTTCAAAGACACGCTCATAATAAGGGCATGTAGTATCAACCATGCCGAACTTCTCACGCCACCTCTGCTGTGCCTGATCGTCCAGTTTCTCAGGAAAGAAACACTGAGTACAGCGACCACGCCCTAATTGCTTTCTGCAATGGCTAGTAGATCCGCAGTCACGTTTGACCTGCTGCAACTCTAACAGACGCGACTCTTTCACCTTCTGCTGCTTTAAGAGATCAGGCCCATGAACATCATAGAAAGTACAAGGATAGGCATTCCTGCCCTTCAGATCTGAATAGACCTGATTGACAGTTCCCTCTCTACCAAATTCAGAAGAAATCTGTGACTGCAGAATCTTGCTGGAAGTCAGATAAAAGCTAGACTCCATCATCATAGCGGTAGTGATAGCTATAATCGATTTGCCCTGCCCGGTGGGAGCATCGAGAATCACATGCTTCTTGCCGGATCTGAATTGATATACGATCTGGGAAATAGCCTCTATCTGTCCCGGTCTAGAAGACTGATATGGAAAGGTCCTTATAGCTTCTTCACGAATACTTGATAAGTCGGTTGCCACTGTCACGTTAATGAACTCCTTCATGGTATCACAATAACACCTAGTAATACTAACAAAAGGACGAATAATGCGAATCATACAAGTCGCCGACTACCACCTCGGATTCGGAAGCAAATCAAAAGACGTACTCTGGTCCGCAAGAAAGACACTGAAAATAGCCAAGCAAATCAACTGCGATATGATCTTCGGACTCGGCGATCTATTCGACAACCGAGACGCTATTTCCCTAGAATCGCTCTACATGGCTCATGAAATATTCCAAGAATCAAAAAGCATGGGAATAGACTGGATGTGGTTCCCCGGCAACCACGACATGCACATGAAACACAACTGGAACAAAAACAGCCTGCTCAGCATCAATAAAAACGTGGAAGTCATCAACAAAACAGCCACACTGAAAATGGATGGAATCGACTTCATGATTCTACCCTACATCCACGACCACGCCGGATATAACATGGTTCTGACAGAAATGGAACAAAAAGCAGAGCCGAACCTAGAAAACACCATATTGCTGACTCACGTCGGCACCAACAAAGCAAGACTAAATAGCTGCTTCATGGCCAAAAACTGGTCAGACACAGACCTGACGGCAACCAAATTCAAAAGAATCTATACAGGCCACTACCACATCCACCAGCAAGTAGGTGATAACACATGGTATATTGGCAGTCCTATTCCACTGCGCTCAGAAGAAGGAGGAGTACCACATGGCATCATCGTCTATGATACCATCAAAAGAACACACCAATTCGTAAACCTGATGGCCCTCAACGACAAAGACCGGCCAGCCGACTATGTCATGATCAAATACGACGAACTGGAACAGTCACAGAATGTCGCCAAAAATCACATCAGAATCCTACTGGAAGAACCAATATCAGATGCTGAAAAATCAATCATTAGAGAAAGACTAATGAACCACGAAGGTGCATTATCAGTACGATATACAGAAAGAAAACAAAAAGAAATCATCAGCTCTAATAATCTTGAACTCAAGCATACCAACGTACGCGACATTTTCTCAAAATTCCTGACGACACGAAAAATAGAAACTAACGAATACAATCTTGCCAGACTAAACGAACTAAACAACGAAATAGTGGAAGAAACAATGGCAATAATCGCCGAAAAAGAAGCCGACCTAAGCGATCTTTAAGTCGGCCATCTGGACTACCACTACAAGCTGATGACACCGCGTTCTTGAGCCAGTTTCTGAACCTCTTCATCAGTTAGAGACTTCAGAACCTGTTCCTTGGTTGGGCGATCATAAGGCTGCATGGTCATATTGGACACTTCAATCAATCCATCAGGACAAACGAACTCCCTTGCCCCGTAGAAAAGCATCTTATACTTCTCTTTGAGAATCCGATAGATCTTGTCAAAAACGAATCGAATTTCCCACTCGGCATATCGTGATGTGCGTTGCATCATCATATGTCGAACCGCCGTAATATTGAACGTCACACCGATCTCATTATTTCTGCCATCAGGGGCAATACGACGAATGGCAGAAGTTAATTGTTTCTTCAAATCCATGGGAAAAGCTTTGTTTGGAATCCACTTGTAGAATTTTCCCTGTGTCAGATAGGCATCCTTGTCGCCGGGATATTCCGGATTGGGAACCCGCATGTTTTTCTTGCATTCGATATCATAGATGGCCTTCTCTATGTGCTGAAGAACGGCCATCTGTTCATCGACGCAGTCGCTCAAAATTGGATCGGCGACATATTCGATTTCTTCGATTCTGATGTAGCGGCCACTATTCTGACTAAATGCTGTTCCGATACCATGGCGAACCAGTTCATGTGTGAAAACACGTGAACCAGAAACTATGAAATTGAAGGTGGCATGTCTGAAGACGCTATTGTGACCTGTCTCAAAACAATGCTCGATGTTTTCTTTGATGTCTCTGGTTCGACTAATATTGGCATTATGGCCAAGTGACAGGCTCTTATAGCAGAGTTTGGCCAGCATGCTACACAAGATTTCTGCACTGTCGATCCCTTGATCTTCGGCAGCTATCATTGAATGGATAAAGTCTTCATTTCCGCTAGCCATTAGATATCGCTCAACGGCTTTGGTGTCGAGTTTGGTTGCACCAATAAAGTGCACTTGTGGTTCTACAAACTTAGGCATTAGCTGTTTCCTGCGATAGATGTGAATTGGAACTGTCTGATGATACTATTGATTAAAAGCGATTCTGTCATTCTGAGAATCTAATGCTCATATAATACCATTAGTGTCATGGCTAGTGATGACGTATTTATGTTCGGCGAACTGTGTGCGAATGCGGTTCGTTGAGGATGATTATAGTCAACTTCTGTTCATATAACAGACGGGTCTATCTTATTCAGAAGTTCTTACCCGCGATAAGAAGAACTGAACATACGAACGAGTGTTTTAACCTCCACTTGTGTCAATGAGTCGTAACGGGGGCTACGTATTCGGTCAACCACGTTTACCAAGGAAACTTGGGTTTTTCTCCGGGCAACGAGTTAGTATTTGATCTAACATTAGGGCTGCGTCCCGGTCAGATGTCATACGAACAAACAGGGTAAGGCCAATACACATTGACCACAATCGTACAAAGACTGTAAGAAATTTAAAAATAATATAGCTTCTCGTCTTGCAAGTTATTTGTATGACGGGGGAAGCCCTTTAAGTATACATAAACTATGAACATACCATTTCTTCCCAAAACGAACATAGTAGAAGGTACCAAATATATAGATTATTTAGGTATAATCTGGGAATATGACAAAGAAACCAACAACTTTAGACAGACAGGAATAGTACAAACCCTTCCCGAAGTCAACGAAGAACAAGACGGTCTAGCAACGCCAGCAATCCAGACAGAAATTAATGAACTCAAAGAAAAATTCGGACCGACCCTAACAAACCTACCAGCATTCTTCAAATTAAGCCCAATAACCGATGTATACTACTACATCCTGAAATCAAGCAACAACACAATCAACTTCATCATAGAAGGCGACGAATCACTACGATTAGAAATAAACATCCATGAGATACTCAGACATTTCATCTCAATGGCGAGAAAAGGCGATAGAGGCGACGTAGGCGACAGAGGAGATCCCGGATACGACGCTATCCCAGATGCCGTCATCTGTGGCGAGCCTACTCACAATATCACTAGCCGTTTTTCATCATTTACAGAAAAACAGATAGTCATCAAAATACCAGTTAAGAACATAAATGGTGAAGATATAAGCCTAAGACTGTTTTCCGTCCGACCACCAGAGTATACCGATGATGGAGTAATAATATCTGCAGACGTTCCAGTCGATGGAACATCGCCTACTCAGCTGAAATCCACCAGCCTATCATTCAAACTCAACCCTAATTCATCAGCCATCTATGCAGACGGATATCTGACTGCCACTATTAACCTGCTTAGCGGGTCCTTCAATGATCGATGGTATTTCAGAGCACTACAGAAAGGCGAAAAAGGCGATCCCGGAACCGCTGGCAAGAGCTATATCAATGTCATAAAGACAGTTCTTCCGCCACGTGTCAGTTACGCCCAACCAGTTATCGAATTGCGAGTAGACGAGTTAAGGGATGCTATAGCGTTCACAAGGTCAGAAATTCCAAACGCCCAATGCATTAGTAGAATTACCGTTCCCGGCATACCTGATATCGCCCCAGACCATCCTTATAAGTCGAACCTGCTGGCTGTAGAGAAAACATTTAATTCCTGTAAGAGATTCAGGCGATGGAAGCTGGAAGACGAAACCAACGTTAGGGCGACATTAGAGTTGCCTCAGTGGACTCCTATTGCCGGTTGTCAAGTCGGCGATTTTTATAATGAGTATAATTTCGACTGGATTGGCTATAGTGATATCGAATCGACTAATGGAGTATGGGCTACACCGGATGGCACAAGAAGTATTAAGTATCCATGGGTTATAATGAACTCTGACCGTCCAGCTGAACAAGATTGTAACCCATGTACAGACGGCACTGCTTAGGAGCAAACATGAATAATCCGGAAAAGATCGACACGCATCTAACAGAGTTAAAGAGACTGGTAAATGAACTGAATGTCGAAGTTAGAAAACTGATTAAAGCCATGGGTGAAACAGAAGATGAGACTTTGAATACTATTAGTACGACAACATTCATGTTAATGAAGACGATAAGCGACTATCTGGAACTGAAGAAGGATTAGTTTACTATTAGATATTCAATATGAATTTGAAATGCCCAGCATCCCATAGCCTACGATACCCATTGTTAAACATATTCTGCGATTCTGATAAGTCAGGATCGCAGACAGGTAGTAATTTGGGCAACTTGTGTTTTTGACATTTCTGGCGAGAAAGTACATTCATTCTACAATCTAGATAACAATAATTCGGTTTAGTGATTTTAATTAATTTGAATCCGCAGGACATATAACCTATTCCAGATGAAAATCTTCTGTCAGCATAGGTCATAATAGTTTTTGGCTTATGGATTTTAATAAATGCCTGTAATAATCTACTTAGGCCACCAACAACACAATGGTTCAATTTAGTAGCGAAACGGCAGATTTCCCAACGACCATCTTTATAATCGATAAAATTGATTGCTGCGACCGTTTCGTCTTTATAATTTAAATTAATAGATACCGATCCCGGTCTGTGACCGTAAAGGTGATTTGTATTAAAAAATGACTGTTGATTGGGCGGCTCATCATCGACGGCACATTTTCTTGCATGAATTTTAGATGATAACTGTAAGTTGTTTAATATCATAGATTTTACTATCTCTTTTTTATTAGACCATTCTGCGTCTGTAAATTGTAATAATTTAATCCCGATACTCGAACATTTGTCGCATTTTAAACTGTGTCTCATGCGTTGTTCGTGCGTTTCCGGTGACTCGTATGAATGCCAATAATTTCCATTCAACTCTATAGCCAATTTATGATCAGGAATGTAGATATCTAGTTCAAACGGTTTTATTGTTGTGCGATCATTGAGTATAATTGAGCATGGTTTAGCAGATTTAATAAATTCACTAAGATCATATTGGTCAGATGATAGAGAGCACGTCGGGCATCCGCCTCTGGCTAAATGATAACCAGCCGCAATATTAAAATCACCGTGTTTTCTACAAGTTATTGTGACATTCGTCTTGCTGTTTTTATAGTCTGTGTGATCATAAATATATCGACCACTCCAACGAAGATTTGCCTCAGTAATAAATTCCCCAGTGGTTTTAGTTTGATTATTACTACATTTAGGACAACCGTTACTACTATTAACGTGATCACGTGGTCTTTGTAAAAAAACGCCATGCTTTCTACATTTTATTTTGACTGGGATGGTTGCCCTGACATATTCGACATCTGTATAATCATATAAATTACCATGTACTTTAATAGATTTGGCTATGAAATCATCACATGAACCAGTTATAATGCTTGCAGATCGATCAACTCCACATTTCTTACATCCTTGACCAGCAATATGATTAACTGGTCGTTGTTTGAATTTACCATGTGACGGGCAAATGATCAAAACTGGAGTGGTAGATGAAAGATATTGCACTAAGCTATAATCGTATTTAAAACCGTGTTTAGCTTGTGATTCTGATATAAATTGGGCATTTGTTTTCAATTTATTATTAGAGCATTTTGGACACCCATTGCCATTCAGATGAGCATTTGCTTTGACAGAGAAATCACCATGGATTTTACAGGTAACAGTGATTTTTTGATTACTTCCTTTATAATTAGAATTATAATAGGAGTATCGATCGCCATGTATAGATACAGCACGTTGAATGAAACGATCTAGTGTGCTTTTGCCAGATCGCCAATTTTCTGATTGTGTGCATTTACTGCATCCTTGACCAGAAAGATGTGCTCTCGGCATTTGCCGAAATGGTCCATGGGTTTTGCAAATTATCGTAATATGAGCGCTAGAATTTACATATTCGACTTTGCTATAATCGTATCGATTATGGTGGACATTGATGAAGTCTTTTATGACTTGGAGGCTAGTTTTTCGTATGGCCATTGTGAACTCCGCTGATTATTCTGGTAATACTGATTTTACCCATTTACATAGCCACTCTATTTTTTCCACGCTCGATGGCGTAGCCACTCCAGAACAATATGCAAAGGCGTGCGTTGATCGAAAATGGAGCGCGGTAGCTCTTTCTGAACATGGCAATCTAGGTTCTTGGCCTGATTTATATGAACAATGCAAAAAACACAAGTTGAAAGCAATTTATGCTTGTGAGATATATTTCAACGATTACGAGCCAGAACGAAAGGAATTTGCCGCTAACGGCGGGAAACTCAATGACCTAAGAGAAACCGACCCAGTCACCTATAGCCGATATCGACGCGACAGACACCTGACAGTCATCGCCAAAAACAAAACCGGCTATCACAATCTCATGAGGCTATATACCGACTCATTCAAGTATGGTTATTACTATCGCAATAAAGTATGGTTCGACCTTCTATGTAAGCATAAAGAAGGTCTAATTATCACTTCCGGCTGTCTAAATGGGCCAGTCCCACACGAATTACGACTGACTGATCAAAAGGAAAAACCACGGCTTACTAGCCCTGACAAACGAGGGGCCATCGACTGGCTGAAGAAATTTAAAGCCGCATTTGGAGAAGACTTTTACGTCGAGTTACAGATGCCGGGCATTGAAGGTGATGATTTGGTATTCCGGCAGCTTGTTGCTATGGCTGACCATTTAAAGATCAAACCACTGATAACCAACGATGCCCACTATTTGACACGCGATGACTCAGAACTGCAGATGATTATGATGGCTATCGATCAGGATGTACCAGTGTGGGACACGGAGAACCTGTTCCACGTTAATAGTTCGGAACAATATTTTAAGACCAGAGCAGAGCTATGGGAAAGATTCAAGAACAATGGCTACTCAAAGGGAATAGACGACAGGCTCTTTGAGGAAGCTTGCGATAATACCTTGGAAGTCAGAGATAAATGCGAACATATCAAAGTCGATGATGCTCCCAAAACACCCTATGTCGGTGAAGACTCTGATGCACGACTGATCAGGCTTGTTACACAGGCTCTGAAAGACCGGAATCTATTGAAGGATGAACGAAAATACGTCATCGACGGTAGAGAAGTTACCCATCTTCAGCAGGCTGGTATAGAGCTAAAACGAATTATAGATAAAGGCTTTTCCAGCTACTTTCTCATCACGGAAGACTTGACGCAAGAGAGCTATCGTCGCGGTTATATCCATAACGCGCGTGGTTCTGCTGGTGGTTCATTGGTCTGCTGGCTACTTGGTATATCTCGCACCGACCCTCTTCCTTGGTCATTGAGTTTTGACAGATTTCTCAGTGAGAGCCGAGGCGGATTTATGCTCAATACTATTATGGATGAGTCGTCTAGAGTGAAAATGTAATAATTATAATCGGAGGCTACCATGACCGTTTTGACCATTGCTTATAAGTCTATGAAGAATGAGGCAAATGCCGTAACATTTGCCTGCGGTATCGCCGGAGAAATAGACGGCAAAGACAATTTCGCTGTTGGCTTTCCTACTATGCTTTCTACTTATCAGAAAGCCATTCTAGTGGCTCTGAAATATGCTATCGGCATACTTCAGCCTGTCCCCAAAGATTTAGTCATAAAGTGCAATGTCAAATACATTGTCGATCTATTTGAAAAAGTCGATGGCAAGTATAAAGTCGATCCAAAGACTTATGCACAGGAAGTCAATGATTTAAGGACCAGAGTCCCTAATTTAAAGATTGAAAAGCCTGACAATAGTATTGTAGAAGTCTGTCATAGTGTCGCTGAGCAAGCGGCTATTAATTATAAACTCTGTTGGTTCGGGTACGCACCATGCTTAGCTTTGAAGACATAGCCGAACAAGCCAAATCCGCAGTGGCCTCATTGCCAGAGATCTATCAGCAACGTCTAAAATTTGAATTGCAGGAAATCAAGAAGCAGGGAGCAGAAGGTTATTGGGCCAATTTAATAAACGATCAGGCCAAATATAAGACCAACCCAGCCAAACTAGTTCTACCATGGCTCTTCAATATGGTAGAAGAAGACCCAATAGCTACAGTCGAAGACATATCGGACATAACGACTACAAGCAAATATGCTGACATTATAGCTTATCATAAAGAACATTCAAAATATCCAGTCGGCATCAAGCTAGACACTGACAAGCCGGATATCGACATCGACTTCCTCCCGGAAAGCAAGCCGCTAATTGAAAGTTATGCGGTACAGAAATACTCAGCTGATTCGACTGATGATTTTGGAAAGGTTTGTGGAGTTTCATCATGGACAACCTACAAATTCAAGTCAGCCCTAGCAGATGTAGCCAAGGCACATCGTGGAATGGATAACTGGCCACAGTCCTTTGATGTGGAACGGTTAACAAAAGAATTTCCCAATGACGTTGATGACATGAAAGAGGGTGGATTCGGCTTCTGCCGTGGTTCGATTATCGATCCAGTTACCAAATCCAAAGTAGCATGCAAGAACACATTCAGGGAAAGCAAATGCCCAAAATGCGGAGGCACAGACACCGAAACGCCGACGCTCGGCAAGCTTATTGAAGAAATCAAGCCTCTAGCCGACCTGAATGCAAAATATCCAAAACTGATAGATATAGCATCACGACTAGTAGGAAAAATTCAGGGTCAGGGCAAACATGCCGGTGCTGTCATTATTTCCAATGAGCAGCTTTATGGCAATCTGCCTCTCTATCGAAGATCAGAGGGCGACTGGATGAGCCTCTGGACAGAAGGGAGAATCACCCAGCTTTCCAAATATGGCTTCATCAAATGGGATATTCTTGGTCTTTTAAACCTGCAATATATCTATGAATGCTGTAAAGCGATTCATAGAAATCACGGAATCAGCTTTGGCGAAAACCTGCTTGAACTGTTTGATACCGATCCTACAGACGACAGGCTAGGTTGGTATATCAAGCCAACAGGCGAAAGAGTCAAAATCTCACTCAATGACCCCGGCGCACTTAATATTATCAACTCCGTTCGGACAGATGGAATCTTTCAATTTGACACACCAGTAGCACAGAATATTCTAAAGCAATGCAACAGTCTATCTAATGGAAATGCCGTCCGTACCATCAATGATTTATTGTCTATCAATGCTTTAGGGCACCCCGGCCCTATGGCCATGATCCCGGATTTTATTAAGAATAGAGAAGACACGGCTAGAACTTGGGAGAAGAACGTTACGCCAGAATTCATGAAAGTGATCGGCGACACCTATAACTGCATTGTCTTTCAGGAACAGCTAGCTGCTCTCTGGCAGAACATTGCCAATTTCACATCAGTTCAGGCCCAAGAATCAAGAAAAGCTGTCGCCAAGAAATGGGTTGATAAACTTCGGCCTATCGAAGAAATGTGGATGGTCGGCGCTGGCAGATCCATCGGGCAAGAAGAAGCAGCCGAATGGTGGAGTAAGATGGTGACGTTCGGAAGGTATGCGTTTAACAAATGCCTTGATAAAGATACTCCTATAACTGATTTGGCGACAAACGAGACTAAGACCGTCGAGTCTTGGTTTAATTCTCCAGTGCTACCACAGGCAATCAAATCAGTCGATGCATACAATAATATAGTATCAGATAGATGTGTGGTTATTCATGATACGGGCGTTCAAGAGGTGTTTGAAGTTGAATTCGACAACGGACAAGTTGAACGAGTCACATTGCAACACAAATTTAAATGCGCCGATGGACAATATCACACAGTCCAAGAAATATTCAACCAAGGATTGGATGTCATCAGCCTTGATGATGATCGATGTTGTCGAGCAACCGAAAAGTAAGTCAGTCGTGCGAGTTCGATGTACAAAGTGTAAAGGCGAACGAAGTGTCGTATATGCAGAATTGATCAGAACTATCAATAAGCAGATTCTTTATCAAGCTCAATCATACCATTGCCCGCAGTGTTTTAGAAGTCTTGAAACTTATCGTAATATCAATCGCCAAAAATCATTGGCTGCATTATCTGACATCACGGCAGGTTCATCAGAAAGATCACGTGCCTTGTGGGATAATCCAGAGTATCGATCACGTTGTACCAATAGACACACTAGCCAAACAAAGCAGAAACTGAGTCGATCGATAAAACAAAAATTCGCAACCGATCAAGAATACACCCAAAGAATATCAGAAGCTAGAAAAGCATATTGGCTAAATCCAGAATACGCTGTTGCAAAAAGATGGTCAGCGGATCGTTTCATCGCCGAAGCTACTAAAGTACATGGGCCAAAGTACGACTACACCAAAGCTAATTATCGCAACTTTAAAAATAAGATTATAATCATTTGCAAACAACATGGTGAATTTGTACAACTGCCAAGTCATCATATTCATTTCGCTAACGGATGTCCACAATGCTCGTTCGAAACAAGATCATCAAAACAAGAAGACGATATAATCAAATGGCTTGAAGAAATAGGTGTAACAGGTATAACAAAATCAAATCGAACAATATTGGGCGGATGCGAGATCGACATTTATATCGAACCATTCAAGTTCGGCATAGAATATCATGGTGTATACTGGCATTCATTTGATACACCAGAGACTGGGCCACAGAGATACAAACATCATTTCAAATCAACTCTGGCAGAACGCCATGGCGTTCAACTGTTTCAGATATATGATATTGAGTGGTTAAAACAAAATGACATTGTCAAATCGATGATAGCAAGCAAACTAGGCAAAACAACTAGATTGTATGCTAGAAAATTCAAGATAGTCGAATTGAGCGAAACTGAAGCCAGAGATTTCTTCAACACCAATCATCTACAAGGCCATCGCCAAACTGCTAGCTATTACGGCTTATCAGATAACAATCGCATATTTTGCGCCATATCACTAGGCGTTGACCATGGTCGCATCGAAATTATCAGATTCGCCAATTTACTTAACCACACTGTCATTGGCGGATTAAGCAAACTGATTAAAACAGCAGTCAATCGACTTGGTATTAAAGAGATATTTACTTTCGCTGATCGGCGATATTCGCAAGCATCGGCCTACAAAACAGTAGGGTTTACTCACCTTGGAATAACACCACCGGGATACAAATACTTTAAGGCCAATCGGTTATATTCACGGAATAGATTTCAAAAGCACAAACTGGCTAAGCTTCTTGATGTATTTGATGATAAATTGTCAGAATCACAAAACATGTTCAATAACGGATATCGTAGAATCTGGGATGCTGGGCATCACAGACTGATATATACACAACAGGTATCAACAACCATATGAAAATCAAATCGCTCAGACCTCTAGGTATGCGTCAAACATACTCACCAGAAATGGCTAGTCCAGAACATAACTATGTCACTGACTCATCGTCAGCGATTCACAGAAACTCTCACGCTCTTGCCTATTGTCTAGTTGCCTATACATGCTGTTGGCTCAAGAACTATTTCCCGCTCGAATTCTGGGAGGCTGTATTTAGTGGTTCAAGCCATGAAAATCGCGTCAGATATATCTCTTCCGCTCGGAAAGATGGAATCGTCATCAAAGAGCTGTCAGTCAATGAACTAAGCGAAAAATTCCTAGCTGTCAGCAATGTCCGCATCAACCACGACGATGAGTATTCTGGCTACATCGTTCCGGGCATGGTCGGCATCAAGGGCTTTGACAAGAAAAAAGCCAAGTCGATCAGTGAGATCGCTGCGACCAATAAGAAATATGAAAACATCCATGAATTCATTGAAATCCATGGAAAAAGCAAAGTCTCCATGGAATGCCTGATCAATCTAGGGGCATTCGATGAGTTCTATTACAATCGAAAAGCATTATGGATGTGGTACCAATACAACTATTGCTCTGGCCAAGAAGTAAAGGACCTGAAAGCACAAGTGAGACACCTTTACTATCAAATGACAAATCGCACTGAAGAGTCGATTCTGATAGAGCGAGACGAGCAGATTCAGCAGTATAAAATGCTGAACCCTAAGAAAAAGAAAATACCAGCCAAAATAATGAACTGGCTTCCTCCGATTGACACCAAAAGCATCGACCTCTTCAATGAACTATATGATGACTATACTTACAATGAAATTCTGGAGCTAGAAAAGGAATTTCTTGGCCTGACTATTCATTCTCCGATGTGGCTGTTCGAATATAATGATGATTACTGTATATCAAACATCGGCTTTTCTGACACATTGGACTGCGTACTAGTCAGCGCCACTCGTAAAATGACAAAGGCGACCGACAGACAAGAAAGCAAGCCATATATCATGCTAAATGTGACTGACGGGATTGAGACAACAAACGTCTACATCTGGAATGACAATATGAAATTCATGGATACAGCTGTTTTGAAACCGGGTGTCGGCTTAAGGTTGCCCATATCATATAATGAAAACCGAAACCAGACATCTCTAGCCAAGCAGTCGTCAGTGATGCTGTTGAAGAAAAAGGAAGCCAAAAACTGGCGAGATGTAGTGGGCGGCATATAATGTTCGCAGACATTCAATCAGTTACGGACGAAGATGGTTTAGATCGTTCAATTATAGACATCGCCCACAATCAGGATGTCATCTTACAACCTTATGGCGCGGTAGCTGAATGCATTTTCAGTTACTATGCTGAAACATATCGATTTCATGACTGCTATGTCAATAGGAATCAACATGTACTGGATAGTAATAAACAGCCAATAAGTGTTTCTATGGCTTATCGCAATAGAATTGAAGTTCTGTTCTATATTGACGGCAGTCTAATTACCAAGAGGCTCGAAGCACCAAAGAGGCTGAACAGACAACCATGCTTCGAGTTCTTATTCCAAGTCGATTCGATATATACAATAAATAAATTCGGTCTGTTGTTTTTTAGTCATGGAGTGATCGAATATGCTTCTACCAGATAAGACTGGAATATCTTGTGATGCATGTAATGCAAAGTGCCAATTCGTATTCACATATTATTCTGCCGATTTTCTAGAACAGTCGATGGTTGATGGTATAAGACAAGGCTTGCCAGTCAAGGTTAAAAGCTTTGACTGGTGTCCCGCATGCTTTAAAAAATTCAGTAATCTAGCGATTACTAATTATAGGCCGACTAGGCTGGTTTCCTGCGACTGGTGTGGTCGTAGTATAGCTAACAAGATTTACAGCACCAATGTCGCTGAGGCCAAAATCAATATAGAGGTGAATCCAAAAACTCAAAGTACTATTGTCAATAACACTATCACTGAAAACTTGTTAGATATGATATCGTGCACCGAGTGCTATACTAGATTATCGAGGGGTATTATATGAGTCGGTCGATTAAAGTTACGCGCATCAAGCTGGATGGCACTAAAACAACTAAGACACTCATCAGAGGACAGAACGAAGTTATTGCAGAAACTGTTACTGCCCCTGTTCAATCTGGTATTGCCAACATTAAAATAAACATGCCAGATTCGGCTGCTCCAGACAACGATCAGTCCACCGTCAGCAAATCACCTTTCAGCGGCAATCGCACTAGAATAGATCGTCAGAATCGCGTCCAACAGCCCACCATCGTCCCAGATACGCCCATCGATCAATTGATCACTGTCAAAATTGGCGACATTGAGACGCAAGGCAGGATGATGACCACCGAAGCCAATGAGCTTGGCATGGCTGACACCCTAGTGTGCCAATGTCCGGTATGTAATAGCAGAATTGAAGTCAAATTCCCAAGTGATGATAGTTTGCAATGCAATGAATGCGGCCTTGGTAAAAAGGGCGTAATAATGGAAAAGGAAATGATGGTAGTCGAGCCACTAAGCTGCGGCCTGATGGGACATGCAGAATTGGGGCTGGTTGAAGCATTGCAGATTCAAATATCTGATGAGTAAGGAAATGAATAGTGGCTAAGAATATCATACTTGGCTCTGGCCTAGTCGGCTTATTGGCTAAGCTAATAATGCCAGAAGATTTTATTGTCATTCCATTTGGCTATAGTAGATTTTATAAATTCAAGATTCCACTGAATGAAGATTTCATACACGTTCAGCCGATCATATCAGAATATTTTATGAAGCTTGGAGTGACACCAGCTCCCGTCATGTATAAGACATGCTTCTCTTATGGTGGTGCTCTGATCAGTGGCACAGATACCACATTGATGAAAATGTGGCTTTCCAAAATAACAGGCAACGATTATCCTGATCATGCTGTTATGGTCATGGCCACAGACAATCGCTTCATCTACAACCATTCCAGTTCTGATATTTATCGCATCCTATATAATAAATATCAAGATGACATTAGAACTGGGCTAGAATATGGGAAAGTAACGGGAATTGACAAACACAATAGAATCATCACTTTTGATTCTGGTCATAAATTGGAATTTGATCTGGCTGTTTCTTGTATTCCGCTTGATATTTTATCGTCTCTATGTGGAGCTATGTCTGACATAAAATACGCGAGCCTAAATTACCTCCATCTTGAATCAAATTCGATAGATCTAGAAGGATATAATCAGGCTCTGGTGGTCGATGACACCCTAGACTTTTCTAAAGTAATAAAATTGAACAAGAATCAATACGTGTTCGAATTCAAGACAAGAATGAATGATTTCGGTATGTATCTGTTGCCTATTATAGGCGCAGCCGATCTGATTCAGGCTACTACTATTAATAAAGTTCTGCCTGTGGGAGATGTTGCTAATACTATAGAACTAGAAAAGGACGGTATCTATCCAGTAGGCCAGTCTGCTCAACATGATATAGCTTTAAATCTAGCATCGACCATTTTAAGGTTGCACAAGCTCAAGGAATCATGGTTTGAGACTAGATGGAAGAGGCAATAGCCATTTTTGCACGGCTTCTACGATTTCAGGATTTTCCAAAGAGTGGATATTGTGATCATAAGGAATCAGGAGATCAGTCTTCTTTGTATCGAGATATTTTGTGAAAAATTCCAGTCGTATAGGAAACAAATAATAATCACCAAATTCTAGCAAGATCATTCTCTGGCAATTTATCATGTTTTTGAAATTTTCACAGCGTTTTCTTAATCTGTCTATCATATGACCGATTATCAGACCCTTTTGATGCTGGCCTTCTAATAGATATGGAGTGCACAGGCAGACAGCCTGACCAAAATTATCAGCATATTTTACTGCCAGATCAAACTGATGCGCATCGAATAAATAAATCGGCGGCAACTCAACGACATCTAACCATGCATAAGCCATCGGATACACTCATGAAGTCTATAGATAGCGTCAGCAACCGTAAAATTATCTATGTCCAGACATCTAATGTAGACAAACAGATAGCGTTTTACGTCTCAGCTAATGTAGATACGAACAAGTTAATGGATGAATGTGTTAGAGCCTTCAACAGATATATGAGCAGAGGAAAGAGATCACGTAAAATCGGACTTGAAGACTATGCCATCCGATTCTTCAAGAAATATTATGAACAAATAGAGGTAGCATATTTTGACCCAGAATACGAATACGAAATCATCCAACAAACAATGGCTTCCATTCAAAACAAGAAAAGAAAACGGAAAGCGAAACTGAAGAAGCATCAAGAAGACTTGGGGATAAACATGACTCCCGATTCTGACTGAGAGTCATCTGAATCCTTTGATATGACCATAATGTCATCCAGAGAACTCAAACTCCAACTCTGTTCATGTGAGTCGTGTGCGTTACATGATTCGCATTTTCCACAGGGAAAGAGATTATAGCTTTCACAATACCAGCATAATTTATAAACCGATTGATGAATCAGGTTCATGGAGCTTATAACGTCTGATTTCCTAGTCCATTCGAGCGGATAAAAAGTATTTAGTTCTTTTCCAATCACATCTTTTGCATGAAGCAAAGAAAGATCGAAAGACGACCGGACATGCCAGAACTGATCGTCTCTAACATACCCAAACACAAGAGTGTCACTTTCTTGAGCAGCATAAATAGCTACAAACAGCCAGATTAATGGCTGCATTAATTTGTTGCCCATGGAGAACTGTGACAGATCAAATCGCTCCGATTTAAATTTCACAATATTTGAAATATCACCATAGAGCTTCTCTATTTCTCTTTTTATGGCGATTCTAGCCATAGCATTCTGATAATTTCCTGAAACCGATTGAAAATCCGTTTCTATGACATTCAGAAAATCAAAAGCTACCTCGCCGACCATTCCAGTGCGAATAAACTCCATAAGGATATAAGTGGAATCAACACCTCCAGACCATAACAAGAGAGCAGTCTTCTTCACGGTTGATTCCTTTATCACTCTGACGGTTGCAGTATTGATATGATAGCGATACTATCAGGAGTGTTAAATAACGTAATGACTAAGCCAGAGATCTTATCAGGTCTGTCTCTTATTGACCAAGCACAAGCTGCTTATGCCGAAAATCGTATTGATAAGGCGAAAGAACTATTAGGGCGACTGTTATCAATAGCTGATAAACAAATGCTTTTTCTGATGCTCAATGACTATAATAGGTATCTGAAGTCGCTGCTGGATAATTCATCGGACAACGTCTAGTATCACATTGATATATGACTACATCATTAGAAAAACCCGAAAAGAAGACCACATCATCCGGTGGTATTGACTACAACAGGACCGCTTTCGTTCTAATCGATACGGACGGTAAACAGTATGGTCCTTACCGAATCAGAAACAAGAAAGAGCATGATGATCTTGTCATAAAGGCTAGATCGAAACGACAGCATGTCTATTATGGCACTGTCACTTTTAATGAGGTGACCAGACAGCACCAGCTGAATACGCCATTGATAGTCGATTTCGATTCAGTTCACGACAAGGCCGGTGGAAGTTGGGGTGCTCAAGACAAGGTCAATAAGGCAGAATATCTGACCTGTCCTTATTGTGATGGGAAAGAATTCACTAGCAAACCCGGCCAGACACTACACATCAAATCAGCACATCCCGACAAATTTGAAGAATTTAAGCAGAGCAGCCGTTAGCCGCTCTGCTCATGATGGGAATTATGCTGCCTCGACAGCTGCCATTTCTGGCACTGTCGGTTCTTCATTCAGAACATCTCCTGCTGCGGTCTGTGTGTCCGATTCATCGAGCAGGCTTTCGTATGTTCTCATATGCTTGCCAATGAGATCGATGCACTCCATTACATCACGACCGATGAAGTCTTTCAGGCCATCACCGACTTCAATTGAGTAGGTCGAGCCGGGCGACATCGATGTGAGCTTGGCGACGAGTTCATTTGCTAGTTCTTCAGTCGCACAGCGTGTGACTGGTGTTCCTTCGCTGTTATTGACTACCCAACATTCGCGGTATACTCGCTGAAATGTTTTTGTAATCTTGCCGATTTTTGCTTTGGCCACTGATGGCTCTCCTAATAGAGGGATGTAAATTCGAACTGACATGCAATACTATCGTAGCGCACAGGATAGTATATCACATCATTAGATAGATCAGAACCAATTCACTGGAGAAAGACATGGATACTACCCAGCAGTGTGCAGAATCTATTGCTAAGGATGTGGAAGCCAAATATGGCTTTCCATGGATTACCTTGCTACCGATTGTTATTGAACTGATCCCAAAGCTGATTAAATGTTTTCAACCAGATAATGCTACTCAAGCCAAGGAATATATCACCAAAAGATTCGACATCAATAACATAGCCGACAAATACAGCGGATACCGCAAGCAGCTGGTAAAAGATGTCGCTCGTCGTGCCAAGCAAGCAGCCAGCGAAAAGGGTCAGACCCTATCGATGGATGACGCTATAAAGCTGGCAGTCGTCACACTCGACAAGATCAGAACCGAAGACGACAATACAGTTGGTGGTACTTTTGCCAATGCTTATGCTAAAATAAGTGCTGGTCAAGTGCAGGATTAGTATTGAAACGCCAGTAAGCACCGGGTTGATTCTGATTGACCCGGTGTTCATTAACAGAAAAATATGAATAAATAGTATGTTATAATATCAAGGATCGATATGGAGCACTTTAAATTTGTATCAGGTTACACGATTACCGCTACATCACCCACCTCATGTGAACAGGCACGAAATTTTATAGAACTCAAAAGACTGAAAAACCGATTTAAGACTGCATTGTTTATGCAGAAATCAGTCATTCTGAAATGTTGTGAACTGTATACTAACAAGCTACTGAATGAAGCAAATAACAAGAAATATAAGCCAGATTTTACCAGAATGATTCATAGCAATCAAGACCGAAACGCTAACACACCAGCTAAGGCGTTAAACCGCATCTATAGCATGTATCATGCTAATACAGTTACCGCAACATATTTATTGGCTTCAAACAATCCATATAAATACACGAAAATATCAAAACTTTATTCGGAATTTCAATGGAAATTCTCATCATTAAAGGAGTTCTATGACGGCATTGACAACCCAAGTCCGTCATTGCAGCTCAGATTTAAATCATATATCGCGCAAAGGGACTTATGCATTAGAAGCAATATGCGTCTAGGCACAGCTATAGCTAGAAATTTGAACATCAAAAGATCAGACAACTCAAGATTATTGACTTACCATGATGATATATTAAATGAGGCAATGTGTGGCCTAATGATAGCAGTTGATAATTTTGATGTTGATCGCGGATTTGCATTCAGCACATTTGCCATCAACTGGATACAACAATCGATTAGATCATCAATACTACAATTTGACACTATTAAAAAACCGAGTTACATACACGACATTCAACGCCATATTTTCAAGAATGACCAGAAAGACGACAAAGCAATAGCGCGTGACTTAGACATCAACATCAAATTGGTCGAATTTGCCAGAGAATCACAAAAAACGGCTGTCTGTGACATTGAACGAATACAGGGATATCTAATGGATAAGACAAAAAACATGGCTGAGTTGAACTCGAACATAGAATATTTAGCTGGTCTACTAAAGTATCTGGATAAAAGACAGCTACTAATCGTTCAGTTGTATTTCTTCAAAGGTATGACTCTACAAGAAGCGGGAGACGCAATAGGTGTGACTAGAGAAAGAATACGACAAATACTCAGCAAAGCAATTAATAAAATGAGAAACATGGCTAGAGTATTGAAATAATGATAGTATTTATTGATCAACGTCAATAGTATTATCAGATGCTAGAATAATGCCGGTCAAATACTGATCGACATAGAAAAGTCACTTTATTCAGGAGTTCGAAAGTGTCTAGAGCTATGATGTTCATCGACGGCTCATGGTTGTACGCTGGTGTTGCCGGGAAAAAGACCCATATCAATTTCGACAAATTGGGCAAAGTCCTAGCAGCCAAAATAGCCCAACGCACCGGATCAAATGTGGGAATCGACATAGGCCGATCACATTTATTTGGCAGCTACGCCCAAAACTATAACCCAATCGATAGCAGATCAGTGCAAAACCGATTAGACTTCTTCTCCATGCTCAACACCAGATTTGGATACGAAGTATATACATACCCGGTCGATTTTCATGGCCGTCGTCTTCGCAAGATCGATCGCGATCCAGACGACAAATTCGATCCACAAAGCAAATCATCCGCCATGGCTATGTCTGGCGTAATGACTGCTTTAGCTGCACAAAACAAATACGACATCGCTATCGTTCTTACTGGCGATGGAGACTTCAGACCAGTACTACAACAGATCAGATCGCTCGGTTGCAGAGTCCAGCTGGTAAGTTTCAGAGGAGTGTCGCACTATCAGGATGCCGACAGAGATCGTGTCAGCGACTATCCTATCATATGGCTCGATGATCACCTAGACGAACTGACCCTGATATACGAAGAGCATCAATTAGAATGCCAGTCAGCCTCACATGTAGGCCCACGTCTGGTAACAACTACATTTCATCCAAATCCGGGCCAACGTTTCTTCTGCGATGAATGTCGAAATGAATTCAAACGTGCCAACGGCATTGAAGAAGAACAAATCGAAGAAATCCCAATCAACGATTCTAATATAGAATATGGGTTTATCAAAAAGCTCGTAGTGGATCGTGGGTATGGGTTCATTGAGTGTCCGGATTTAGGCGATTTCTTCTTTCATATGCAAGATCTAACCAATGCAGAGTTCGACCAGATCGCATTAGACATGAGGGTCAGTTTCGCCATCAAAAAACCAGCAGGAATAAGGGCAGGGGCGGCTACTAGAGTAACCGTCATGCCGGATAGCTACTTGGAGCCTGAAGATGAATGTGTGAGTGCTTCATTCATCGCTTAATAATACAAAGTTAGAACACGTACATCCCTCTTAACTCTGGAGACAGTTGTGATTACTGTTATCATGGCCATGCTTATGCAAACCGACCATCCGCCGCTCGTTCAGGAAATCAACGCCTACCGCAAGCAACACAATCTGCCAGCACTCACTTTTAACCCGCAATTACAACTATCAGCGTACCATCACGCCAGAGACATGGCAGCTAACAATACACTAAGCCATGCTGGTTCCGATGGTTCTGATTTCAGCACACGAGCACGAAAATCTGGATTCGATATGACCAGCGGTGGCGAGATTATCGCCCCAACAGATGACCCCAAAGAAGCAGTGCGAATGTGGTCACAATCGCCCGGCCACAACAGCCAGATGCTCGATAACTCCAGAACTTATTTTGGTGCTGCCAGTTACATGGGTTATTCTTGCGCCGTGTTTGGCAACATCGGAATGGTTGGAAATACTGTGAATATTAATCAGCCACTGCCTGTTCCGACTGGTAAGCCTAGACGCAAATCTCGGATAAGGTGATCAAAATCTTAATAGCAATATCACTGTTAAGCTCAAGCGAACATTGTACAAATGTTCGCTTGATTCAATGGTGCAGTCAAGAACTACGATTTATAGCTATTAGAAATGAAGTGCTTGACCATAAAGAAGCTGTTTCATTTTTCAATATAGGATGGGCAGAGCATTTCCACCTGACCGACCTCGAAACCATAAAACGAAGACTCATAGAAGCGCAAGACTATCCATACCTTAATTCGCTTTTGATTTATTCCTACGTCCCAAAAGAAGCCATAGATGCAATGACGCAAGTCAATAATGAACGTATATCGGCATTAGAATCATATATTAAATTATACAGCGCAGACAATCAAGCCACGCAAGAAAGAAATGGTCTTTTAGTGGACAATATGATCCTTCGAAGTCTGTCAGCTGCAAAACATGAATCGAGTTATATATTCGTCAGACGACAGAAGTTAAATGAACTGAAAAAACTTATAGGCGATGACAACTTCTACAAAGGCCTGTTCTATTGGCCTTTGACAAAATAACCATATACACATCGAGTGCCGTTGCGGGAACAGTCATTACTGTCATGGATCTCACCATTGATAACGGCAACCATATGCTTGGAAACACGAACAATAAGACGACCATCAGGCAAGTCTGATTTCCTCAGATGGACTTTACATCCCTGCCCGATCCTCATAGTCGGCACCCAAACCCATCCTAACGATTTCAGATAGTTCTCATAGACATTACGCCCGGTGCCATATCTAGCCGACCTTTTATGACCTTTCGCCTCATTTAGTGTCGCCAGATCATTATAGACTTTGGCATATGGCAGTTGGGCGGCGATGGCGATAGCTCTCACCACACAGTCCCCTGTATTTCCCTTATATCCAGCAAGTGATCTGCCACCATCATTATACTTGAACGCTAGACGCATTTAGAATGCCCTTAGATTAGTAGATTGTAAATAATAATACGAATCGGATTCCAATGAATTCCGATTAAATAGATTGGCAAATATAGATTGCAAGGCATTAAACATGGGCTGGCTCAGTCGCTTCCGGTATTCAATAGCCAATCTCTATAATGGGATGCTGAATCTGACCATGAGAAAAAAGCCTGCTCCTTGCTTTAGTGGATGCCATTCGTGTTGCCGACCTTGCTGCCAACCACGTTGTTGCCCTTGCAAGCAATGTAAACCAACCAATGGTCTTGATGATTTTAACCTAGTCATCGGGCCAGCTTTCGAATTGTCCGTTCCAACCATAAGGAGTCTGCAGATGAAGGTGATTTTAACCGATTCGCAAGGTATCAAACTTGCTATCGATCCCAGAACCAAAGTTGGTAATCCAGCAGAAGTCGAAAGCTTCTCGGTTACCTCTCTCAACGAAGCAGTGTGCACCGTTGAACTCGTACCCGATGAACCAAAGGCCTTCCTTGTAAAGGCAAAGGGTCTTGGTATGGGCCAACTGGCACTAGTCGCCGACGCAGACTTGGGCGCAGGCGTGGAAAACATCGAAGGCGTAATTGACGTAGAAGTCAAAGCAGGCAAAGCAGCCTTCCTCGGTGCCGCCATCGTCGGCGAACCATTCGAACTCTAATTCGAAACCCAAACCTGCCATCAATTGCCATGGTTCGCCATGGCAATTGTCGTATACGTATCAAACGACATGACCACAGATCAAAGAAAAGAGCCACTGTCGCTATTGGAAGAAGAATCACTAAACAGCTACCTCTTATGCTGTATCCTATTATCGTGTAAACACGACTTCTTGGCTATTGGCGAAACCCAAGAAACTATCGGCAAGCCACCTCTAAGGGATAAAAATGACTAGAGATACTGTATTGGCTTCCGGAGTCAAATCATTACGCAGATACGGATATCGAAGTTGCACTGAAGAAAATATCATGACCGACATGGTCTACAGCGCATTCTTCAAGACATTGCTAGAAAAAACAATAGAAGAGTGTGAATCAAGCTGCCTGCAGGCAGTTTATGATGTGAAAAGAATATGTCTAGCACTCATTAAAGAAATAGACGAAAAAGCCGACAAACCAGAAACCAAACCAAAGAAATCCAAGAAGAAATGAAACAATCTATTATAAAAGGCGACTGCATCAAATTAATGAAGTCTATCAAAGAAGGCTTAGCAGATCTCGTATTTGCCGACCCTCCGTTTAATATCGGCTTCAAATACGACATCTATAACGACGATCGCGCACCAGAAGAATACCTGGCATGGACCAGCCAATGGATGGAGCAAGTCAAACGCATTCTGAAACCAGATGGCTCATTCTGGCTGGCCATCGGCGATGCTTACGTCTCGGAGTTGGATTGTCTGGCCAAGAAAATAGGCTTCTTTAGGCGTTCTTGGGTAGTCTGGTATTATACATTCGGTCAGAATAACTCAATTGGTTTCACATCCTCCCATACGCATCTGCTTTATTACACTAACCACCCCAAGAATTTCAACTTCTATCCGGATGCCATAAAAGTCCCCTCAGCAAGGCAACTCATATACAATGACAAACGAGCCGTACCGACTGGAAGATTGCCGGATAATACATGGCTACTAAGGCCACAGAACATTGAAGATCGAGGCGGCTTTCCGCCAGACCATGATGTATGGCATATTCCTCGCGTAGCAGGAACTTTCAAGGAACGGGAAGGCTTTCATGGCTGTCAAATGCCAGAAGCGATATTGGCAAGAATACTAGCCTCATCCAGTAAACAGAACGACCTCGTTATCGATCCGTTCTGCGGGTCTGGAACCACAATAGTAGTGGCCAAGAAAATGGATCGAAAGTGCATTACCTTCGACATTTCAGATGATTATGTCGCCCACTCCAGAGCACGGCTAGCCAACTGTAAAGGGCAAGACACTATAGATGGCGGAAATGGCTTTTACGCCACTAAATAATCTGGCGAAAAGGACCACTTCATTCAGAATCACACTTGGAATTAGTCTCTTTTCCATCACATAAGGCAAGAAATCGCACAAATTCTACCCTATTCACTCTAAAAATGACTTTGATGACTTTATCGTCTCTGGATGCTACTTCCTCTTGACATAGCTTGCAGAGTGGTAAAACCATCAAAGCACCGGAAGTGCTATCATCGAATATCATCGAAGTAAATTCAGCGCTCGGACAGGAAAAACATTTCTTCGGTTTGGCTTCTATAAGCATTACAGTTTCCAGATATAAATGCGATCCCTAGCTAATTTCTTCTCCATTATTAAATCAGCTATAGCATTCATGGTCAAACTTTTAGGGTCACCTAGTGCATCTACTATTTCATGGTGTTTCAATTTAGATGACGCTTTCGTTTCAAAAAGACTTAAGACTCGATTCTTCAACATGAAATAAACGCTATTCTCTGGCTCAATTTTCACGGCAAGACGATCAGAATACTTACACATACTATTAATAGTAAATCTGAATCCAGCCTCCTCAGCTATCTCCTTTAGCTTAGCAAGAGTAGCTACTTTCGATACTTGCTTCGCCATCATAAATCCTCCTAGTATTAAATACACTATGGAAATACTAGACAAACTCATTGAAAAATTCGAATTCCTTGCCAGCATGCAAGACAGGCCATTGACATGCTCGCCCAATCATTTCATCGAATGGACCAGAGAACTAAAAGAAGTCCAACGTCAAATGAATGCGTTACTCGATGAACGCCGTCACCATGAGCAAATGATTGGACAAGCCATCGGCATGCCATGGTACTGCGACAATCTGGAAAACTTCCCCAACGCTACTAAGGAAGATGGAGTCTGTATAGGCGATCTGGTTTTAGAAGATCTGATAAATATATTGTTGCCTTACTATAAGTGTAGACATGCCAAAACTAAAAGCCAAAGACATCCAGAGAGCAGTAGCTAACTTATATAGCAAACACACTGTCATCCCCAACGTCTACCTAGGCGGCTTTGAATTAGACTTAGCTGTCATTTCCAAAGACTGGTATCTGACAGAAGTCGAAGTCAAAGTCAGCATGTCCGACTGGAGACGAGACGAATTCAAAAAGAAATGGATAGTAGAAAACGCCGCCCAAACCAATTATTATCGCAAACGCCACAAAGTCTCCCGCTTCTATTATGCAGTCCCCTCAGAACTGATCCGTTCCATTCCTGAATTCGTCACCCCAGAAACAGGAATCATAGAAATCTACACCACCAATCAATATGTATGGGCAAGAATAATCAGAGAATCGAAAAGGATCAAACAGAATCGACTAAACGCCAAAGAAATCAATGGCCTGCTGCGAGCAATGAGCTTCAAGGTTTGGAAGCAGCATTCTCTCCCCCAATTATCCGAAGCCTTGCATTATAATTGCTCTGATAGAAATGAGAAGGTGGTGGATATTTCCAGCCACCAGACTCATCCATCAATTCCTTAGGAATTTCAGGTAATATGGGTGGCTTCATCCAGTCACAGCCTTGAAATCGTTTTCTGAAATCAAGCTGTTTATCCCACCACTCAATCTGTTCTTTAGTCCCCAACATCCTATAAGTGCTGGTATCCATATCCTCGATCAGATTTAATGACATTTCCGACAGAACCATGGGCATAGCACTATCAAAATAATAGCCAGAACCATCGACTATACGCTGTAACCGATCAATGCAGTAAAGCAGATATTCGTCCATAACGCCTCCAAATAGGAATTAATACATTCAACAATAGTATCATATCATCATTAGGAGACACCATGAAAACATTAAACATCGAAGTTTACAGTATATTCGAAGTCATCAAACCACCTGAATCACTACGCACATACGACTGGACCGAACACCACGAAAAACGAATCGGCCAAATAGGATCAGTCGAAGCCTACACCGATAAGCTAGTGCTATTGTCCTTCGAAAGAGACTTGTTAAACAAATCAGAATTCTGGACTTACACACAAGAAGAAGCCGTCAAACACAATATGCTCTGGCTCGACAGAGAATGCCTGATACCGGGCCTGCATGCTTGGATGGACCCCAATCAGATAGACACCGTCTATACCTACAATGATGGTTATGGTGGACGAACTATCTGTACTGAAGTCACACTCACACGACAAACCACCAACGAAAATGCAGAATATATTGGCCGTGTCTCTCAATTCATCAGGAAAGACAGTTCAGACTTCGCAAATGCCATGAGAAAGCATGGTATCGCCCATGACAGCATATGGCCGAAAACCACCGATGAACCGAGTATTACAGAAGCAAGTATTCCAGACTTGCATTATGAACCAAATGACAATCCACAGAGAGCAATAACTATTGATCCGGCTAGGACCGAATCTTCGGACAAATTGCCAACTCTATAATATACGGAGATTCCATGACGTTTTATGATGCATTGATCCTTCTTGCCGTAATGATGATCGCAGAAATGTTCTATCTGCTTCTCAGGAAAGAAGAACGTGAATGAGTCCGATACGACTCGCCGATAAACCGAATTAACCAAATAAAATCCGGTATCACAGACACATTGCCCTTGTAGCTCAACTGGCAGAGCGACGGTCTTCAAAACCGCAGGTTGAGAGTTCGATCCTCTCCGGGGGCACTCAATCAGGAGTTTGATCTATGCACGAATTCTCTTATGACAAATACGCAGACAAATCGCAAGTCGATTTGCTTGCCGACATCAATCGCATCGCCACTCGGTTACAAAACCTAGGCGAATCATTCGCCAACACAGGCAACCAGATGATGTACGACACATTAGCTGATGAAGCATGGCGGTTAAACGCTATCGCCCACGCTATAAGAGAAATCAGCGAACGAGAAATGTCTGTATCCTTGGACAATACCCGAAAAATAACTGGCGGTCTGCTCAAAGCGACTCTCACCGGTTGTATTGGCAAACCGACACGAGAATTAGACAAGAACGATCAAGAAATGATCGACAACATTGAAAAGACTCCAACCACCATGGAGGAATTTATTGGCCAGACAATGTCGGCGAGCGATTCACAGTCTCTCGCTGCTCTCGCCGCCATAGTTAAACCACAAACCCGAACCCCATCAAATGCTCAGCCACACTAACTCCACGCTGGTAGCTGTCATGAGACGTGATGATGCGCCAGAAGGCTACTATCCTAAATTCAGAACCATCGCACTTTTCGAAACAGCGACTCGTTTCTATGGTAAGCGATATTACATATCAGCCATGCCAAATGGCTGTAGTAAGACATGGCTTACCGACGAGGAAGCTCATCGAATGTTCAACATAGTCCTCGACCTATCAAGTATCAAATGATATCGACCAGACTTCAACAGGAACCAGACATGCTATATGATGGGCAAATATCAAATTGGGAAAGCAATGCTAAGCCAGAACCATCGAGAATCGAAATGCGAATGGAAATGGCTAGAGTATTTCCCAATAATATGCCACAAACACCCTGCCGTATGTATCATATAGACGATGCAGGTCGAACCGAATTCACCTATAACCACGCCATAAAGGAAAAACATGCCAACCTCAGACGATAGAGCACTTTGTTGAGTTAATGAATACGGCGGACACGTCTATGTCATTACTCGCTCAGATTTATCACCTCGACAGCAATTAGTCCAGACCAACCACGCTTCCATAGAAGCCGTTCGAAACGGTCTGATCTCGACCCATTCAGCACATCCACATTTAGTCTTGTGTTCTGTTCCAAATGAACAAGAACTCAATGAGCTTACCTATAAGCTCCAAAATAAGAAAATCGGCTTCTCGATCTTCACAGAACCAGACCTGAATAATCAGATCACAGCCATAGCCACAGAACCACTGACCGGCAACCGCCGCAACCCTCTTCGTAACCTTCCCTTAATAGGAGAATAATATGTTGTGACGGCCACGACCACCGCCTTTCTCGTAACTGCGAAACCCTCTTTCTAGTCAACGAAACACAACGAAAGGCATCACAAATGACAGCTATATCTCAGACCGCAGCGCACCAAGGACGATGGGGCTGGCACCCATGCAACAAGGAAGAATTCCTAAAGCTCAAGGAGGCTCACAAGGCCGTCCTACAGGCAAGGAAACAGACGAAACGATATCTGGCATGGAACGCCAAAATGCCACATAACCGCCAAGGACGGCCAAAACCATTTGAACCAGCCATTCTCATCAGTAAAAACTACTACCATTGTGTCCTTGTAGCATACAGAGCAGCAAGAACACCACAACCATCGCCAGAAATAGTCAAACCCATAAGACTGCCATGGACCTTCTGGGCAGACATCGAGTCACTTTCCAAAACTAGTGTATCAGTCTAAAGTCACTCTATAAACAACCTGTCTGTCTGTTGTATCATGCAACAGACAGATAATCACAGGCAATCTATGAAACAATCCATCATAATACCATTTGTATTACCATTAGTAATACTAATTATACTCGTAGCAGTCGTCTGCTGGTTCATCCAGACAAATAAAATCCTCAGACGAAATAAGACCGTTACAAATACTATGGATTTATGCAACGAATGGCTATAGTATCAAACAATCATGGCCATACCAATTTCATTCGAAGAAGAAAACATCATCATCGACACCCCCGATGGTGCCGACCCTGACGCATTCCCGCCAGTCCCAGCCTTGAGAATGAAGACCGAAGGCATGACCGATTCGCGAATTGAAAAATATGCCATCGTCACCTGCTGGAAACTGACACAACCAGAACTGTCGGAAATACTCAGAACCAAGAAACTGTACATGGTTCAGTTCGGAGACAAACTGGCTCCGACGTTTATCTCTGGTATAAAGGAATTAATCATAGAACCGCCAGAAAAGACACAGACCTGCGTCATCAACATATCCCGTCACAATAAGATCAAGGATTACGTCCCCATCACCAGAGGCACCATCTGGGGCAATCCGTTTATCATTGGCGTACACGGTGATAGAGAATTCTGTCTGGAGATGTTTGAACGAGATCTCAGACAACGACTGATCAACGAGCCGGGTCTAAAAGAAGAACTTCTAAAGCTGGACGGGAAGATACTGGGCTGCGTCTGTACGCCACTCCCCTGTCATGGTGACATACTAGTCAGCTTGATTGAAGAACTCAAGACTGCGCCTCAATAAAATCATCAAACGAATCAAAAACCGGACTAGTAAAATCAAGCTTCTTCAAATTATATATGCCCAGCCTGTCACCAATCTGCATCACTCCATTGAAACTACCCAACTCATTATAAGTCAGAATACAAGCACCAGCACAAGGCACAGTCTTACCATCCCAAGACTCACGAGCCTCTGAATCATCACCATATTCTATAGTCTTATGACAAGGAAACACAGAGCCATTCCCATGAACCAGACTGTTCCTTATCTCTATAGCTCGATTCTGAGTCAAATAAGGTGCTACATCAGTCCTGAATGGACAATTCTCACACGGTTTTTTCACTATCGGGATTTTTCGCACAAAGAAACTCCTCGGCCATTTCCATAGCCAGACGAAGCGGCCTCCCACACAAATCAATATGTTGAGAGCCAGTGCCTTTTCCTTCCACCAGCACGACATTGATACCTAAATCTCTTGCAGTCTCCACTAATCTATCATGATCCATATCAAATAGATGGGCTATGTTCTCGCCACGCTGAACAGCCTGCTTAAAGCACAGCGGCGCTTTTTTCTCATTCACGATAACATTATGAAGGTGAATTGACTGACCGCCAGCCTCAGCATGAACTATCGCTTCATGCAATTCACGCATCTGAAACACTCGCATCGCATGCACCATTGTAAGAGTTCACTAACTAATCTAGTATCAATACTTGCGTCTTCAAAAATCGATTATACCAACTATATCGGACCAGACCCATGAAACGAGCAGCCCTAGAAAAACACATCACCACCAGCAGACGCATCATAGCCCCTGTCAAATCCAAAAACCAAAACTACCGTAAGAGACACCCAAAAGATTGCGGTCACACACAATGTCTACTATGCCACTCCGACAAATACCCTAAAAGAATACCCACACGACAAGAAATCATCAGATCACTGAAGACAGAACTACTATAAACCAAAATCACAGGATTCATGACGTAAGGATACAAAATGAAACACCAGACAGAAAACGAACTGATCCAGAAAGCCAAAAACGGCGACGAACAAGCCATCACAGAATTATACAACAGAGTCAAGACAACCATCTATCGCACATCACTCCACTACTCACGATCAACCCACATAGCAGAAGACGCTACCCAACACGCACTATCAACCGCCCTTCTACGCATCAACGACTACAACTACAGCGCCACCTTCCAGACATGGGCAACCACCATCGCCAGAAGATATATCATCGACCACTACAGAAAACAACAAGTAATCAACAAACACATCCTCTCACTGCCAGCAAAAACCCAGACCAACCAATTCGAAGAAATAGACACCAGAGAACGAATCGACAAAGCCATGAAACAACTACCAAAACCACACGCCGACCTAGTAAATATGGTATATCTGTACGAATACACCTACGAAGAAGCAGCACAAGCCTTCGGCGTTCCCATCGGCACCATCAAATCACGACTGTCAGACTACAAGAAAAAACTCAAAGAACACCTAGCAACATAATCAACCATCCACATCATCCGTATGTTCCACACCCTTGACATGCCGTGGAACATACGGACAATTCAAACAACCACAGCCGCAACACCTGCGCCTCTCCACCAGCACCTCACGAGACAAAGGCTGCAACACAGGCTTAGACCGCTCCTCGTCCTGATCGACCATTTTTCGCCAGCCTCCGTCTTTCCTTTCGATTAGATTTCCGGGAATAGAAAGACGGATCAACCAAGACAGGCTTTTTCACACTCTCATCACGCACAGATATAAACCAGTCACTAACATGGGTTATAGCTGTCGTGCCTCTCCTGATTAGCGGCATTGCCATCATTAGCCCCTGTTGTGATGGAATCAGATGAAACCACTACCTTTCGTCTCGCAATCAACACACTACGAATAATCTTGTCATGAGCCGCAGAAGAAGGATTAAAAGACCATTCCACCAAATGATGCGGAACGACCGACGACTCATAACCAATACGATCCAAAATAAACATCATTTCATGCAAATCACTGTTCCCCACCACAATATAAAAATCATCAATATCCAGCAACATCTTTGACAAGACCGATTTGTGTTCATCGATCAACGCCTCGCTTGTATTCAAGGCATACTTCAATAACGACCGAAGGCACGACTGTTCATGACTGGAAAGCACCATATAACCGCTCCTGTAAACACACAAGTATCACTACATAATACATAACCACATAAAGGCCGACTCCCAATATGCTACAACAACTCATCCTCAATGAACTCAGCCCCCACTGGCCAAAAGGCGCAGAAGAAATAGAAAAAGCCATCAAGCTGAAAAACCCAGACCTGTTTGGCATATCCACTTTCGACTTCAGAAAAGACATCTGGACATTGATCCGAGACGGAAGAGCCATATTAGATGCAGGATTCAAAATCGTCATCAATCCAGAACGCATTAAAGACAATAACCCAAACCAATATAGATGGCTCATCGAAAGAGCCAAACAAGCCAGCCACTGCGCCCACGCCCCCTACAGCAAATTCAAAGTCGGAGCCGCCATACTAACCAACCAAGGTGTCTACACCGGCTGCAACGTAGAAAACGCCAGCTACGGCCTAACCATCTGTGCAGAACGCAACGCACTAACCACCATGATAGCAAACGGAACACGCACCATAGAAGCCATCGCCATCTACACCCCAACCATCATCCCTACCATGCCATGCGGAGCCTGCCGCCAATTCATCTACGAATTCTCATCAACCTGCCCTATCATCAGCGCCTGCGATGACCCAAACACAATTAAACAACACTATATCAACGAACTCCTCCCGGAAGCCTTTGACCTATCACCAGCATAAAGGACCAACATGCTAGACCGAATCACCTTCACCGGCCCAGACGACGGCACCGACTTCAACCAACTCATCCAAATCTCAAACCAACACCCCTACGTCGAATGGGGCATCCTCGCCTCCATCAGCCAAGGAGGATACCCACGCTACCCCAGCCAGAAATGGTTCAAAACCATCCAACCAGAAGCTGGACTCCAACTCTCACTACACCTCTGTGGTCGATGGGTACGCTACCTGCTCGTCGGCGAAATCACCTTCCCCACAGAACTACTAGGACCATTCCAGCGAGTCCAACTCAACTTCCACGCCGAACGCACCGATTGCAAACCACAGGAATTCGCCAAGGCACTAGAAACCCTAGGCCCAAAACAATTCATCTTCCAAATCGACGGAACGCACGGTAACCAGCACCTCACTGCACTCAAAGAAATTAACCCCAAAATCAACGCCGTCCCACTCTTCGACATCTCAGGCGGAGCCGGAATACTACCAGACTCATGGCCAAAACCACAACCAGAATTCGACTATCACGGCTACGCTGGCGGACTCGGACCAGACAATCTCGCAACACAAATCCCACTCATCAAACAAGCAGCCAACAACGCTCGCATCTGGATCGACATGGAAACAAAAGTCCGATCACCAGACGACCGCAACTTCATGCTCGACAAAGTCAACACCTGCCTAGAACTAGCCAAACCACACATAGGCCAATAACCATGCCCTCACTCACACCAGAACAAATCCACAAAATCGTCGACACCCTAGAAGGCACATCCGGAACATACGACCATGCCATCGAAGAAGAATACGGCCTAGAAGGACACGAACTAGAAGAACTAGTAGCAGAATACATAGACCACTGCGCCCAATGCGGCTGGTGGATCAGCACAGACGAACTCGACACAATCGACGGCGAACTCATCTGCACCGAATGCAAACCAGACAGTGAAGACTAACCGTATCACCTAGACATCCCACTACAGAAGACAACAACATGCCACACACATTCGAAGACATCATAAAAGAACTACACAACGAACGCCGATACCAGAAAGCCAAATGGGGCAACCCCAACCCAAACACAGACCAACTCACCGAAAACATCAAACCCATAGAATCCTACATCACCTACATCACCCACCACCTCCAACAAGCCATCACCAGCATCTCCTCAACACCAGACACACAAAAAGCCATCGAACACATCCACAAAATAACCGCCCTAGGCATCAAATGCATGCAAGACAACGGCACATACATCAGAACAGGCACCCTCACCACCAACCAACGAACCCACCAGACCTACGACTACTCACAACTCGACATCGACCAATAACATGAAACACGCCACATGGAAACACAAAAACGGAAAAACCATAACCGGCACATACACATACAACTGGGCCAAAAACGCCTTCCACATCCAACTCAACTCAAAAACAAAAAGCGGACACAACGAACAATTCTACATCCATAACGACACACCAGAATGGAACAACTACAAACTAATTAAAGAAGAACAAACCACCCAACCACACGAGAACCACCATGAACCCTAAACAACTCCTCCCACACCAACAACGACTACTAGAAGAACACCAACAACTAAAAGACCGCCTCCACAAACTACAAACCTTCCTCCTGTCCCCAGCCATCGAACAACTCGACCATCAAGAACGAAGCCTCCTAGAAGAACAACACATCACTATGACCAAACTACTAGACATCCTCAACAAACGCATCGACAAACTACCCAACGCATGTCAATAATTCACACCACCATCACCCACTTAGAAACCACCAAAACAAACCACTACATCCACACCACCTCAAGCCACCACATCAACATATCAAAATCTCAATACCACGGACTCCACCCTAACCAAAAGATCCTCGTCTCCAACGACGGAAAACAAATAATAACCACGATCACCCATCGTCAACCATAACCTACCACAACCTCAACACAGAAAACACCCATGAACCTATTACACTGGCTGGAAACACAAACCAACACTGAAACACTCCAAGAAATAGACAAACGCATCCAAAACAACCAATACAGAATCGTACAATGCTGCAACCACGAATGGTACCTCCTAACCAAAAACAAATGGTGGTTCGGATACACACCAACATCAGGACGCGATCGCGGAGCCACCGGCTACTACAACTACCAACTCAACGAAGCAAGCAACGCCCTATACCACCTCATATACACCATCCCAGAAATCATCAAACACAACAACAAATACACACCATGGCACCGACCAAAAGAAAAACTCCCCAAAATCACAGCAGAACTCGACATCAAAACAGCATGGAACACCCTAACCAACGAAATACAAAACAAACCCACCTACACCCACCTAGCCAAACAAATCACCACCCCATACCACATCCAACAACCATAAATCCCACCACCCACCAACTCAGAAAAACACAACCCACACCGACCACAAACACCCATAACACACCTCCTCAACAACCACAACCACACAATACCTACAAAAAACGGCGAGGCGCTAAGACACTCCAAAAATATATCTCGCGAAAGAGCACACAAATGGCATTTAGTATACTATATCTCCGGTCTGGCCCGCCATACTTGGTATCCCTACCCATACTACCCTCCCCGGCCAAAGGAAGGCCATCCTAGGCGTATTCCCGTATCGCCCTTTCCCTCTCCACCCTTCGCCCCGTCCGCTTCTCCGCCCGACTGCGGTGTGCGCCCGTGCCAGTCCGATGCGGCTGGTGGCCGATGGCGAACTCCGACCGAGTCCGCTTGACGTGCAACCGATTCTGCTCAGCCTCTGACTTCCTCGCCTGTAACGTGATCATGGCTCTGTCTCCTGTGTTGAGATTTTGTGATACGAGGCAAGACCGCGCCAATTCCAGCAGCGGCGGGGCAAGCCGGGATTAGCGCAGCCCCGCGCCGTGCTACGTCCTTGTACCGAGGCGGACGACCCGCCCGGACACACAGGAGAATGATCGATGCCAGCCACTCTCACACGCAGCCGTGCCGCCACCCAGCCCCGCATCACCATCGAACTTAAGCAACGGATTGATGCCCTCATGGGAGAGCGAGCCGGTGACGGGCTGTCGCCTACGCAGGCAGCAGCCGTGGTCAACAACGACTTCGGCACACGCCTGACCAGCCGTCAGGTCTGGAATCTCTGGCTGACCGGCGACATCAACGGATAGTCGGTCCCCGGCCCATTTCTGCGGGTAGCCTTGGTGCTACCTGCTTTCGTTGGTACACCACACATGGAAGAACTAGTTCTTCCCCACAGGAGTCCGATCATGAGTAGCCAAGAGTTCATCGAGTTCGTTGAGGATCACACGGATTACGTACCTCGCTCCTACAGCGGGCGTGGAATGTACGGCAAACGGTGCGTCAGCATCACAAGCAATAATCCCGGCGATGTAATTCTGGATATTCTTCAGGTTCAGGCCGAGATTGAGCCTGAGGCAGTCAGCGGGATGATCGGGTTGCTGCGGGGATCGGTGCAGGATTCGATGGGGCGATCAGCGGTGATCTACTGGCCGGATATCGAATGGCCGGAGGGGCGAGAGGAGCGGGACGAGGACGAATAGGGTTGTGGTTTTTGGGGGTTTCCAAAGTGGAAACCCCCAAAAGCGTTAGAGTATTTGCTGGTGGAATACCAGAATGCGGTCAGAGTATTCTAATACCCAAAAGAAGGCGAAGGAATGGCCTTTTTAAGGTGCTTTTCTGTCCAGTAGCCTATCAATTTTTGATTCGATGCGTTCGATGTCGTGCCGTAGTGATCCGACTGCGAAGCAGAGGATCAAGAACCAGATGGTGGAGATAACGACTAGGAACATTTTGTCTATGTCTTTCATGGTTGTCTCGATTAAGAGGAGCCGGGATTTTCTCCCGGCTCCGGTGTTGTGGTTAGTCTTCTCGTCGTCGGGCGATGAGGACCATGCTTTCTTCCTCGTCTTGATCGGCGACGACCCAGCCGATCTGTGGGACGTGCACTTCGATGTCACCGCCTGTGATGTGCGGGGTGTGGGTGAGAAGCCGTGTGAGGATATCTTCGGCTTCTTGGCGTGTGTTACGTGACTCACTGGTGAGGCGGATGGCTGTCGGGTCGTTTTTGTAGAGGGCGTGGTAGACTACGGCTCGGTACATGTCTGGCTCCTGTGTGTTTCGATGGGAGAAGGTGAAACGAACCCGGCTGGGTTTAATTCCTGCTCAGCCGTCGTTTACTTGGTTGCGTTCGCGTTCATGGGCGAGCATTGAACTAACACAGTCGCAGAATTCGTTGACTATTTCAGGGTTGGCGTATCCAGCGGCCAGCTCGTGCAGTATGTCAGATTCGGCTGCTTGTGTTAGTATTGCCTTGAGGTTTTCGAGTATTTGCAGTCTGGTCATGCCTGATTCCTGTGTGTTTCGGTAGGAAGAAGTAGAACGAAGGGGGACCGGGAAAATTCCTCCCAGCCCCTGCTGGCTGCTACTTGGGCAGGAGTTCGGCAAACGCCTCTGGGTTGTTTGCGGAGTAGCCGGGGTGGTTGTCGCAGTAGGTTTTGCACTCTAGCCAGAGCTTGTCCCACTGGTCTGTGTTGTTGTCTTCTGGCAGCACATTTTCTGGATATTGGACGAATTCGGCAGAGCCGTCTTCGACTACGACGAGCACGTCCTTTTCGATTTCGAGCAAGTGGCCGTGCTCGTCTTCGCACTGGATGTCGCAGACAAGCAGCCGCTGCCCTTCGCGGTGCACACCTAGGTCTTTCGTGACTGTGGCAGAGACAACGTCGTACTGGTAGTGTGGCATTCTCGGACTCCTGTGTGTTTCGGTAGGAGGAAGTAGAACAAAACCGGGTCGGAAAAATTCCAACCCGGTTCGCACACAGGTCTAGTTTAACTGTGCTAGGACGAACAGCGAAAGTGGTGTTTCGTCTTCGAACCGTGCCCAGCAGAACTGGCCTCTGGCTCGGTTCAGCCAGTTTCGGTCTACTTCGACTCGCTCTGTGTAGTCAACTCCGTCAACGAGGAACTTCGTTACGACAGAGGGTTCTACGGAGCCACCGAGGTTGTAACCCCACTTCACTGCGTGTAGCAGGTGGTGCAGTCTCACTTGTTTGCGTGGTGTGAGTTGGACTAGGGTGTCTGGGTCGCCTTCCAAGAAGACGGTGTCGTCGTAGGTCTGGACACGGAACTTTCCGGTTACAACAGTGCCGTTACTTGCTGTGACCGTGTAGGAGACTTCTCTGAGTGGCGGAAGGCGAAAGGGACTAGGAAGTTTTTTGTGGGTGAGTGTTATTGTTGTTTTCACTGCTTGTCTCCTGTGTTTTGGTAGGAAGAAGTAGAACGAAGCCCCGCTAGGCTAATTCTAGTCGGGGTTCGCACACAGGATCAGCTTGTCTTGGTGTTCAGATCGTCAACAACCCATTGTGGACCTTTAAAAGTCATGGCTTTGCGGTCGAGAATGTCTTGGGCGGCTGCTTGTGCGCCTCTGACGTAATATACGCTTCGGTTGGCGAAGCTGATTTGACCTTTGACGATTTTGCGGCAGAAGTCGTCCTTCTGGTCCTGAGTGGCTTCTGTGGCTTTTCTGATGTTGGCGAGAACGTCATTCCAGCCCATCTCATACAGGTCGGTTGTGGACAGCATGTCTGGCTCCTGTGTGTTTCGTTGGGAGGGAGTGAAACCGAGTGGCAGGGAACTAATCCCTGCCACTGCCCATGAGAGCAGCACCTTTGCACTCGGTTAGTTGAAGCTAATCGTGAGAATCTCGCTGATGCGGTTCCAGCCGTTGGAGAGCCACACCTGCCCTTTGCTGAGGCTGTAGACGAGAAAGTACTTGTCCTCGCACTGCGTTTCTTCGTCGCGGGCGACGAACTCAAAGACCGGATCGTTATCGCCGTTGAGCTTGACGGCACCGAAGCCGACGAATGACAGCGGCGGGGTTTTGCCAGTGAGCTTGGCGAGCAGAAGGATGGCGAGTTCGCGTGGTTCCATGATTCAATCTCCTGTGTGTTTCGGTAACAAAAAGTAAAACGAACTGGAGCCGGATTAACTCCACCCGGCTCCAGTCGCACACAGGACTACTGGCAATACTCGATGTCGATCTGACAGTGATAGTTGATTCGACCATGATGTCTGGCGACAGCTGCAAGAACGACACTGATGTCGTTATGCCAAGCGTCTTTATAGTCTAAATATTTATCAAGTGCCTCGAAATTCAATTGGCCACGATTGATGAAGGCCCTAAATCGTGGGAGGCTCGTGTTGCCGATTTCGATGATGTGGTAGCGACTCATGATTATCTCCTGTGTTTCGGTAGCAGGAGGTAAAACAAACGATAGATCGGTAAATTTATACAGGAGGATTACGATGGCACTTACACAAACAGAAAGAACCAGACGTTACAAAATCAAGCATCGAGAAAAGGTTAATGCAAATCAGCGTGCTTATCGAACAATCAAAGCACCTAAAAAGTATGCTGAATGTAAGCGTAGGAAACTGGATAGAAATCGAGCGTGGTTCAATGAATACAAAAAGACTTTGTGTTGTTCGAAATGCCCAGAAAATCATCCTGCTTGTTTACAGTTTCATCATCGTGATAGAACTATAAAACGACTAAATGTCTCAAAAATGATCGGGAAGCTATTTGGATTACAGTCGATCAAAGATGAGATTGCTAAGTGCGATGTATTGTGCGGGAATTGCCATGCCAAGCTTGAGCATGAAATAGGACTCAAGCTTGGCACGAGAAAAAGTTATTACTCGTCACCTCCAAAATAACCATACGATTCGTCGGTGCCAAAGCCAGCGGAGGTCATGGCGGAGTCGTGATCGCCGTCCATGCTTTCGTCAGGGCCGAGATCTGATTCAAGCTCCCAGCACATCTCGTCGTCGCTACTGGCGTTATCCTCATCGTCGATGTTGTCGAGGTAGCAGCAATAGCAGGAACAGTCGGCTCGCAGGGTGCAGGCTGGTCCGAGTTCTGCGACGCATTCTGGGCATCGGGTTTCGTGGGCTTCAAGGCGATTGGTCTGGCAGCAGGGGCAGAGGTCTGGATTCGTGGTCATGACTGTCTCCTGTGTGGGGAAGGTTGATGGGAGGGGGTAGAACAAACCGGGTTGGGACTAATTCCTCCCCTTACCCGGTTCACACAGGATCGTTATTCTTCGCTGAATCGGTCTTCGTAGGCCATTTCGAGGTGGGAGTCTTCTGCGAGGGGTGCCCATGATCGGGCGGACATGGCTTCGAGTTGGTCGTCGAGGATGTCTTGGATGCAGTAGCGGCAGTAGCCGTGGCTGTCGTCGGGGATGCCGCTGCAGCCTTCGTTTCTGCAGTGTTCGTTGTCGTATTCGTCTTCTAGTGGCTGTTCGCTGCAGCATTCATCGCAGAGGCAGGTGATGAGTGTGCCTTTGATGCAGTTGTTGAGTTCTTCGCGGATGATGACTTCTTGGCGTTTGAGGCTCACCGTCGATCTCCTGTGTGGAAGGACTGGTCCTTTGATGGAAGTTGGTGATCCGGGGAGGAGTCGGGTTAATTAGATACTAGTGGGTCGGAGAATAATGAGGATGCCCCTGTCCGGAGTCGAACCGGCAACAGAACTCTTACAGTCCAACCGACTGTGAATCCGCCTTGCAGCCACTCGGTTGGGGAATGGGATGGTGCGAATATCAGTTCTGTTTCGAACCTGATGGGGCGTGTTTTACCAGATCTCGATGATGACTGGTCCGATCTGGATGGCTCTGAGTCCGGCTTCATTGAGGTGGTAGAACCAGCACCAGCCTCGGCGTTTGAGGCTGATGTAGAAGCCGTGTTTGGCTGTTTGGTAGCGGTACATGTCGTTGTCTCCTGTGGAAGGAGGTGAAACAAACCGGATTGGGACTAATTTCCCCTCACCCGGTTCGCACACAGATCAGATGCATGTGCATTTCATGATCTTTAGCTCGACGATGCCTTCCTCCTCCAGCTCGTCAAGCGTCTTTCCGAGCTTGATGTAGTTGATTTGGTTGAGGCAGATTCCATGGGGGTAGAGGTATCGCCATCCGAGGTCGAAGCCTACGCTGGTGATGACGGGCTGAAGTGCCTCATAAGTACCATCACCGAGATACTGACGTGACTCTTCGATTCGCCGCTGGATCGTTTTCATTTCAGGACTCCTGTGTGTTTCGATGGCAGGAGGTAAAACAAGCCGGACTGGCTTTAATTGGTCCAGCCCGGCTCGCACACAGGATTCTTAGAGGGTTTCGGTGCGGCTGATGGGTTCGCCGATGGGGTTGATGACGATCTGGTCGTACGGGGTGCCGGTGTCTCGCATGAAGGTGCGGATGGCGTATTCGAGGTCTGTTTTGTGGTCGCAGATGACGGCTTTGGTGGTGACGTTGAGGTCGCCGTTGCTGATGAGGAACATGGTTGTCTCCTGTGTGGAAGGATCTTGATAGCAGGAGGTAAAACGAAACCGGGCTGGATTCATTCCAGCCCGGTTCGCACACAGGTTATCGTCCGGTTTTGTTTTTGCTGATTTCGACGAGTGCTTTCCAGTCGACGAGCAGGGTTGTTGCGGCCATGGTTGTGATCCTTGTGAGGGGAGTGGAGGGCGATGGGTGGAGGTGATGCGAGCCAGCCTTCAGATCATGAGGGCGGCTTGGGCTTCTTCGAAGGTCATGACGGTGTCGGTGTCGGCGTTGACGTAGGCGTGTGTCTGCTGGCGTGGGTTGTAGCAGTAGAGCAGGCGGATGCCAGAGCGGCTGACGAAGGGTTTTTCTGTGCCTTGGCAGGCTGGCACCCAGCGGTCAGCGTTGCCTGCGATGGCCATGGCGTATTCGAGTGTTGCTTGCATCGTTGGACTCCCTGTGTTTCGATGGCAGGGAGTGATACGAGCCGGGGCTGCGCCAATGCGGACGAGCCGGGGCGGCGGCGGAATTAGCGCCGGGCCGCGCCGTGCTACGCCCGTCCATCGGGGGCGACGAGCCGCGACGACTGCGACGACGACCCACCCGGACACACAGGAGACACGCATGAAACTGCTCACCGTACAACTCTGGAAGTTACTGCCACCCGCAGAGGATGAAACGCCCGGCATGCCGTGTTACAGAATTGCAGGCACTTACGCCGGGCTTGCCTTTCTCGGCGACATCGCTATTGAAATCGATGGCCGGGACGCAGAATACACCCGCATCGCAGGGGCGCACATGGAAAGCCTCACCGCCGATATCATCGAGAAAATGGGCGAGGACAAGGCATGGCTGGAAGTCCACAATGCCCAGCCAGCCGAGTAACCACAAGCATTTCTCCGGGTGACGCTGGTGTCACCCGGTTTTGCGGGGACGACAACACACAGGAGTCCGAGAATGATCGTCACAGTCCTCAGCCACAAATCGCTACCCAGCACCTACGGCCCAAACTCAGAATATAAACGCTGGGGCTTTCGCCTTCTCGTCGATGATGACGACGAGCCAGTCCAGATCGCCATCGGCGAATACATGGAAAAACACAACATCGATCCCGGCAAAATCCACCGATGACCCTGTGTGAATCGGGCCACGCAAAATAGCGTGGCCCGATTTGCGTTATGTCTATAGAGTTTCCAAAGAAGAAACCCTAGGCCATTCAGAATCGACATTGAAAGCGGATCGAGTGAAATCGCCATGTGTGTACATCGCATCACCAGCTTCAATCAGCTTCGCCTCACGCTTCTTCAATCGCTCAATTTCTGCCAGTGCCTCATGTAGGCAGGTTTCACAGTCCGCAAGATCCGCAAGCAAGTCATCGCAGTGATATGAGTCACCACTAATAGCACAACTTTTAACAAGTTCCTTGCGATCTTCTACTGCCGTCTTCGGTCGGTAAACCATGGTGGTATCCTTTCATCTCGTAAGAGAAAGTGATACCACCGATAGCTCGCTTAATACTGATCGTCGATATCGCTCAGGTCGTCGATGTGTTCGACAGTGAAGCCGTCAACAGGCAAGCCGGTCGTCTCGCTGATGGTCGCCTCGATCTGGTCTTGGCTGGTGCTGTCGTACACCTCACAGACCTCGTTCTTGTCTCGGTCGTAGACCGTAGCAGAGGTGTCTCCGGTTGGCCTGTCGAAGCTAGCGTCACGCTCGCTAACTGCCCCCACGATGAAAAAGATCGGCTGCATCGTTCGTCTCCCTTGATGAGAGACGGTGATACGAAAAAGGCCGGAGATAATTCCCCGGCCTTATTAGCACTGGCCTTAAAAAGGCCTTTCCTTTGACTTCTCTTGGGTTGATCAGTTCACAATGATCCTTTGCCACTTTGGCTGGCTGTCAGCATACCCTGCACTATGAGCGTAGACCTCAACCACATACCTACCGGGCGGAAGGTCAAACTGGCATGCCTGAACAGTCAACGGAAAAGCCAGTTGGACGACTCGCGGCCCATTCCTGAGATAAGCCACGACAATGTATCCCTGCTTTGCCGGATCGGGATTGACCCACATGCGTGGGGGTGTCCATGCAACCGTGACCGTACTACCAGTCACAGTNNAGTTGCGTTAATTCTAGATCGCTTTTGGTGTGAATCCTTGTTTCAATTCGTCGATTGTGCTTTTCATTGTTTCGATCAGTCTATCAGCAGTCATGGACATGTCGATAGGCTCCCACACGGTGACATCGTCGCGGCCTTGTGTGATGCTATCGTAGATTTCGTCAATGCTGGCATCGGACGGCCATTCGGACAGGTACAGGCCACAGACGAACCATTCGTATTCGTTCATTCGCATTTGTTCTCTCCTGTGTGTTTCTTGTGCCAGTGTGTGATACGAGCCGGGGCTGCGCTAGTGCGAAAAACGGAAGCCGCCGCTCGGCATTAAACCGGAGTCTTCTCGTGTCACCTCCTTCCGTCGAAACGCAACACACAGGAGGCTCCGATGCAAGCTACTAGCGAGTGCCACGTGCGAGTCACCGAGAGGCCACAGCAAGTCACCGTGACCACCCCAGACGGAAAAACCCACACAGCCCGCTGGCGTGGTGTGGACAACACACCAGACACACTCCGTAACGTGCAAGGCGACAAGTTCGTCTGCTTTGCCGCCCTGTCTGCTTGGGCAGGAGAAAAAGAGTGGACGGTACAACTCGGCGACTTGCGACACTACTCGGAAGGCTGGGGACTGGGCGAGTACGACGCTGCAGCACAGAGTTAACCCAGTAGCTCCCGGTACTACTTTCCCTCACTCAAACACACAGGAGACGACAGTGCTAAAGGAAACCGCAGCCAACTCAGTAACGTTCGCCGACTTAGTAGAACACCCCGGTGGTCACGACGGTGGTGAGTTCGTCCGAGAAAACACCTACAAAGTCCTTGAAGACGGCACACTGCTCTACAACGCCAGCGTAGTCACAGACCAACACAACGTCTTCGGCGACGAACCAGCAGAAGACCTGCTTGAAGTCAGCGACGTGGACGAAGCCCGACAACTGCTACGCACAAGACTGGCCAGCCTCGAACTGGACTTGGTCAACTTACGTGCCGTGGTCGCAGCGTTCGACGCTCAGCCGGGACCGCTAGTCCTGTGCCTCGACGACGAAGAAGTCAGCAGCCCAGACGAAGACGAAGACGAAGACGAAGTCCAGTAGTTTCTCGCACAGAAACCACCCGGCATTAAAAGCCGGGTGGTTTGTATCACCTCTTTCTATCGAAACGCAACACACAGGAGACAAACAATGAATAAACTCGACACACACGAACGACTGTCCATACAGGACTACGGTCCTTGGCTCGACCGAGTTACCCTCTACGAACAGGCCGAACCACTTGTCGCAGGAACACGGTACTTCCTTCACGTAGAAGGGGGCTACTCAAAACCCTACGAAAACGAGTGGTATGAACTCTCAAAAAAACCAGCCAAAAAACTCTCAAAACTCTTCACCTGTGACTCCTTCGCAGGAACTGGCGACACCGGACTCATCAGCGAACTCGCAGGAGTGGAAGCCAAACGCTGGAAAAAAGTCTAGTCGCCAGCACCAGCCCCGGCATTAAGCCGGGGCTTTCTCGTATCACGTTCTCCCATCAGAACACCGCATAAGGAACAAAATAATGCTAGTACACGCCAACATCGAACTATGCGAAGAAAACTCAGACGGCGTAGCAGTCACACTGTACTTCGAATCTCACCCAGAACACAATCACGTACAAGACGCACTCAACAAACACACAAGACTGTGCGCATCCGGCGAAAGCGAGTCCTTCACCTTCTCCGAATACCCGAACGAACTGAGCCGACGAGCCGGTCTGGTCCGCATCCAAGTCTACCCCAATTAAGCCGGGGCTTTCTCGTATCACGTTCTCCCATCAGAACACCACGTATCGAACCTACAGTAGGAGCCAACACATGAAAACAATCCTGCCACTCACCATCCTTCTCCTCCTATCCGGTATCGTCGGCTGGACGTGGCACCACGAATCAGACAACATCAAAACACTAGTCGGCCTAGGCGAAATGCGTAAATCCATCCTAGAAGACATCGCCTACTGGTGCTGGCCAGCCAAATGGGAACAATACCAGCAAGAACGACTCGACCGACAAGCAGAACGAGCAGCCAACAACAATTAACCCATAACACCATCGTATCACGTTCTCCCATCAGAACACCACACAAGGAACAAAACATGCCAGACTTTGACGCTGAATGCCAAACCTTCGCATCGGAACTCAATGCGGCTCAAGAAAAACCATGGTCTATCGAAATCGCCGACAATCGTGGCTCGTTCTACTGGTCAGAAAGTGAACTAAGATGGAATCACGAAGACAAACGAGCAAAAGTCGCCGTCTATTGGGACGAAACACAAAAGTGGGTCGTTCGCCCACTATAAACCCACTACTCCCCGGCATTATACCGGGGAGTTCTCGTATCACACCCCACCACACAAGGAGATAACCATGAATCGCAACGGTAGCCCCATCCTCCCCATCGGCACAGTCAACCTCATCACAGGCAAAAACGCCACATTCGGCACCGTCTGGGACTGCTGGAAAGAAGACGAAAAATCACACAACATGCTCGTCAAATTCGGCGGCGACAAACTCCGCATCGTCCACTGCTCCGGCAGCGGTGACCCAGTCGGCACCATCAAAGCATACTGCCACGACCAGACCCATCGCCGCTACGGCATCGGCGAAACCATAGCCCGACACCCCCACACCAAAGCCGGACTCAAAGCCATGGCCGAATCAGCAGGAAAGAAATCACTCATCATGGCCACCTACAAATAAATAATGATGACTCCCCGGAATAATCCGGGGAGTTTCACATCACACCAAGAGAGTTTCCACACGAGAAACCATACTAATAATCACCATAGTCGCCATAATCATAAGCACCAGACCTCATATTATCAAACTCATAATCACGAACCCTAGAAATCAAATGGTGATTGAAATAATCAGCAGCCGCCTCCTGCCACATCTTCAACTGCTCAGGAGTAGGACTAATCTCATTCCCCTGATCGTCATACCCCACTATATCCATGCCAGTCAGCTTACCAATCTCCGGCTCCGGATTCTCCGCAGGTGAATCATACGTCGCCGGATATCCCGGACTAACAGAAACATCATAAAAATAAGTCACCTTGCCCAACACGCCAGTCGGAGACTGATCCAGCGGGACCTCCTCCGCTTCGTAACTGCTCTCTACCGAATCGTCGGCGAATCTCCTCTCATAGAGAACCTCCGCACTCTCCGCCAGCAGACTCGCCACGAAATCGACATCTTCTTTTTTGCATGGTTGGCCAAACATGACTATCTCCTGTTGAGATAGATTTGTCCGACTACGAGCCAGACAGCTCATAATCCTCGTCCGCCACCAGTCGTCGCCAGACTTTTCTCGCCTCCTCTGCCGACATCCGCACAGGACGAGTCTCATACTCCGGGAAACGAAAAGTAGTCTGAACCTCGATCACATCGTCGCTGATCTTGGTAAAAGCAACCCCGGTCATCTGGGCTTCATCCTCATGAGCCAGATAACGAAACCACCAGCGATTAAGTTGCTTCGTCATATCACCATCTCCCTTGTTGAAACACAGTGACACCAGACGAAATCAGCATAATGGGCATTGATCCCAACCCGGCTCGTTTCACTTCCTCTCATCAAGGAGACAACCATGTCGCGAATCCATTAGGCAACTACTAACAAGAAATTAGTCCACAACTGACCGGTGGTACCACCTCTCATCAACCCACAAGGACCCACACATGAACGACCTACTGAACCTGCCCACACGTACCATCACCAACCACCAAGTCGGAGACTTGGTCCGCCTCGGCAACGGCCACGAACTGATCGTCACCCAAGTGAACCCCAGCCGCCCCGCCAACAAATACCTCGGCGTAAAAGTCAACGGCCATGGTACCGAATACAAATTCGGCGACAAACACCGCCCCACATTCGTCCGAAAAGCCGATCCCAATCACCCCGCCCTGCAGGCACTGAAAGCCAAAAAAGGCACCTCGCCCGTTGGCCCAGCTGTCACCTTCGATCTGAAAGCAGCTGTGGTGAAGCTGCTGGAAGCCATCGACGAGTCAGTCGCTGATGCTTCGATCATCGAGAGCGATGGTTCTGTGGCGATGCTCGCTCAGCGAGTAAAAAGCCTGTTATAATCGGACCAGCCCCGGTCATCCCGGAATTTATTCGACCGGGGCTGGTCTTACTTCTATGGGGTAGCAGCCGACCAAACGCGAGCTAGACAGATGCGACGGAGTCGTTTGATTCGACGGATAACGTGAGAGTTGTCCGATGCACTGTGGCGACCGGTTTCAGTACGCTGCTACTCCTTATAACACACCAAGGGAAGAACATGCCAGACACCCGAAAAGAAAACCTACTGGAACAGCTTCGCCAAGTCGAATGCGAGTTGTCTCCCGAAAACCTCAGCTGCGATGGGGAAGCTTCGGCATCTTATGTCAGGCGGAAATATACCACCCTCCACGCCAAGAAGCAACGCATTCTAAAAGAATTGGGATATACTCCCAGCTTCAAAGAACTCTACCAGCTGAATTGATCCGCCTGTCTCTCGTATCACTGTCTCCCACACAAGGGAGACA